CCCCGCCGCAACTCGCCCACCACACACACCGCAAGCTCATTGCCGAGCTTGCGCGCCTGTCTGACCGCCCGCTTGACCTGCTGCTCGAAGCACTGAAGCTCGACGCGAGCGAGCGCGCCGCGGAGCTGTACGATCTCGCTGTCCGCTCCGCGCTCGACGGCAGACCCTTCTCGCGCCGCGACCTGCTACTCGACGGCTGGACGCGCAGCGAGGTTGAGTGGCATCGGATCAAGCTCTCCGAGTACGGGATCGAGTTGCGTTTCAGACGGGGCACGCGCCGCAACTTCCTGATCGAAGTTCTCGACGCAGGTATCCCGCGCAGGGTGGCTTCGCGCTCGACGGAGCGGCGCGAGCTGGCTGCGCTCTGCAGAAAGAAGCGCAAGCGAAGGCATCCTTTTAGCAACGTGTCAAAGGCGAGTGAAGTTGGCGAAGCCACTACGCAATCCACATGCAACGTGCCAAAGGACGGAAGGCATCCTTTTAATAACATGCCAAAGGCGAGTGAAACCGGCGAAACGACGGAGCTTTCAGTCCGCAACGTGCCAAAGGACGACGGCGACCGCAACGTGCCAAAGGGCCGCAACGTGCCAAAGGCCATTGAACGCCGCAGGCCGCTTGCCGATTCCGCGGACGACGACCTCGCGCGCGCGAGAGCGCGCGTCCCGCGCGGAGTAGATCAAGATCAGGAAGAAGAGGAAAAGGAAGTCACCACCCGCCGTCGCTGCGGCGGCGTCGACGCCGCCGCACAGCAGTCAGTTTTTGGCAACCGCGACGAGCTGGTCCGTCTGCTGAAGCTCGAATTGCCGCGCGGTACTGACCGCAGCCGGCGGCAAAAGATCGTGAAGGCTCTCGGCGTGCGGTTCAATCGAGTGTACCGCGAGGCGTGGGAGAAGGCATACGGGAAGCGGCCGGCGTCGGACTACTCGCGCGAGTTGCAGGACCTCGCGGTGTGGTGCGCCATCGAGGACGTCAAGCCTGCGGACTTCATCGCAGCAGTGACCGCGGAGTACGCCTTCAGCGGTCGGCCGACAACGCCGGTCAACATCCTTTGTTCGCCCAAGGCCCGCGACCGCTACGTGGCCGCGAAGGCCAGGCCCAAGCCGCGCGCGGCCGCGAAGCACGCCGGCTTCGGTTACGACTACGCCCTCGACGTGCCGGACCTGAAGCGGCGGCTGGTGAAAGCGGGGCTCGACGGCGCGGAAGATCTTGACGAGAAGACGCTCGGCAGGATCGAGAAGCTCTGCCAGCACTGGCTCCGCGGCCGGCGTCCGGTGATGAGCGAGCGCGTCGAGCCTTTCGTCCGTTATGCGTACCGGAAGATCTATCGGCCTCGGTCTGGAAGGGAGGACTAGCGTGCTCAACTTCGAGCGGATCTCGCAGGAGGCCGAGCGTGTCCGAGACGAGATCGACAGCTGCCCCCTCTGCGGTGGTCACGGCAGCACGGCGCCGGACCAGGATGACATCGACCCGGACACGCTGGAGCCGCGGCTTGTCGAGTGCCAGTGCTATCGACGCGCGGTCCTCCAGGTGAAGCTCATCGACGGCAACGTACCACTGGAGTTCAGGCGTGAGGCGCCTGCCGCATTCAAGGCCTTTTCGGCTGGGCCTAACGCGAGCATGGCGAAGCTCCTGCGAGAGTACGCCCGGCGGCTCGCTGCCGCTCGCAAGCACGGGCTCGGCCTCTTCCTCTATGGCGAGAACGGTGTCGGTAAGACCCTCTGTGCGTCGTGGCTCCTGGGCCGCGCTGCGCGTGCTGGCTTCGAGGTGTTCTACTCCACGGCCGACGAGTGGCTCGAAGCGCAAAAACGCGCCTTCCGCGACGAGGAGTTTGCAGAGTGGCTTGGGCAGAAGGCCGACGCGGATTTTTTCGTGCTCGACGAGCTGGGCAAAGAACACCGACGCGAGGACAGCACCTTCGCGCCTGCGCAGTTCGACCGCCTGCTTCGGTCGCGCGCCTCGGCCCTCATGCCGACCATCGTGATTTCGAACCTGCTGGATAGCCAGCGAGTCGAGGAAGTGCTCGGCAGTAGCTTGACCTCGATACTGTCTGGGCGACGCTTCAAGTTCGTGGAGTTCGAGCCCGGCGACTTCCGCGGCGCCGTGAGCTGGGAGGAGCTACTCGATGACGAAAGCTAGCACGCGCTTCGACGCGGACCTGGAGCGCGCGATCCTCTCGCGCTGCCTGGAGAGCTCGCGCTTTCTCGGCGAGGCATCACGCATCGCTGGCCAGCACGACTTCTCGTCGCGCCCCCTCGGGTGGATCTTCGAGGAGCTATCACGCCACTACAAGCGGCGGCGCGAGGTGATGTCTGGGCGCACGCTACTTGTTCGGCTCAAGTCGAAGATAAAAGACCCGGAGAAACGCGACGTCTACGTCCGCACGTTGCGCGAGGTGCTGACGTCCGAGGGTGTCGACGCGGGCGCAGCGCTCGACCTGTTGCGCGACTTCGTCCGATTCCAGCGGTTGCACGCGACCGCGGGCGAGCTGATCGACAAGCTGGAGTCCGGTGACCTCGACGCCGCGGAAGCCGCGGTTTCACGCCAGCATCGGCAGCGGGTTGGCGCCGCGGAGTACGAGCGTCTTGACTGGTGGGGTTCCTTCAAAACACGCATCGACCAGACACGCGTGGAGATCGAGGCCGGCAAGCGGCTGCGCATCCGCACCGGGATCAGGCGGCTCGACCGAATCATTCTCGGCAACCATCTCGGCGAGCTGGCGATGCTGCTCGCGACTACCGGCAAGGGCAAGACGATCCTTCTCTTGAATTTCACGGTTGCCGCCGCGCTGCAAGGCTACGGCGGGATCTTCTTTGCGCTGGAGATGCCGGCGCGTCAGATCTGCCGGCGGCTCGACAGCCGCATCCTCAAGACGCCATATGCCCGGCTCCGTGCGATGGATTTTACGCCGGACGAGGATGAGGAGCTTGCGTCAATGCACGCGCGTCGGCGCCGTCTCTTCGAGGGGCAGATCGACGTGGTCAGTGTTCCAGTCAATCGGTGCTCGACGTCGCTGCTCGAAGAGATCATCGAGGAGCGGCGAGCCGAAGGCTTGCCTGTGGACTTTGTCATGTGGGATTCGCTGGACCACGTGAAGGTCGACGGCCGCAGGCGGTACGAGTCGAAGCGCGTTGAGTCGACCGACGTCTATTGGTGGGCGAAGGGCTTGGCAATGGGGACGCCGGACATCCCGGGCCACGCGGCCTGGACCTCATGCCACGCGGGTCGCGAGTGGCGTTATCGTATCGCGACGCCAGAGGCTGCGGCCGAGGCATACGACAAGAGCCGCATAGCCGACACAGTGGTCAGCATCAACCAGAGCAGGGCCGAGGAGAAGGTCGGTCTGATGACCGCGTATCTGGCCAAGTACCGCGAAGGCCCGAGCTGGATTAAGATCCCGCTTTCGACCAACTTCGCCCTGATGACTTTCCGCGAATTGCGCGAAGCCGAGCGAGCCGAGCTGGCCAGTGAGGAGGATGACGATGACTGAAGCGCCGAAGAAGAACGACTGCGTCCACGCGACCGGAGTCGACCGCTGCCTCCTTGACCAGGGTCGGATCTGCGAGTCGCCCGGGTTGTGCAACAACTACCAGGTCCCAAAGACGGTACGACCGGAGCCGGTGCCGGATACGTGGTGCGTGCCAAGCTTCACGCCGACGCCGCCCGGCTGCAAGCCGGACTTCCCGGTTCCGTTTGATGAGTACCCGCGTTTACCAGTCGGCACCATTATCATTGCTGGCGACATGGTCTTCAAGGTCGCAGCGGTCAAGGAAGGCGGCGGTATGATCGCTTGCCACCTCTGCGGCATGACCTCGACGTGGGTGAAGCGGATGCGAAAGAGGTACGGCACCAAAGCTCTCCGCGCAGCCGAGATGGCGCGGCGGCGGCGGCAGGAGCGCAACAAGCCGTGAGGTTCGACGTCGCCGAGCACCTCGCGGCACACACCGAGTTCCGTGAGCGAAGTGGACACAGCGGGCCGCAGCTCAACGCTTGCGCCTGCCCCTACTGCGGCGACGAGGGCTGGCATCTCTACGTTAACGCGAAGTCGGGTCTGTGGAAGTGCTTCAAGTGCGGCGAGGGCGAGAACAGATCCTTTGTCCACCTCATCGCGAAGTACATGGGCGCATCGCTGTCGGAGGCCTTGGCCGTCCTTCGCGACGCGCCGCCGCTTCGCGCGCCAGCGCACGGCAACCTCGGCAAGCTCCGCACTGCGCTCGATTCGATGAGCTTTGACACAGGCGGCGACGTGCACCTCATTGACGCGCCGCTGCCCGGTCCGTTTGTGCCGTGCTGGGATGGGATGCGATGGCGAGTGCACGCTGCGATCAAGCGGCGTCGGTTCAAGCGGGAAACTTTGCGTGAGTTCGGGATCGGCTACTGTCTGATTGGCCTTTACGCGCGCCGTATCATCATCCCGATCAGGACAGGGCGTGAGCGCGCGTTCCAGGCTCGCGTCTTCAATTCCGAGGTTGCTGGCCCGAAGTATCTTTCGCCCGACGTCAACATGAGCCGGCTCCTCTTCGGCGAGCCCTGGCTCCTGTCTGGGACCGAGGAGGTAGTGGTCGTCGAGGGCGCCTTCGATGCGATGCGGCTCCACGAGTACGGGCTTCGCGCGGTCGCCCTCTTCGGGAAATCCGTCAGCGACAGGCAAGCCAGCATCATCGCGGACCGCGCGCGCGCTGCCGTGGTCATGCTTGACGCGGATGACCCGACCGCGGAGCGTGCAGCCTGGGACTGTGCTGCGCGGCTGGCTTCCTTGATGGGCCGCGTCCGCGTCGCCCGCCCGCCTGCTGGGAAGGACCCGGACACGAGCACTCGCGAGGACGTGGCGGTTGCGCTGCGCGAAGCCCTCGCGAGCGCGGAGCCCTGGCGGGCTGCGCGGCGGCGACTGGGCGGGCTTCGATCCTACTAGCCCGGCTGCACCGATCCTTGCGCGAGGAATTAAAGTTTTTGGAAGATATTTGAATCATTAGTGAATTTAAGTGCATTTTTTCCTTGCATCCTCGGCCTGACCTGATAGGTTGGAATTGCAAGCGGGAGGTGCAAGGTGGCCGCAAAGGAAACTGACAAGATGGGGCGCAAGCGGGTCGAGTGCCTGCTCTGCGGCGAGTTCTTCCACGCACTGGCGCCGCACTTGGGGCGCAAGCACTCGATGAGCGTGGAGCAGTATCTCGGATGGTGTGCGGAGCAAGGGGTCAAGGAGCCGATGACGATCTCGGCCTTCGCCAGCTCCAAGATCGACGCCACGCGGAAGGCGCGCAAGCGGGCGCGGCCGAATACCGAGACCGAGGCCAGCGCGCCAGGCACCGCGGCTGCCGCACCGGTCGAGGACAAGTCTGTCGAGGTGCTCGACTTCGGCGGGTTTGAGATCGGAGTCCGCAGCCTGAAGGCGATCCCGGAGCGGGCGCGCGCTCACATCCCGGCCCACGACGAGAAGTGGGAGCCCGACGCTGAGCTCCTCGCTCGACTCGCCGAGGCGGTGGAGTTCGATGACGTCGCGATGCTGGTAGGTCCGACCGGCGCTGGCAAGACCTCGTTGGTCGCGGAGCTGGCAGCCATGCTCAATATGCCGATGGTCCGTATCCAGTGCGACGGCTCCACGAGCTACGGCAAGCTCTTCGGCAAGGAAAAGGTCGGGCGCGACCCGGCGACTGGTGAAAAGGGGATGTACTTCAAGCGCGGTATCATCCCGACCGCGGGTGTGACCGGGGCCTTCATCGTGATCGACGAGGCCGACGCGCTCAACCCCGACGTTCGCATCTCGCTCCACGAGTGCCTGGAGAAGGACGCCCTCGGCCGGCGGAAGTGTACGCTCGAAGTCGGCGACGACATTGCCGAGGTGGTCTGGTTCCACCCGGCCACGCGGTTCTTCCTCACTGGCAATAACCTCGGCTCGGATTCCGATGGTCTCTACGGCGGCACGGATGGCGCGCCTAACCTCGCCTTCCTCGACCGTTGCGTTCGCATCCCGATCACCTACCCGGACCGCGCGGCCATCACCGAGATCTGCCAGTCGAAGTCCGGGCTGGACCGCCCAAGCTGCAAGCGCATCGCGGACGCGGTCCACGAAATCCTGGCAATGCACACGCAGTCGGGCCTGCCGTGGGTACTCTCGGTCCGCACGGCAATCCGGCTGGCGGTGCGGATGCGGGTATACCAGGAGCGCGGACTGGAGCGTGCGGTCGCAATCGAGCACGGCATCCTGGACCAGATTCCGGTTGCAGAGCTGCGCGAGGACGTCAAGGGCATCCTCCAGCGCGTGGGCCTCACGGCGTAGGGAGGAGCAAGCAATGCGCACCGAGAAGACGACGGGCATGAAGACGATTCGCGGGATCGAGGCCAGCACTGGCGGCTACTTCGAGACCCTGGCAAAGACGCTGACCCGCTCGACCGGGATGAGAATCATCCCGACGGTGGGCGAGTGTTGTACGGACTGCAAGACCTTCCTCAAGCTCCCCATTCTGGCGGAGTACCTGCCGGAGAGCGCGCGGCAGATCCTCGACGGTCTGCTCGACCACGAGAGCGCCCACGTCCGCTGCTGCAAGCTGGACGAGCAGGACGGCCGTGCTCCGCTCTGGAAAGCGTGGACCGAGATCGTGGCTAGCGGCAAGGCTGACCGGCACTGGCAGGGGATGGTGAACGCCCTCATGGATGCGCGCGACGAGGAGCGGATGCTCCGGCTCTACCCGGGCGCGGCCGAGAACTTCAAGGCTGCCATTGCGGATGCGACCGAGAAGCGGGTCAAGCAGGGCGAGTCGGCTTCGGCCGCGATGCTGTACCACGACATTGGCTGCGTAGTCTACGCCCGCCTTCGCGGCTTCGACTCCCGCGCATGGGGCACGGCGGCCAACCGGATTATCGACACGGTCCTGTCTGCCGAGATGGCGACCGCCGCTCGGATGGTCGCTGGCTTCGAGTCGCCCGTGGACTTCATCCGTCTGGCTCGCGAGATTCTGGACCGGCTGGAGGAAGCGAGCGAGGAGCAGAAGTCCGAGCCGCAAGGCGACCCGGGCGATGGCGATGGCGATGGCGCGGATGGCGATGGCGAGAGCGGAGAAGATGCGGACCAGGAGCAGGAGCAGGGTGACGAGGGCGATGGCACTGGCGACGACGGCCAGGGCGACGAAGACCAGGACGAGAGCGAAGACCAGGACGAGAGCGAAGACCAGGGCGAAGACCAGGGCGAAGACCAGGGCGACCAGAGCGAGAGCGAAGACCAGAGCGAGAGCGAGAGCGAGAGCGAGGACGAAGACCAGGGCGAGAGCGAAGACCAGGGCGAGGGCGAGAGCGAAGACCAGGGCGAGAGCAAAGACCAGGGCGAGAGCAAAGACCAGAGCGAGAGCAAAGACCAGGGCGAGAGCAAAGACCAGAGCGAGAGCGAGAGCGAGAGCGAAGACCAGGGCGAGAGCGAAGACCAGGGCGAGAGCGAAGACCAGGGCGAGAGCGAAGACCAGGGCGAGAGCGAGAGCGAAGACCAGGGCGACGATGAGGACCAGGAAGCTGCCGGCCAGCTGCTGTTGGAGAGCGAGGACCGCGACGCGCTGCGTGACGCGCTGGACGAGGACCCGGGTACGGAGGATCTGGTCAAGCAGGATGCGCGCGAGGAGCTGAAGCGGGAGGCGGGCGAGCTGGACCCCGCCGCGCACGACATCCACATCCCGGACCCCGCGGCCAAGGCGCGCGACCAGGTCATCGACCCGCTGGACAGAATGCTGCTGCTGCGCGACCGAGAGGTCGCGCTCAACCGCTTCAACGACCAGCGGGCCGAAGGGCGCCAGGCCACGGCACAGCTCCGCGCTCGTCTGCTGCGCGCGCTCAAGGCGCGCCAGGCACCGCGCTTGCGGACCGAGATGGAAGACGGTCCCTTGCCGGACGAGGGCTCGCTTTATAAGTTGTTCGGCCACGGCGACGACGACCGCGTTTTCCGCGGGTTCCAGAAGGGCATTGAAATCAGTACGGCGGTCAGCATTCTCGTTGACCAGAGTGGTTCGATGGCGAGTGGCAATCGGATTGACGTCGCGCGGGCCGCGGTCATCGCGCTGGCCGAGACGCTCAACGCGCTTCGCATCCCGTTCGAGATCATCGGCTGGGATACGACCCTCGAAGTCGGGCCGTTTATGAGCGGGTCCGGATTCAATCGTCCCTATCCCCAGCGGTATCGGATTTTCAAGGCCTTCGCGCAGAGCTACGACAAGGCGACAAAGATCCGTATCGGTTCGATGGAGGCGTATGAAGAGAACTGCGACTCCGAGGCCGTGGCCTTTGCCGCGGACCGGCTGGCGCAGCGGACCGAAAAGCGGAAGGTTTTGCTTGTGCTTTCCGATGGCTCGCCGTCCTGCCCTGACGTGGAGTCCAGCGTGGACGGCAAGAACATCCGCAAGGTCGTCAACTGTTGCTTCGACCGTGGGATCGAGGTAGTGGGCGTGGGCATTCTTACGGCCGCACCCGCTCACTTTTATCCGGTGTTCATCGCGGTCATGGAGTTGAAAGATCTCGCTCCGAAGCTGGTGAAGATCCTCGATGCCCTGCTCCGCAAGGGGAAGCGGCTTCTCAAGGTCGGCACCGGCAAGGTCGCGTGAGGAGAGGAGGACGCGATGCCAACGCTCGAAGAGATCCGCAGCCGCTTCGCGAAGTCGACAGCGACCGCCCGTCGTGAGGCCGAGCAGAAGACCAACGAGGAGCGGAAGGCCGCAGAGGCGGCAGAGCAAGCGCGCCTCGTTGAAGAGGCGCGCGAGCTAGCCGAGCGGTTTCGCGCAGAGCAGGAGGAGACCAAAGCCGAGATTCTCGAACGGAAGAGGGCCGAGCTTGCGCGGATGGCCGAGATGGAACGCGAGGAGGCCACGCGCAGAACGGCCGAAGCAGCTCGCCTTGCCGAAGAGCGTGACAGGGCTGCGGCGCGTGGAGCGAAGCCTCACGCCGTGGTGCTGCGTTCCGACGAGCATGCGTGCGAGGTCCGTCATCTGGAGTACCGCGGCGGCAGCTCGCGCAAGTTCTGGATGGCCGGCGTCGTCGGGTGTCGGCTGGTCCGTCGCTGGGGCCGGATCGGCACCACAGGCCAGGGCCAGTGGCAGGAATTTTCTAGCGAGGCGATGGCGCGGAGCGAGCTTGAGGATCTCTTTCGCCGGAAGCTGGCCAAGGGCTACGCCGTCGCGGATAAGAGTCTGACGCTGGTGGTTCGTTTTTACGTGGACGGGACGGTCGGCTGGCGGAAACTCCCGGACTGACGCCGGGCAGAAGGATCGAGGAGGGTGTCATGGGTGTGCAGTATACCAAGTGTCCGAAATGTGGCCATGCCGTCGTGCTGCCGGTCAAGATGCGGCGCGAGCTGGCACGGCGGATCGAGGGCGTGCCGGGATTGTGGATGCCGACCGACTACAACGGTCTCTCGCGCGGAGACGAGTTCCTGATCCTGCTCAACAACCTGGGCCGCGTCGGCCAGCGGTTCCTCCGCGGGTTCATCTTGCGGAAGTACCAGGGCATCGCGTACACCGTCGTCGGTACTCGGCGCGGCGGTCGCGGCTTCGTGGACAAGGCGACAGTTGCCAACGCGGCGGCGATCTTCTGCCGAGTGAGGGACGAAGAATGAAGGGGATTGAACGTAGACGCCCGGAGCTTGCGCCCACTGGGGAGAACGTGCTCCGGTTCGTGAACATGCTCCGTACTCAAGCCTTCAAGCTGGCGCGGGCAGAGCAGATCGAAGTGGAAGACGCGCGGCAGGAGATCGCGATCTGGGTCGCGGAAGCGCTGGCTCAATTCGACTCGCACGCTGGCCCGCTGCGTCCGTGGGTGAAGCGGTATGTCAGCTTCAAGGTGGTCGGTCGCGTTCGCATCGCGAGCGCGGTCAAGCGCGTGCCGACCCTCTGGGAGTACGAGCAGGAGATCGGCTGGCAAAGGATGCGTGCTCCGGTAACTGGTGACCTCGGCGTCATTGATGACCTGCCAGCGGATGCGGAGTCGGCGCCGACGCCCGAGGCGCTCCTCCTGCAGGCCGAGCGACGGCAGCGGTTTCGCGACGCTATCGACGCGGCTCGGGCTCGCCTGCTGGACGCGAGTACGCCGACAACGCGGGCTGTTGCGGAGCGGGTCTTCGACGGCCGCCTGCTAGAAGCTGTGGACAGCGGGCGTGGTCGTCGTGACGACGCGGTCAATTATCTGCGAGATGAGCTGCAGGCAACGCGACCGCAGGAGCGGTACCACTGGTTGAAGGCCCGCCGCCTGCTGGAGCAGGAACTTCGGGCGCGTGGTGAATTATGTGGTCCGCAGGCGCGCTAAAGAGCGAACCATCAACCGCAAGGCGCGAGACGCCGCGAAGAGAAGAAGGAGGAAACGAGATGGCGAAGAAGGACGAGACCAAGAAGGAGATCGTGTGCCCGAACTGTCTGGGGCTCCACGCGGCCGACGTGACCTGCGACGGCGACTCCGACGCGAAGGACGCCTCGTTGCGCGCAGCCTGCCCTGCCAAAGCGACCTGCCTGCGGCTGCAGGAGTTCGCCGCGGAGGATGGCCGCGACCCGGACGAGCTGGTGGCGGGCAAGAAGACGCTCACCGAGGTCGAGGCGTGGCTCGACGCACAGGCCGACAAGGAGGGGTCCGAGCCCGACGACGCCGCGGATGACGACGAGGACGAGAGCGAGGACGACGACGAGAACGAGGACGAGGAGGACGACGAGGAGGAGGAGCCCGAGGGCGAAAACGTGAACGAGGATGGCGAGGAGGAGACCGAGCCCGCCAACGAGGAGGAGACCATGGTTCAGAAGGCCGAGAAGAAGGCTGGCAAGGCCAGCAAGCCGAAGGCCAAGCCCGAGGCCAAGCCGAAGGCCAAGCCGAAGGCCAAGCCCGAGGCCGAGGCCAAGCCCGAAGCCGAGGCCGAAGCCGAGGCCGAGCCGAAGAAGAAGGCCAAGGACGAGGAGCCCGCCAAGGCCAAGGAGCCCGCCAAGGCCAAGGAGCCCGCCAAGGCCAAGGAGCCCGCCAAGGCCAAGGAACCCGACTGCTTCGGCAAGCCGGAGGAGTACGACGGCAAGAGCGACCGCTGCCTGGACTGCTCCTCCGCCAACAACTGTCGCCGCAAGGTGTACGTCACGCGCGCCGTCGAGAAGCGCAAGGCCGAGCGCAACGGCGACGCGGCGCCTCCCGCGGCCGAGGTCAAGGCCAGCACCAAGCCCAAGGCCGAGCGGAAGCCGCGCGCGAAGACGGCTCGCAAGTCGGCCAAGGGCAGCGACCCGATCCTCGCCATCGCCAAGGCCAAGGGCTGGACGGTGGAGCAGTACGGCAACCACTACGAGGTCTGTCGGACCGAAGGGCTGACCGCGGTGCCGATCCTCCGCGTGTTTACCGACCAGGCGCTCGTCCGCGCGGGCCAGCTGCGCAGCAACCCCGCCGACGTGCTGGGCGCGGAGTCGGTCAGCGAGTCCGTGGCCGAGGGCTTCAAGTACGACATCGCCACGGGCACCAAGACGGTGGTGAACGCGCTGGCCAAGCTCCTCGACGCCGAGCCCGCGATCGTTTAACGTGCCGACCCTCGACGAGCTGCGCGCACGGTTCAAGCGCGGCCGTGCGCCAAAGCCCAACGCACCCCGTCCGGTCAAGCTGCCGGACGGGGTTGCGCCTTGTGCTGCGTGCGGCGGTCGCGGAACGGTCGACATCGACGGCGGACCAAGCGGCCGACTGCCGCGGTCCGTGAAGTGCGGGCGGTGCGGCGGCAGCGGTTGCGAGCCCAAGAACTTCGGTGCAGAGCCGGTCGAGGCGAAACGTGGCGAGGAGTTCGTCGAGGAGCACCCGCGCCTGGCTGGCGGGGACGATGATGCGCGCGCCAAGCGGCGCTTTGACCCGCGGAAGTTCGCAGAGCGAAGGATGAAGGTCAGCCGCGAGAAGTACAAGCTGGCGACGGACGCGCACGGCCAAGCGGACGCCATTATTTTTTTTGGCAAGCACAAGGGATCGAAGGTGTCGGAACTTGCCCACGCGGAACCGAAGTATCTCATGTGGATCTTGGGCGAGGAATTCGATGCGGAGCTCAAGCACGCCATCATCCAGCAGCTCGGCCTTGACGCGGAGGACTTCGGGCTATGACCTGGGCCAACCTGCACGTTCATTCGATGTTCAGCTTGCTCGACGGCGTGGGCTCATATGAGGACTATGCCGCGCGGGTGTTGCGCGAGCTGGAGCGGGAGAGCGATTCCGGTCCCGGTTACCTCGCCGCGACCGAGCACGGCTCGATGAGGGGACTCGTCCGGTTGAAGAAGGTTGCCGACGAGAAGGCGCTCAAGCCCGTCTTCGGGATCGAGTTCTATGTCGCGAAGGATCATAGAATCAAAAGCCTGACGGAAGCGGACCGCAAGCTGGTCAAGGATCAGCCGTCGAAGGAGCGGCGCAGTTTTCAGGCTGCGCTGGAGAAGTACCGTGGCGTCCGACCTCGCTACCACCTCACGGCGTGGGCGCTTAACAACGCCGGGCTCTCGAATTTGATCCGGCTTTCGTCGCGCGCGTGGGTTGATGGATTCTACTACTCGCCGCGGATCGACTTCGACCTACTGGCCGAGCACGGCGAAGGCATCGCGGTCGGGACTGCTTGTTTATCTGGTCCGCTCGCCGAACCAGTGCTGCGCGGCGAGCCACGTGTAGCTATTGAGAACGCGGAGCGGTTGCGTGACATATTTGGCGACCGGCTGTTCGTTGAGGTCATGCCAACTGCTATGCCAGAGCAGGACAAGGTGAACCGCGCGCTGGTCCGCATTGCAGAGCGGCTGGGCCTGCCACTGCTCGCGACGACCGATACACACTACGCCAAGCCGAAGGACTGGCGGCTTCAAGAGGCCCTGCTCTGTGTGCAGACCAACGCGAAGATGAGCGACCCGGATCGCTTCCACTTCACGGCTCGAGACTTCTGGTACCGCAGCGCGCGCGAGATGCGCGCAGCCTTCGCGGGTTATCATCCTTGGATGAGGCGCCGCGACGTGCTCTCGGCTCTCGCCAACACTGGCAGGCTAGCCGCAGCGTGCGAGGCGAACCTCGCCTTTGACCGTTTTGCTGCCCTTCTTCCGAGCCCGGCTGGCCGCGAGACGACGCCAGCCGAGGACTTCACGACGCTCAAGAACCTCTGCGTCCGCGGCTGGCGTGACCGCGCAGTGCCGGAGCGCGTGCGCTGGCTTGTCCGTCACGGTCGCGGCAAGTCGGAAGACGTCGATCGCCGGTATCGCGAGCGGCTCAAGCGTGAGCTATGCGTCTTCCGAGATCTGAAGTTCAGTCGTTACGCCCTCATCGTGGAGGACGCTGTGGCCTTCGCTCGCAGCCGCGGGATCTTTGTCGGCCCTGGCCGCGGCAGTGCTGGTGGTTCGCTTGTTGTCTTCCTTCTCGGGATCACAAGCATCGATCCGATTGAACACGACCTTCTATTCGAGCGCTTCATTGCGCCCGGTCGAATCGACTTACCCGACATCGACATCGACTTCGAGCAGGAGCGACGGCACGAGGTCATCGAGTACATGGTCGAGAAGTACGGGCGCGAGCACACCGCGCAGATCACGACCTTCTCCTCGATGAAAGGGCGTGGTTGTTTCCGCGACGTCGCGCGTGTGTTCGGTGTCGGGCCGGAGGAAGTCAACCGAGTCGCCGGTACGATCCTTCAGCGGTTACCCGGAGAGGAGCGCGAGGACCGAGCTATCACGGATTCGCTGAAGATCTCGCCGCAGTGCAAGCGCTTCAAGAAGAAGCGGCCCATTGTGTTCAGCGTGGCGCAGCGGCTCGAAGGCACGCTGCGACAAGTCGGGCTGCACGCTGGCGGCGTGGTCGTGTCGCCTGTGCCGCTGGACCAAGTGGTGCCGCTGGAGAGCAGGCCTGGCGAAGGTGGCTTGCGCGTGCCCGTCATCGCGGTCGACTTCCGCGACGCGCAGGAGTTGAGCCTGGTCAAGATGGATTTCCTCGGGCTGAAGAACCTGACCGCGATCCGGTACGCGCTGGGAGCTGTCGAGGAGCATCACGACGCCGAGGTCACGCTGGAGGATCTAGAGGCCAGCCACTTCGACGACGCCGATGTCATCGAGGCGTTCAACGACCACTCGAAGCTCGTCGGGATTTTCCAATTCGACACGACCAGCATGATCTCGATCATGCGCTTCACCGTCCGGCGCTTCGAGGACCTCGTCGCGCTCAACGCCCTCAACCGACCGGGTGCGATGCGGTCCGGCCTGGCCGTCATGTACGCCGCTCGCGCGGACGGTCGGAGCAAGGTGAAGAAGACGCACCCGATTGTGGATGAGATCACAGCCTCGACGCTGGGCGTGCTCACCTACCAGGAACAGGTCTCACGGATCTTCGTCGAGCTGGCCGGCTACGACCCGGGCGACGCGGACAAGATCCGAAAGAAGATCGGCAAGAGCGAAGGCGAGAAGGCCATCAAGCCAGAGGAGGCCAAGTTCATCGCTGGTGCGGCTGCTCACGGGCTGGACCCGAAAGACGCGGCCAAGCTGTTCGCGAAGATCTTGAAGTTCGGTGGGTACGCCTTCAACCGTTCGCATGCGGCCGAGTACTCGGCCCTAGCGTATTGGGAGATGCTGCTCAAGGTCCGGTACCCCGCCGCGTTCTACCTCGGCCTCCTCCAGTCGGAAGACAAGCCCGAGAAGACTGCGCGCTACATCGAGGCCGCGTCGCGGGATGGCGTTGAAGTCCTGACGCCGGACGTGAACCAGAGCCGCGATGTCTATGTGCTGGCAGACGGTGCAATCCGGCCCCCACTGATCGGGATCAAAGGCGTCGGTCCCAAGTCGACCGCGAGCATCCTAGCGCAGCAACCTTTCCGATCCTTCTCGGACCTCATCGAGCGAACCGACTCGCGCTCCGTGAACCGGACCGCCTTGTCCGCGTTGGTTCTCGGCGGTGCGCTGGACAGCATCATCCAGAATCGCCGCTTTGTGTACGAGGAGTTAGAGCGGCTAGTCAACGCAGCACGGAAGGGCGACGGCGCAGTCGTGGACACGGAGATCGCGATGAGCGGTAAGGGTTCGCCCGATTTCGAGCCGCGCGAGCGGGCTCGTCTTGCAATCGGGGCCGGCGTGGTCGGGCCTGGCCAGTCGATGCTGGACGCATACGCTGATCTCTGGGAAGCGCTGGAGGCAAAGGGTGTCGAGCTGACGCGGCTTGCCGAGATCGACTGGGGCGAGGCGTTGATCTGGGCCAAGGCGGTCGCGCGAGAGTCGAAGACGATCACGACAGATGACGGACGCGTCGCTTCGCTGGTCCTGACTGACGGGTCCGGCGTGGACCTCCGCGCCAGGATGGAAGCCGATGAGCTGGACGTGTACGAGAAGGCCGTGGCGCGAGCGCAGGGCAAGGTGGTCCTGGTCCGCGCAAGCCTGAACGCGAAGGCGAAGCAACTGCGCGCGCTGCAAGTCTGGGACGGCGCTGCGCTTCACGACGCATGGAAGCGCGAGGCGTTGACGGCCGCGCAGGCCGCGGTCTTCCGAAACCCGTTGCGCAAGTTCAAGCCAAGGTCTGACCTGCGGAAGGGGAAAGCGCTAGAGCAGGACTGGCTTCGCTTCACGGGTCGTGTCGAGGCGGTCAAACTCTGGAAGGATAAGAATGGACACGCGATGGCCTTCTTCGACGTGCAGGCTTATCGCGGCTCCGTATCCGCGGTCTGTTTCGCGTCGAGCTTCAACGCGTACCAGGCGCACCTCCGACCTGGTGTCGTGGCACGCTTCGAGTTGATCCGCGGCGGCGGTGGCGGTTGGCTGCTGGACGCCGACAGCGGGTGCCGAGTGGAGCCCTTGGAAGATGGTCCACACCGGGGCTAGCTTGCGAACCATGTAGCAGGGCCAACAGGCCCAGAAGGAGCAAGGACATGCAGCGTGAGGTTGTGGTGGTCATCCGCGACGAGGAGGTCAACATCACCAAGGAACTCGGCATCGGGCCGGACCTGGGCCAGGAGATGGCGAGCATCCCGGGTCAGCTCGCGTACTTCGGGACCATGCTCTCCGAGGCGCAAGCGAACCAGGCCCGCGTCGAGGCCGAGTACCGGGCCTGGCGGGCGAAGCAGATCGAGGTCTTCCTCGAGGCGGACCCGAAGCTGGCCGAGTGGAAGGTCCGCGCGCAGGTGGAGGTGCTGCCGCAGTTCATGAGCCACAAGGAGGCGCAGGCCAAGGCCGAGAAGTTCGTCCACGACCTCTGGGCCGTGTACGACGCCTTCGGGCGGAAGGCCGACATGCTCCGCAGCAAGGGAGCCCGCGAGCGGATGGATCTGGAGAAGGGGTACGGCGGGCTCGGTTGCGGCGCCAGCGACGAAAGCGAGGATGAGCGGCGCGAGCGCGTCGCCGAGATCACAAACAGGACCAAGGGCCGCAAGCGTGAGCGGCCGGAGTAGGAGGATCGACCGATGGGAAAGACAGATATCGCGAAGCTGAAGAAGTACAAGCGGGAACGCTCGACGGGGAAGTTCTTGCTCATCCCCGAGGGCGACTCTCTCATTTACCTGGCCCCCGCCGCGCGCGAGAACTGGGATCTCCCCTTCCTGGAGACGGCGGTTCACTTCGGGCTCTCCGGCACGGTCATGTGTCTGAACCCTGATCGCAACCCGCTGCTCAAGGACGAGGAGTTCCTCAAGCTCTGCAAGAAGGCCAAGGTGGACGTCACCGGCCCGTGCCCGATCTGCCAGGCGCTCCAGGGCAAGCCCGGCAAGCCCGGGCTCTGGGACACGGACAAGGAAACGGCGCGGAAGATCAAGTGCTCGCCGCGCTTCATCATGGCCGCAGCCCTGCTCTACCATCGCAAGGACTCGACGCTCGACTACGCGCCGCGCGAGCCCTTCGAGGTGCGGCCCATGCCGCAAGGCAAGAAGAATTGGGAAGCCTTCGTCGACGTGTTCATCGACCTCGACCGCGACATCACCGACCCGATGGAGGCCGTCCTGATCAAGATCCACCGTGACGGCACGGGCGTCGAGAGCCAGTACACCTGCGCGGCCGATCCCAAGTCCGCGGCCAAGCCGATGTGCCTGGCCAAGTCCGCGCGCGCCAAGATCCGCGAGGCGCTCCAGCCCGGGTCCGAGTGCGATCCCTACGTCGTCGCGCTCGACTGGGTCAAGCCGAAGTCAGAGCTGACCGCCATGCTCGACGGCATCGACATCGACGACGACGACGACGACGACGAGATCGAGGAGCCGGGCGGCAGCGAGGACGAGAAGGAGGGCGACGAGTGCTTCGGCCTCGACTACGACCCGCGCGACGAGGACTGCCAAGGCTGCGCCAGGGCCAAGGCCTGCGCAAAGGAGGCCGGGCACGCCGACGCCACTGACGACGACGAGGACGAGAAGTCGGGCGAGGACGACGACGAGGACGAGAAGTCGGACGAGGACGACGAGGACGACGAGGACGACGACGAGGACGACGACGAGGACGACGAGAAGTCGGACGACGGCGAGAGCGAGGAGCCGGGCGACGACGATGATCTCGACGAGCTGGAGAAGGCGCTCGACGAGAAGCGCACCAGCAAGTCCCCGAAGACGAGCACCAAGAAGTCCCCCGCCAAGGCGGCGACGGCCGCGAAGGGTGCGGCGGCGGCGAAGTCCGACAGGACCAAGCCCCGCAGGCGCCCGGCCTAGTCCGCGCAGTGAGTTCACCTTGCGGGCTCCCGCATCACGGCTAACCGCTAGCTCTCCCGCTTGCGATGGTCATCGGTGCGGGAGCCCGCGTCTTGTGTAGGAGGTCCACGTGCCCCGCAAGAGTACAACGAGGACCCGTCCTGGCGTTGTGTCGCTGGCGCGCGAGCTCGCCAAGGCTGATGCGAGCCTGCTAATCGGCGATGCGGCCAGCGCGCACATGACCATCCGCGGAGTTGTGCCGACCGGGCTGGAGAACATCGACATCGCCATCGGGATCGGCGGGCTGCCGTGGGGCCGGCTCTCGATGATCCAAGGACCGGAGGGCGGCGGCAAGACCTCCTTCTGCCTGTCGTGTTGTCGCGCGGTTCAACGGGAGGGCGGGGTCGCCGTGTACTATGATCCCGAGCGGAAGCTGAACAAGCCTTTCGCCTCCCGCAACGGGGTCGACACTGACGAGCTGGTCCTCGGCCACCCGGACACGATGGAGGCGATGGCGTACAAGATCATGAAGCTCGCCGACCGAGCCGTGGATATGGCCGTCGAGTACGAGCGGGACATCCCGGTCCTCGTCGTCGTGGATTCGATCACGGCGCTCAAGACCGGGCTGGATACGCCGCTCAAGAAGATGGTCGAGAAGGGCACGGCGCCGAGAGTCGGCGGGCAGGCCGCGATCATGTCAGCCCTGCTCCGCGAGGTCATCCCGAAGATCGCGCAGACTTCGCTCTCGCTCCTGTTCGTGTCGCAGCTTCGGACCAAGCTCACCAGCTTCGGCGCGCAGCAAGACTCGACGTGTGGCAACGCGCCCCGTTTTTATGCCTCGCTCATCCTTCAGGCGAGACCCGAGACCGAGTGGGAGAGCAGTCGGAAGGTGGGCGCGAAGGTCGAAGCGGAGGTCGTGAAGAACCAGGTGGCACAGCCGTTCCAGCGGGCTACTTACAAGATCAACGGCGCGCGTGGCCTCGACTACGAACACTCGCTGATGGAGGCTTGCCTCGTGCAAGACCTCGCGGCGAAGTCCGGGAGCTGGACTGTCTTCGACGAGGCCAGATTCGGCAAGCTCAAGGTGCAAGGTGCCCGCGGTCTGCGCAGGCTCGACAAGGCCAGCGGCGGCGAACTTTACAAGAAGATCCGAAGTGCGGTCCGTACCGCCGCGGGGTGGTAGCATGGCGAAGAAGCACGCAAGGCCGAAGCCAGTCAGCGGTAACCGATACCTCGTCTTCAGCGACCTGCACGCGGACAACCTGTTGCCGCTCTCGGTCTACAACGAGGATGGTCTCGGCGACCGGCTGGTGGACGCGGTCGAGGCGCTCACGCGAATCTGGCGCGTTGCGGAGGAGGAGGGCGTCCAGGCGATTCTCTTCCTTGGCGACCTCTTCAACCGACCGCGCGTTGACTCGATGACCATGACTACTATCGGCCGTGCGTTGTACAAGCTGCAAGATGCCTTCCAGCTCCCGCTGGTGTTGTTGCCCGGGAATCATGACTCCGCCGGGCGACTGACCACGTCCTCAACGGTGGACGTCTTCGGTGCGCTCGCGCTGCCGCACGCCATCATCGCGCGCGACGAGGAGCCCGCGGTATGGGATGCCGATCCGACCTTCTGTTTCGTTGCCAAGCGGTATGACCGGCCGGATGTGGCCGGGCCGAACTTGGCCGCGCACCTCGCGAGCGTGCCCGACCCGAGCAAGACGATCCTGCTCCTGCACCACGACATCAAAGGCGCCAAGGTCGGGAGCTGGATGACCGAAGGCCTGGATCGCGACGTGCTCAAGCGCTTCCGCCTGGTATTGTCCGGCCACTATCATCAGCCGCAAGTCCTGACGCCCAGCGGCGAGCGGATCGAGCCGTCGCCGGAATTCGAGAGTGTGCCCTTCGGCGACCTCGACTGCGGCACCGTGGTCTACATCGGGGCGCCGCAGCAGATCGACTTCGGCGACGTCGGCGGTGCGCGCGGTGTCTGGCTGCTGGAGACCTTCCCAACCGGCAAGGTGAGCCTGGAGTTCCGTCAGCTTGACGGGCCGCGCTTCGCGTCCGTGGACTTCGAGCATGACGCGTCCTATGCGGACGCGGTCAAGCCGCTGGCTGAACCGGCACAGGTCGGCGCGAAGTACGTCCGGCTCCGTGTGAGCGGGCCGAAGCATGCGCTCGACGCGCTTGACCGCGAACAGTACGAGAAGACCGCACGGCTCGCGCTGGATTCGGTTCCGCGTGCCTTCAAATGGGAGGTTGATGTGACCGCGCACCACAAGGCGCGGCTCGCGCTGGACACGCACCTCGGGATCGATGCGTTGATCGAAGCATACGTCAACTCGGACCTGGTGGCTCTCGGCGAGCTTGACCCGGAAGATGTGCTCGCCTACGGCCGAGCCGTGCTGGAGGATGTGCGATGAGAGACTCGGTTCACAGCGAACGAAAGGTCACGACTCCAGAGGCGTATCACGGCTCTGGCCTTGCCGGGCGTTGTCCGAGATGCGGTCGAGCGGCGCAGTTTCACGACTTTGAGCTTGGCACGGCAGGCGTCGGCACCATGGTCGATGCCGTGAGCGAGGCCTGCTGTGGCCTAGTTGCTATTGCCAAGATCAAGGTAGACGGGAGTCGCGTCGAGGAGCAGATCGACTGGATGGAGGTCTCCTGATGATCGAGCTGAACCGGATCGAGTTCGAGGGTTTTCTTGCCTACCGCAAGCGGCAAGTCCTGCAGCTCAAGGACCGCGGGCTCTGCATCATCCTCGGCCGCAACGGCAGCGGGAAGACCACGATCTACGATGCGGTAACCTGGGCCTTGTACGGCGAGACCGTGACGGGCGAGAAGACCGAGGAGGTCATCCACGTCGGCACAGACCAGGCGAAGACCGAGCTGTTCTTCTCTGATGTGGACTCGGCGCTCGACTACCGCGTACTCCGCATCCGCACGCGGACTGGCGGGCGTCTGCGACTCTGGCAAGCCGACGCCGATGGATCGGAGGTCGAGCTGACCGAGGCTGGAATGCCGCAGACCCAGGAGAGGATCGAAAGGATCATCGGGCTCGACTCGCTGGCCTTCCGTACCTGCATCCTTTTCGGCCAAGGCGATAGCAAGCGCTTTGCCTCGGATGCGACAACGGACGCAGAGCGCAAGCGGATCTTTCGGTCCGCACTGCGACTCGAAGTCTGCGAGGCCGCGCGGAAGGAAGTTGCGCAGCGGCGCAAGGGCTTCGAGCTGGAGGTCGCCGAGCTGGACCGCAAGTCGAAGTCCGTGCTGGAGCAGTTTGACACGGCGATGAACGATCTGAAGACCGCGCAGATGAACGATGATGCGTGGGCGACCCGCGCGGAAGAGAAGATCAACGGTCGCAAGACACGAATCGAGGAGCATTACTCCAGGATCGAGGAGCTGGAGGCGAGCGGAGTTGAAGACGCGCTGGTAGTTCTCGACGCACAGGTCGACGAAATCAACGCCAGGCTGAAGAAGGTGAACGAGCTGAAGGCTTCGCTCGCTTCGGTGTCGGTGAGACTGCACGAAGCCGAAGCGCAAGAGCTAGAGCAGACGCGCGGGCAGCACAAGGCCAGTGCGAAGCTCGAAGCTGCCAAGACTGCATTGAAGGCTTTGCTCGACGCGGCCAACTCCGGGCGGTGCGACGTCTGCGGTTCCGATCTCGACGCGGACAACGACGGCTTCGCGCGGGAGAAGGTGGCGCGCGAGACTGCCGTGGCTGACGCAAAGACCGCGCTAGCCGCCGTGGATCGGAAGTGGAAGGAGTTGACCATCGCAGCGGCGAACGTGCGCGCGGAGCAGGTGCGGATCAACGGCTTCATCGAGAAGGCCGGCGATCCGCAGGCCGAGCTGACGAAGATCGAGCGAGAGCGCGCAGCGCTGGCGCGCACCGCTTCGGAGATCGAACGGCTGCGAGAACAAGTCGCCGCAGAGCGGCAGGCTATCAAGGACGAGCGCATCGCGCCCAACCCGTACAAAGCCCAGGCCAAGGACTTGCGTGCGCGTATTGCCGAGTTGCGCCGCCGCGTGGGCCGGTTGCAGGCGGAAGGGCAGCAGGCACAGTCAATGCTGGAGTTGACCACGTTCTGGGTCAACGGCTTCGGCGCGCGCGGCGTTCAGTCCTTCGCCATAGACCACGTCCTGCCGCGGCTCACGTCCGCGTCGCAGGAGTACCTCGACGTCCTGTCGGATGGCGCGCTTCAGATCGAATACGACACGGTCAGCAAGCTAAAGACGACGGGCGAGGCCAGAGACAAATTCGAGATCCGCACGCGTATTGATGGCCACGAAGGAATGAAGACGAGCGGGGCGCAGAAAACGCGTGTCGCTCTGTCCGCGTCCTTCGGACTGTCGGATCTCATCGCAGAACGCGAGGGCGCGTCGATTGCTTGCTATTTCCTCGACGAGGCGTTTGACGGTCTTGACCAGGAAGGCAAGGACCGGCTCTGCGACTTGCTGCGGTTGCTTCGCTCGCGCCGCTCGACTATCCTTGCCGTGTCGCACGACCCGGACGTCGCTCGGCACTTCGATCATGTGATCCGGGTCGAGCGCGAGGACGGGGAGTCGCGGATCGAGGAGGGCGCGTGATGCTAGGCAGCTGTCTTCGGACCATGGTCGGATGTGCCGCGATGGGCGTAGCAGCGACCGCGTCTCTGATGGCCGCGTTGGTGGCTCTGCTGGCAGAGGTAGTGGATGATGTCGCCAGCCTTTTCGACAGCGGAGGAATCGACCCGTGAAGCCGCGCAAGCTGAAGCCCAGGGCCAAGCCGCGCAGTAGAGCCAGCACTGGCACGCAGAAGGGCGGTGTGTTTGAACGTGACGTCGCGCTTGCGCTCTCGGAATGGTGGGGCGACGCACCGGGTCTTCCGCACACCGAGCGGAGCTTCCGCCGCAGTCCAGGCAGCGGCGGAATCGATCCGCACGAATGGCCCGGTGACGTGATCCCGACGCGCCGCATCGCGCATCTCTGGCCGGTGGTGATTGAATGCAAGGCCCGCGACAGTGAGTTCGGAGATCTGATCGAACTGCTGACCGCGCCGAAGCATCCGCTGTTCACGTGGCTTGACCAGGTGCGGAACAACGCGCAGGGAGTGGGCCGGCAGTGGTGGCTTTTGGTGCGACGCGTTCACTATCCATGGCTCTTGTTCATGGACTGGCGCACCTGGTGTAACTTGACCGCCTCGGGTGGCATCGTCTCCCTTCCGCTGCTCGGCCCGCTCTTCCGTTTCCGCCAGGGCAACGATGCGCGCTTCGTGTCAATCTGCCTGTTCGACAAGTTCCTGGCAGCGGTCACGCCCGATGAGCTGTGCCGGGCGCTTCCGATCCGAGAGGTGCAGGATGTCAAGCCGCGCAGATAGTCTTGAATCGCTGACGGACTGGCAACTCCTAGTCCTCCAGGCGATCCGAGAGCTCTCCACTGACCTCGATGACAACGACGGGCTCACCCCTGGCGACATCGGAATGGGTGCGGGAGTCGACTACGATTCCGCTTCCAGCCGCGCTTGCTCCGCGTTGAAGGCGCTGGTGGAGCGTGGGTTCGTCGAGAAGAAAGCTCGCGGCCGCTATCGGCTCACGAAGCTCGGTTGGTGTGCCCGTGGGTGATCGAAGACCAGTGATCCTTTTCGACGGACTCAACGTCCTTTACCGCTGCGCTTATGCGATGATGCCTGGCGGGCTCTCGGTTGTCCTCGACGGCGAGACCACGAGCACGGGCGCAGCGTACCGGATGCTCCGCACTATCGTCGAGGTCCACGCGACGGAGCCGACCGCGATTCCTGTTGTCGTCTGGGATGCGGATCTCTCGCGCGCATCGCTGCGCCGGCACAAGATGGATAAGAGCTACAAGGCGGGGCGTGCTCCGAAGAACGAACTCGACCTTGACTTCCACCGCGAGGTCCACGACCAGCGCCGCTTGCTGAACCAGTTGCTCGCGCGGGTCGGTTGCTTCCAGGCCGTGGCCGGTGAGGGGTGGGAAGCCGATGACGTCATCGCAACCAAGGCCAGGCGGCTCTCGAAGCTGGGCTCGGTCCTGATCGTATCCAACGACCGCGACATGCTCTCGCTCCTGGACTTCGATGGCGTGCGCATCCTCAATATCGGTTCGCGTCGGCACTCGCAGCCTGGCGAGCTGTACGAGTACCGCGACCGCGAGTGGTTCCAAGAGAAGTACCCTGAGGTCGGGCCGTCGCAGTGGATCGAGATGCGCGCACTGATGGGCGACAGCAGTGACGGGATCAAGGGCGTGGCCGGCATCGGCGAGGTCTGGGCGTACAAGCTCATCCGCGCCTATGGCACCGCGCTCGATGCGGTTCGGTACGCGAAGGCCAAGGAGGAGGGACACGCGCTGCGAGTCCCCGATGGCCCGTTCGACACCGCGAAGAGCGTGCAAAAGAAGTTGCTCGGCCAGGAGGAGGCCGTCGAGAAAGCGATGAAGCTCCTTGCCCTGAACTACAGCGCGCCTCACGAGTGGATCGCGCGGAGCACGGACCGCCGAGTCGCGCTGCAGGAGATCCGCAGGTTGCGTTTCAAGTCTTTCCTTGCCGGCACGCTGCGCGCGCAGTTGTCGGAGTTGCTCGATGCTTGCGCCGCTTGACCGGCTGCGCCGCAACGTCGAGCGGTGCGAACGCTGCCCGGAACTGGTGGCGAGTCGGCAGCGCGTCGTCTTCGGCGATGGTCCGCCTGACGCGAGGTGGATGGTCGTCGGCGAGGCGCCCGGCGAGGAAGAGGACAAGCGTGGCGTCCCCTTCATCGGTCGTGCAGGGCAGAAGGCCAGGACGGTCATGCTTGCGGAGGGCCTCGACCCAGACACGGCCTTCTGGACAAACACGATTCTTTGCCACCCGCCGCGGAACCGCGACCCGCACCCTGACGAGATCCGACGCTGCTGGTATCGGCTCGCTCTGACGATTCGGTTGATCATGCCGGTTGCGATCCTCGCCTTTGGTCTGCCAGCAACGCGCACGCTCCTACGCAAGCCGGAGCTGGTTCGCGGGAAGTCGATGTCAGAGCTGCGTGGCCGGCCGCAGCCGTTCGAGGTCGTCACTCGCGGCGACCGCCGCTTTGGTTGTCACGTCTTTCCGACGTATCATCCGGCTTACATCCTCCGGCCGACCGGCAGGCCCTTCGAGGGCGAGTGGCGGTCCGACTTGCGGCTCGTGAGGAATGTCCTGGAGGCTACGCGATGAGCGATGAGCTGAAGTACTCGATGGACTACGTGGACCTCGGCCTCATTTGGTGGTCGACCATCTGGGCTGCGGTGCCGTATCCATTGCTCTACATCGAAGACGAGTTCTGGGGGTTGCGATGAAGCTGAAGGTCATCGCTTCCGAGCTGCCCGCTCACGCCCGCGAGCTGCGGCGTGAGCTGCAACAGCACCGCGCGGACTTGGAAGTGAAACGCGTGAAGATCGACGAGCTGCGTGCGCGGCTCTGGCGCTACTTGCAGCGCGAGTTCAACCTCGATCTGAATGGAAAGCAGTACCGTATTGACGCGGCCGGGCAATTAGTCGAAGTCGAAGAGGAGCAGAACCAAGGGGGCGAGGAGTCGGTGGCAGGTGCGGTCGCTGCGCGGTATCTCGCGAGCCGCGACGACGATCCGGGTCTGCACTGACCGGAAGGATCGAAGGATGGGAGACAAGGCGAGGATCGAAGCTGTCCGCGAAGCACTGCGCCAGCTCATCGTCGAGCGCGTTCCTTCTCCGAACCACGGCGGCGCGTTCGCTGGGCCGAGCGACCCGACTGCCGTCGTCATCCACTACACTGGCGGGCCGCACGGGACCACGGCCAAGTGGTTCGCCAACCCGCAAGCCCGAGCGGCTGCGCACCTGATCATCCAGCGCGACGGCAAACTCATCATGTCCGTTGACCTCGACTGGCAAGCCTGGCACGCGGGCGTTTCTTCGCTCAACGGCCGAAAGGACTGCAACAAGTTCACCTGGGGGATCGAACTGGAGAACTGGGGTCCCATCGTGCGGCGCGGCGATGGGTACTTCGTCTGGCCGCCGATGAAGGATGGCGTGCCGCTATTCGAGCGGCGCTTCAGCGGCGGCGCGATCTCGCACGCGCCTTTTGATCGTCGGTACGAGTACTGGGAAAGCTACACCGACGACCAGATCGAGACCTTGACCGACGTGCTGCGCGAGATGGTTTGTCCGCCCGGGTACAGCTTCGCTATTCCGCGCGAGATGATCGTCGGGCACGAGCACGTCGCGCCAGAGCGGAAGATCGACCCGGGTCCCGTGTTTCCGTGGAAGCGGGTCTTGGATTCGGTCTACGGCCGCGAAGACCGCGCGCCGGTCACGACGCTGGCGGACGAGAGCGACGAGTTGTTCTTCGAGATGATGGGAGCGAAGCCGAAGGATCGGGGGTAAAGATGAAGCGCAAGCCGTTGACGACTGTGGTGAGCTACCCGGAGCGCGGGCCGTGGGGCGATCAGAAGTTCCGCGGCAACTGCTCTGGCCATCTTGTCGTGGACCTATGCTGCTATCTCGCGCCGGCCAGCGTGCTCGACCCGATGGATGGCAGCGGGACATCCCGTGACGTCTGCCGCGAGCTGGGTATCGAGTACGCTGGCTTCGATCTCGCGCGCGGGCCGGAGCAGGATGTCTTTGCCGTGCCGTGGGGCGCGCAGCGCTTCGACCTAGTCTTTTGTCATCCGCCGTACTCGGACATGATCACCTATGGCCACGGCGAATGCGACCTTTCCAGGTTGAAGCCGCGCGAGTTCCGCGCTGCGCTCGTCGCGTTGGCCGAGCTTCTTTTCAGCGAGGCAGTTGCGGACGGCGGGCACCTGGCGATCCTCATCGGTTCGCTCCGTCGCAACGGCTGCGTCTGGGCATTCAACCGTGGCCTCATCGAGTGGCGCGAGCCGAGTGAGCCCGAGATTGTCAAGGTCCAGCACAACGTCGCGAGCGCGTCCACGCGGACCGGGATGCTCTATGGCAACCGTTTCATCCCCATCGTTGACGAGCGTGTTCTGATCTGGCGAAAGGAGTGAGTGATGGCTGTCATCGGGACCGACCGGTTCGCAGAGAAGTGCGCGCGCTGCGGCAAGGGCCCGGTGGAGCAGACCAAGTTTCAGCCGCCGAGCACGCCAGACCGGCCAGCGAAGATCGGCCCGGGTTATTTCCGGGTCCGCCGCCGCTGTAAGGCGTGCGGATTCGTCTGGGAGAAAAGCAGATGAAACCAGAGTACCTTCCAAGCCGCGCCGACGTGGTCTTCGCTCTCGCGTGTCTCGTTGTGCTGGCCCTCGTTGTGGTGGCGCTCATCTGCGCCGACGAGGCTTCGTGCTCTCGCGCTGCGGAGATCAAGACGTTGCAGTCGTGCCTTGCCCCGCCAGAGGATCGACCGCCAGTACCGGCTGACGCTCCCGACCCGTGCGCAGCGATTCGGCGTATCGAGTCGCGGCTTGCTCGGCTCGAAGGCAAGTTGAGCAAGCTCGGGAACAACTGCGAGGACTTGGCTGGTAGCTGTATCCGCCTGACCGGGCTCGTTGACGGATCGTTGCGGTCCTTCGTTGGTGCACACGTCGAGCCCGCGCAGATCGCACGCGCGCGCGAAGGTTTCGAGCGATACCAGGAAGCCGAGGGCGTCGGTGGCGAGTAGTCCGTTTAATCCTTGGCCTGCGAATCATCCTTTGGAGAGGTGCCCAGTGCTCCCGAGGCAAATTGTTCTTGCGGCGATGCGCGCGGCTCTTGACGGTGCGGAGCTGACGCTTGCCGACCGCCGAGTACTGGAACGGTTGCTCGTGTTCGACGCTCGCGGGTACCCGGCCGCGGTCAAACGTCACCTGAAAGCGCAGTGCGCAGAGGTGGAAATCCGCTCGCCAACGCTGGCCGAAGAACTGCTCACGCTATTCGAGCACGCTCTTCCCAGCAAGTGTCGGAACGCAGCAGAGCGCTTGCTCGGGATGTACACCATCATCCCGAAGTTCCCGGAGATGCGAGGCGATAGACAGCTCGTCGCGAAGAAGCGCGGCGGCAGGAGAAGGAGCAGATGATGAACACTTACGACCGTTTCGTGGGCGGGTGGATCGGCGCGCTGGTAGGCAACGCGCTCGGCCGGTTCACCGAAGGCAAGTCGCCGCAGCAGATCGAGGACAGCTTCCCGCTCGGGCTGCGCAAGTTTCCCGAGGCGTCGACCTTCGACCAAGGCAACGCGGTTCGCGTGCTGCGGGACACCTCGCGGGCGATCACGTCGCGATCCGTCTTCCGCCGTGTGTACGGTGCCAAGTCCAGCCCCGTCGATCCTGTGCTGCGCGTGCTGCCGACCGGGCTGGCCGCCGCATCCGCTGGGCTCTCGGCCGAGGAGACCATGACGCTCGCCGTGGAGGCGATGCGCCAGGACGATCCGCCCTTCGAGGCCGCTGCGCTCATGTGCGCGGTCTGGTACGCGCTGGTTCTGCGTGGACTCGTCTCCAGCCATGGCGTCGCGGAAGTAGACAGCCTTCTCTTCGACTCCGTCGAGTACATGAAGCGCCCCTCGCCGGACCTCATCCTCACGCGCGATGGCGAGACACAGGTCCAGGTCTGGGGCGAGGCCAAGCTCTTGCTCACCGAGGGTGTTGGCGCGTGCATCAACTCGCTGGAGCGCTTCGACTTCACGAGCGAGTTGTCGGACCCGGTCCAGATCGCGGCCGGCGTCATCGCCTGGGCGACGACGACGGACATGGCCTGCGAGCGCGCGCTGGAGTACCTGGTCAGCCGCGGCGGCGCGGCTGGTGACTACGGCATGATCGGCGGCGCCCTCATCGGCGGGCGCGTCGGTTTCAGCCAGTTCCCAGTCTCGCTGCTCGACGGCGTCATCGGTCTCGCCGCCGCTGTCGAGGAAGGCGCCAAGCTCTACCGCGCCGCGCAGGAGTACAAGGGCTGATGGCCAAGCAAGGGCAGGTCTCCTGCGTCAACTGCGGCGCGACTCGCTCGAAGCGGGCCCGCGAAAACCACGGACCCTGCATCCTCGTCCGGCCGCGGCACAAGCCGAGTCAGTACTATTGCGCCCGGCCCGCGTGCCAGGCTGCCGCGAGCGCGTACCTCGGCACGAGCAACAAGGATCTTTCCGAGTTCGTGAAGCGGTGCGAGGCGAAGCGGGCCGCGGAGCAGAAGAAACAGGATGTCGAACCGCAACGCAAGCCGAAGCGCATCCGGCCAACGTCGTCCCCGCAGCAGACGGCGAAGACGCGGCAGCGGCCTGTCGTCCGGCAGCGCCCTGCTGTCGTCCGGCAGCGCCCGGAGGTCTGATGAGCCGGGTTACCTTCGCCCGCCGCGGCATCACCGAGCAGCGGATGATCGCGGAGCTTGTCCGCGGTGCGCTCGCGCGTCATAAGACGGACGACGGGATCATGGCGATGCTCGCGGCTTACGACGTGACGGACATCCGCGAGCTGCCTGCGATCAAACGGCTCGTCCGCGAGCTGGAGCATAGCGAAGTCGGAGGTCGGACGAATATGGACGTCTTCCTCGACTACCGCCGCGAGCAGCTCGACGTCATCAAGGACCTCGACGAATTTGTCGAGGACATCAACAAGGGCGAGGCTCACAAGTCCGCGATTCCGACAGCGCTGCGCGCCAAGTCCGACATTATCGAGCGCATACTGAAGGCCGGTCAAGACCTGGGCGTGATCTCGCGGAAGCCGCTCGAAGGCGTGCTACTCGGCGGCATCGTCGTCGGCGAGCTTGACGACAACGCCATCCGCGAGAAGGCGAACGAGATCCAGGGCCGCTTCGCGGAGCTGACCGGCGCGGTCAGTCGCGGTCTGCTGCCGGCTGGCTTCAAGTTCACCAAGACGCCAGAGGAGGTTGAGGGCGCCGTGTGTGGTGAGCCAGAGGACGATGACGAGGACGACGACGAGAAGAGACCCCTCAAGCGCGACCCGCGCAAGCGGCCGATTCGCAGACGGCCGACTTGATGCCTCACATTGCCAGCCAGCAGAAGGCCCGCATTTTCTCTGTTCCGTGGGAGTGGGAACAAGCCGTCGCGGTCCTGCTCAACCTCGCCGAGGTCTGGTCCCGCCGGCCTATCGTGCGGCCGACGTCGACCGAGATTGCTGCCGATGAAGGCTTGTCGAATCGCGGTTTCTCGCTCACCAACAACACGCTCGCTCCGCTGCGGCGAGCAAAACTCCTGGAGTTTACTCGCGCGCGGCCGATGGGCTGGCGGCTTACGCGGACGCCATCCAGGATCTCTGCTCTTGACATCTGCACCGGCATCGGTGGCCGGAAGACAGATAGCCTGTTCGTTCACCTCGCGATGCGCGTGCCGCGGTCGCAGCTGCGACGCACTCGCTCGCATCGTGGGCTTGCTGACCCCCAGGCGTGGCTATTCAACTCGCTCAACCAGACCGTCGCAGAGAAGCTGCGGACGACCTCGCTCGCGAAAATTCTTGCGACCAGTCTCGGGCTTGAGCCCGTGGTTCTCTACCGCGACACTTACGTCAAGAACCGCTACACCGTCTCGCTGGCCGACAGCGTGCGACCGGTCTTGCTGGAGTTCGCGCCGCTCATCGAAGTGATGAACGGCGCCCTCGTCGCGTGGACCTACTCCGGGATCATCAAGAGTCTGCGCGGTTGCTTCCGGCCTTGGCACGACGCCCTGCCCGAGAAGACCTACGACGAGCCGCGACGGATCAAGCCGGTCGACCTTTTCGAGCTGTACGAGTTGGTCACGAGCGGAGTCGCTGTCAAGCCGGAGCCCGGCGAGATCGCTCTCTTCAAGAAGTGGGAGCGGCTGTGGGCGACAGAGGTCTGCCACCAGGCGCCGGGCAGCATCGCCGTTGTCGAGGGTACGCCGTGGAACAAGCATCCGTCCTTCGAGGTGTTATGCACGGACCGCGCAGCGCTTATCGACTTCGCCCGCAAGGTCGGTCGTGACGAAGCCGTCGATGGAATCTGCGAAGGCGGGCCAGGCGAGCCCGTGCCGATGACCAAGGTCGCAACTATCAGAAGTGACGGTTGCTGGTCCTTCACGGACCGGCGCGAGCGGGCAGAGGTCATTTACCGGCGGCTGGCTGGCACTCTCTAACCGCGGAGGACGTGATGTCCGACAAGCCCGTGATTGTGATCGATCTGCCAGGAGTTCTGCTCAACGAAATCGGAGACCACATGCCCGACGAGCCGTCGAGCGTGCGGCCTGGCGTACGTGACTTCCTGAAGGCACTGTGCGAGAGAGGCTACCGCGTCCACGTCTGGACCGCCATGCCAGAGGACCTGGTCGTGAAGTGGCTGGCCGTGCACGGGCTTGACCGCTATGTCGAGGCTGCACACTTCGGCAAGGCGCCGCGCGCGATCCTTCTCGACCCTTTCGCCGTCCTGTTCGACGGGCAGTGGGGCCACGCCCTCGGCCTGCTCGAAGGCGTCAAGCCGTACTGGGAGACTCCCACCGAACAGCCGCCTGTCCACGGCCGCCCGGCCTTCGTGAAACCCAAGCTCGACTCGGCCATCGCGCTCGGGCTCCGTCTGCGGCAGGCCGAGGAGCGCGTGGCGACGGATCTGATCACGCGGCTCGTCGTGCGGGCCAAGGATGCGGAGTGGGAGCAGGACAGGATCGACGAGCTGATCGTCCTGCTCGAATCCTGGTTTCAGGAGCGCGAGTGGCACTTGCTCGACATCGCCAAGGCGGAAAACGAGGAGCTGCGCTCGCTGGTCCGAGAGACAGGACAGCGGCTCGGCCAGATCACGGCGGGCCAGATCTCGATGCTGAAGGAGCTGCAGACCTACCGAAAGGAGCTGCCGGAGCTGAAGCGCGCGCTGGCCGAAGCCGAGGCCAGGCTGGACGCAGCCAACGCGACGGTCGATCTCATGCGCGACCAGGCCGCGCAGCGCCGGGCCGGAAGTCCACCTGGGGAGCCTGACGCGAATCATCAACCGGACGAGCTGCCGGACGTCATCGGCGGCGAGCTGGACGGAGATCGGGAGCCATGAAGCAGGCATACATCGAAAAGAGCTTCCGCGCGGCATCGCTCTCGATCATCACGCACGCGCTGGAGATCATCAACGAGTACGCCGCCGAGGGTTACTCGCTCTCGCTGCGCCAGCTCTTTTACCAGTTCGTCTCGCGCGACCTCCTGCCGAACACGCAGAAGAGTTACAAGATGCTCGGCGGCGTGATCAGTGACGGCCGGCTGTGCGGGCTGATCGACTGGGACGCCATCGAGGACCGTGGCCGCGAGACCGACCGCCGGACGCGGACGTTCTGGTCGAGCCCGCGCGCTATCCTCGAAGCCTGCGCGGATCAATTCAGGATCGACCGCTGGCTCACGCAGCCGTACCACGTCGAGGTCATTGTCGAGAAGCAGGCGCTCGAAGGCGTGCTGGTTCCGGTGTGTGCCGAGCTCGGCGTCCGCTTCACGGCGAACAAGGGCTACAGCTCACAATCCTTCATGCGCGCGAAGGGCGTTGAGCTGCTGGAGTGGCGCGCGAAACACCACAAGGAGATCGTGGTCTTCTACTTGGGCGACCATGACCCGTCCGGGCTTGACATGGATCGCGACGTCCGTGAGCGACTGGAGATGTTCAGCGAAGGTCCGGTCGAGGTGCGGCGACTGGCGCTCACGCGCGAGCAGATCGACCGCTGGAGCCCGCCGCCTAACCCGGCCAAGTTCACCGACTCGCGCGCCGACGCGTACATCGTGGAGCATGGCCGCCAGTCGTGGGAGCTTGACGCAATCGAGCCGCGCGATCTGGCGCGGCTGGTCAGCGAGGCCGTCCTCGCGTACCGCGACGAGCCGCTCTGGGTTCGCGAGTGCCGCCGCGAGAGCACCATGGTCGACGACCTGAAGAAGATGGCCAAGCGCTACAAGGACCCGGCGATCGACGACGAGAGCGAGGAGGATTAAGATGTGGATCTTCAGTGAGCACGGCTTCTTCAGCATCGTTGTGGACCGCTTCGGCACCGACCCGAACGTGATGCTGGTACGCGCGCGGTGCGAGGCCGACCTCGACCGCTTCGGCGACCTGCTGCCGTCGAGCGGCTGGGTGGCGAAGCCCTGGTACGCACACGACGCCGACTACCACTGGCGCGCGCTGGCCGACCGCGGCGACGTGGCCGAGGCCTTGGTCGCGATGATGCGCGGGCTGGAGTACACCAACTTCAAGGCGCACGTCGCGCGCTCGCCGTCTGGCCTCGCCGAGGGTAGGCTTCACGCCTTGCACGCGGTCTGGCTGGCGATGGCCGAGTTCGGCGACAAGTTCTGCCAGCCCACGAAGAAGGCGAAGCGATGATCCATCCGGTCGACGAGTTCAGCGGCGCGCGGCAAGCCCTTCTCGATCTGCTCTGGGATCTGAAGTGGCACAGCCGCAACACGCTGGAAACCGTAGCGGGCAACCGCTACGGTGCGCGGCTGTACGAGTTGCGTCGGCTGGGTTGGATCATCGACTCGCACCCGCATCCGCACGGCAAGGGCAAGTTGTACCGGCTGTGCCAGCATCGGAAGGGCGTGCATGCCGTGAAGCGGGTCAAGGTGCTGTTCTTTGAGCGCGATGCCGATGTGCTCATCGAGACCGGCACGCTGACGCGGTCCGCTACGCGTTCGCTGCGTCGCGCGCTCGCGTCCTTCCGGCGGCACAGGGAGAAGCTGTGAGTAGCCAGGGCGAAGACGAGATCCTGTGGCTGGCGGCGCTCGCCTGCGCGCGGACGGCCGACGCGCTGGTTTCGGTGCGTCACTTCGAGGTTGTCGCGGCTCTGGCTGGAATCGAAGCCGCAGTCGAGAACGCCCACGGGTGCTGGTGCCGCGCGAAGGATGCGAACGCCGGGCCGTGCGCTTGCTGTGAGCTGCGCGAGCTGCTCGGCATCGCGCAGCCGCGCGAGAGCAGGTTCTATCGAGGCGAACCGTCGAGGGCCAGGGGGTGATGGAATGAGCGCTACCGTATTCGCTCGCCAGCCCGACCGGTACGAGATCGTTGCGCTGCCAGTCGAGCGCAAGCCCGGCTGCCTGACTGTCAACCCGACTCTGGTAGACATCCTCTATCGCGAGACGATCGGACAGATCCTCGCGGAAGGCGTCCAGCTCGGCGGCGAAGCCGGCTACCAGCGCGTCATCCACGGCCTGCAGACCATCGTCAAGCTCCGCATGGGAGCGCGAGGTGCAAGGATGCCGAGCGATAGCAAACAGTCGCTTTTGAAGCTGATGGAATCTGCGGCAGGCAAGATGTTCGAGGTTGTAGTCCGCGAGACCGCGGATGACCTTGCCATGCCGCGCGAGCTGGTCCGCAAGGCCTTCGGCGAGCCGCAGCCGGATGACGGGCCGGAGGTGACCGCGGCGCGCGAGAAGCTCATCCAGTATTTTTCCTGTGCGTCGCGCCTCGAAGCGCGGGCCGTGGTCAGTAAGGACGTCTAATGCCGACGCTGGACGATCTGCGCGAGCGCTTCAAGCAACACCGGCCGCGAGCGCTGCGCCGTGACAACATCCGGTCGGTGCCGTCCGGCAACGTGCCGTCGACCGAGTGGATGTCAGTCAAGCCGCTGCCAGCGTGGGCCAGCCCGGCCGACGCGGAGATTCTCGACACGATACGGATCAAGATTCGCGTGTCCGAGAGAACGATCGAGAGGTTGTTCCGACCGCCGATGAATGAGCGCGAGCTGCGTGTCTTCTTCCTTGACCGCTTGCTCGCGGTGCGCGGCGTGACTTCGCTGTCGCCGGAAGAGATCAAGCCCATTGCGCGCGACTGCGATCTTTCGTCTGGCGACTTCATCTTCATCGTCGAGGTGCCGCGCCGGTTGCGCGCCGCCCTGGCTGATGAGTTAATCGAGGAGATCAAATTATGATCTGGCACGTGCTCGCCGGCCTGGCTGTGCTGTTCCTGATTCTGATCTACGCGGCCCGCGCCCGCATCGTCCGCGGCAGGAAGATCCACGTCCGTGTGCCTGACGAGAGCGTGGCGCAGACGGACCCGCGCGAGGCTGTGCGCGTCCGGCTGCACACCGCGATCAACTGCCTGATGACGGCCAAGCTCCACGTCGAACGTGGTTTGAAGGCGAAGCTCTCCACGCGGAAGACCGACGAGCTTCGCAATCGGCTGTTGACCGAGCTGGCAGTCGCGCAAGGTGGACTCGCCGAGCTGTTGCTCGCTGTCCGGCCCGAGCGAAGCGACGTCGAGGACCTGGAAGAAGAGATCGAGGGCGCGACGCCGAAGGTTGTGCAACTCGACCAGGGCCGCGGACTGCCGCCCATCGAGAACGGTGTCTGCGTGATCTGCGGGAAACTCCCTTGCCGGCACTATCCGTTCAACGCCGGGGAGCAGAACCGATGACCGTGCTGACGCTGCCAGAAGTCGCTGCCATGCTGCGCCTGAAGAACGAACGCACGGTGCGCAAGTGGTGTCGCGCTGGCAAGGTGCCAGGCGCCTTCAAAACCAGCGGCGCTCGTGGCCGTTGGCGCATTCCGTCCAGCACCGTCGCGGTGCTGGTGAGCAGAGGAGGAGACATGGTCGAGAACGAGGGAAACGACACGCTGTCACTGGATGAGTACCTGGCACGTCACGGCTTGCGCCGGCTGCCGTGCGGGCTCCACTCCCGCATCAACGCCACGGCCGAGCCAGTGGTGGAGCTGTGGGTTGACGCCTGCATCAAGGACGGGAGGCCGGAGGCTGCGCTCATCTTCCGGCTCACGCGGGCCGATCTGGAGATCGTGAGCGCGCACCTGGGGCGGATCGAGCTGGCCGCTTCGCTCGGCTCGATGCTGAAGGGGTTGGGGCTGTGCTCGACCTCATCCGGCGCCCTGCGGGACGCGTCGAGCATGAAGCCGTCAAGGTACATGGAGAGCTGACATGCGCGCGTTGGTGTTCCTGATTCTTCTGGCCGGCTGCACGACCGACGACGGCCAGAACGGAGAGCAAGGGTTGCCCGGCCCGCAGGGCGAGCCAGGCGAAGCGGGTGCGCAAGGCCCGCCTGGTCCGCCTGGCGAACGCGGCCCGCAGGGCGTGGCTGGAGAGCGCGGCCAAGCCGGCGAGCGGGGGCCAGCGGGCGCACAGGGCCCGCCAGGAGCGCAGGGTACGATCGGAGAGCGTGGCGAGCCCGGCCTGCAGGGAGAACGCGGCCCAGCGGGCGCGCAGGGCCTGCCTGGTGCGCGAGGAGAGCAGGGCGAGCAGGGTACGGCTGGCGAGCGTGGTCCGCAGGGTGAACCCGGCGAGCGGGGGCTGGCAGGCCCTGCTGGCCTGCCAGGTCCAGCCGTGGTCTGGTGCGATGCCTCCGGCTCCTTCGTCGGCTTCGGCAGCGTGACCGATACGCGGCTCTGGTACGCGGACCGGGACGGCCTGTTCTGGAAGTTCGACGTTGGCTGGCTCACGCACTCGCCCGATGACCTCGCGGTCTACTGGACCGAGCCCGGCTGCACCGGCACGGCCATCGTGGCCGAGCGAGCCCCGCGCGTCACCTTCCGCACCGATGGCGAGTACCGCGTCCGCGGGCTTGAAGTCGCCAGCTTGCTCGACGTGCAGGCCGCGTCCGTGACGCAGTTGAGCGGCCAGTGCGCCGAGAGCGGTCAGTTCTTCTACCGTGCGCTACCGCTCGACGCGCTGGCCGTCGTGACCGCGCCGGACCTGCCATTTTCCCGGCCGCTGTACCCGGCGGTCGGCTCGTGTCAAGAGGAGGAGTGAGATGTCCAGACGAAGGCAGTGGTTCGAGACCATGGCGGCTGCGGTTTCCGCCGCGGCAATCTACACCGAGAGGGACGGCAAGAAGCACCGCGTCCAGAAGATCGCGTGGAGTTCAAAAGGCGAATTCTACGTGTCGGCCGCGGGTGCCAGCGCTGGCACCCCGAAGGCGAAGGGCGCTGCCGCGCGAGCGGCAAGCCAGAGTGCCAAGCTGTCCAGTCGGGTCAGCTCGGCGTCGAAGAAGCACTCCGCGCCAGCGAAGCTCCGGGCGCCGAAGCGTGGTGACGTCTACCGGGACCGCGACACGCGTATCAACGGCGAGCGCCTGCTCACGGTGCGGGCGATCCTCGATGACGTCGCTCACTGCGACGTCAGCATGAACGCGGAAGCCACGAATCGCAAGGTGAAGATCAAGCTCAAGCGGCTCGCGAGCCGCGACTACGAGCGGGTCGTCTAGTGCTTTCGGTGCTTTGAGAAGCTGACCGGCCGGAAGCCGGGGGAGGTAGTCGATGGGTGACGAGCTGATCGGGACCGCGGAGGCTGTGCCAGTCTGCCAGGTGCGCGACCGCTGCAACTACGCCGACCAGGGCGCGTGTATCTACGCGGACCCTGCCGGCTGGTTCGAGCCCGAGGTCCGCGTGACGCGCTCGCGGAACCCTGACCGGCCGGCGTGGCGGTTCGGCTGCGTGGCCTTCGTCGAGAAGCGGAGGCCCGGATGAGCTGCCCCGCCCTCGACCGGCTGTTCTACCGCGTGATCGAACCGGACACGCCGGACGGCCTGCCGCGTGCGCGCCGCTTGCGGCCGGACGAGGTGCTGCGGCTCGAAGCGAAGCTCCTGTGCCGGATGAAGACCGAGATCGGCGCGGTGTTGAAAGAGCACGGCCGCCCTGGTGCAGCCGGCCCAGCGATATCGAAGGCGGTCGCCGCCGCGCTGCAGGAGCTTGCCGAGCAGGAGGGCCTGGCATCCAAGGCCAGCGTTCACTTCTTGGGCCTCGTCATCGAGGACGATCTGCCCGGCCCGGAAGCGTGAGTCGCGCCTTTTCTGGTGCGAGTGAACTGCTTAAAATCATTAGCTGAATCGGCTCGCTAAAAAAAAACTTGCAATTAGCTTTGCGCCGTGTAGAATGGCAGCCATGGGAAAGAAAAATCACATCGCGTTAACCGGAGGAGAGGCGAGCATGAACGATCAAGAGTATGAGATGGCCAAGCGGATCTCGCACAGCAAGAGCTGCTCGGTTTATCGCGACTGGCACGGCGGCCACGGTGGCGGATTCATCGCTGCGCTGCGCGGGGAGTTCGACACCGAGGCTGGCGTCCACGAGTGGATCGTGCTCGGAGTTTTCGCTTCGCGTGGCGAAGCGCAGAAAGCCGTCGCGACCGCGATGGGCTGGGAGGCGTGACGATGAAGGCAATCATTTTCAAGCCCGCGAAGGCCTGGATCGAGAACCTGCGCGAGGGCGATCTTGCACCCGACTGCTTCGGCCGCCTGGCCGAGGTGGTGCGGGTCAGCTACCGCGGAACCGACACGCTGGGCCGCGAGTTTGTCGGCGTCGACTTGCTGTTCGGCGAGCGCGGCACGATCAGCGACTCCTACAAGGCCGGTCGGATTCATCGCAGCGTACCGCTCTGCAACCGGTACACGAGCGCGGAGCTGGATGCGCTGGAACGGCACGCGCCGGAGCGCAGCGACATGTTTCTCGGCGACCATGGCGACGACCTGGTCGAGCTGGAGGTGTGACGTGGATCGCCGGTACTACAGCCGCAGGCACTTCGAGCTGCTCCGCAATGGCCCGCCAGACACCGCCGAGACCATCGCGGAGCGGCTGCGCCAACGTGCCGCCGCGGAGCAGGCGATGCGAGAGCGCGACGAGCGCTGGCCGGAGCTGACGGCCGAGAACGCTGGCGAAGCGCTGGTCTGGCAGCGAGCCCGTGAGCGCGAGCTGTGCGAACTGCTCGCAGCGGAGAAAGCATGAATTTGACGCACATCCCGCACCATGCGGAGACAGGTGGCGACTATGTGCGGATCAAGTTCCGTCCGGTCGCGGCTGACGGAACTGAACTCCGCGCCCGCTGGGCGTGGGCTGTCCGGCTGCACGCCGGCCAGACCAGGCTTCCGCGCTACCTTCTGATCACGCGCGAAGGCGAGAACGTGGTCGCCGACCGCGAGCAGGACAACGTGATCACCGAGACCCGTTCGATCCTCGTCGGCACGCCAATGGAGGAGCGGCCAGCCGCCATGAACTTGAAGTACGGCTGGCTAGAGGAAGTCTGATGGCGAGTAAACTTTCTGGCGCAACGCTCGTCGATCGGGCTCACTGCCGAAGGCCACACGTGGGCAGAGGAAGCCTCCGGTTGAACCCGGGCCAGAGGCGAAAGCAGGACGACGTGGACGCGGTACGGGGACGTGATGCCGACGCTCGATGAACTTCGACGCCGTTTCAGGAAGGACACGCGGCTCAAGCCCGGCGGCCGGTCAGGTACCGTCTCGCCCAAGCTGAAGCTGGAGCTGAAGACCACTGGCAGCGACGGCAAGCCGCTGTTCACAGAGGAAGCCCTGCTCGAGATGGTGCGGTTGGAAGCGAACTTCCTCGCCAAGCTCGGCATCCCGCCAGAGCTTGTGCTGCCGACGCTCGAACATGCCAAGTCGGATGACCCGGCCCGCATCGCCGAGGCGATTTTCGATCTCGCGGACAAGGCTGGGATCGGACTCGGCCCCGCCGCAGTCGCGACGGCCAGAATCAGGACCCAGCTCGCGAGCCCATGGCTGGAAGAGTTGCTCCAGCGGGTGAAATCCGAGATGCGCAACTCCGTCCACCGACACCGCCGGAGCTACGCGGAAGTCGAGTCCGCCATCGGTGACTTTCTCAACGGGGCCCGAGCCGCGTGGACGCCGAGGGCGGACACGGACCCTGCATGGTCGCGCCCACACGCGGAAGCTGTGCGCGAGGCCACGAGCGCGCTGGATGCGGACTGGCTGGCGAACGAGTACGTGGTCAAGACCTTTAGCACGACCGCGACCGTGGAGCTGCACGGCCGCGGGAAGATCCACATTGGCACACCAACGGTCGTCCTCGCGACGCGGGACGGTGTCGTGCCGTGGATGCTGGTCGACAGGCTGTTCTATCGCTGGCAGAAGAAGACCGGGAAGCGCGACGGCAGGACCGTCTTCGAGCATGACGTCGCGATGGCGACGGTCAAGGAGCTTGGCCGCCGCGCCGGGTTGAGGCTGACGACGGACCGAGTACTTCTGAACGACTTCGCAATCGTCCCCAACCGCAAGAACTCGTCAGGCTATCTGTACACGCGACTCGTCATGCGAGCGGAGGACGCGAACGCGTTGATCGCGATGACCAGCCGACACGGAGGGGACGACCGATGACGAAGAGGAAGGCCGAGCTGCCAGATCTGACGAGGACCGCACGCGCGGTTGAAGCGCTCGACGCAGAGTACGCGAAGCCCGACAGCGAGATCGACTGGAGCAAGATCATCGAGCTGGACAGGGAAGTCGGCCGCGCCTTCGGCGAGGACACCGCGGACCGGAACAACCAGAGGACGTGCGAGCAATGCGTCCGCGCAGGCAGACCGAGCCCAGGACCAGGGTTCGAGCTGGCGCCCGTCCGCAGGTGGGTTGAGCAGTGGAAGAAGAAGAAGCGCAGCACCAACACCAGCAGCGAGCAGGGGGGTGAAGGTGGTAGGACCAACCGCGGAAAGGATGGGCCGGGACGCAGCGGAGAAGGTGAAGCAAAGCGCGTTGTATGGAGTACCCCCGAAAGATAGGGATAGAAGAAGACGGGCCAGCGCGAGAAGAGATGGGCCAGCAAGACAGGAAGAGAGGCAGGAGAAGGACATGGAGAAGAATGGGGCAAGATGCAGGGCGGGCCCGCGGAGAGGGGAAAGGGGGAAGCCCTACCTCGCGCCCACTCCGGCCGCCTCCAGTCACATCCGGCCACATCCCTCCGGAGGGAAAAGGATGAATCCCTCCCCCCGCTGCTCTCGCCGCGGTCCCCACCCCGGCCCGGCGCCGCACCAAAAGCCTAGCCCGCAAGCCGCCGCGCCACGCTGCAACGTGCCAAAGGATAGCTAACTTCGCATTATCACAACAGAACACCAGCGCCAACGTGCCAAAGGCCCAACGTGCCAAAGGATAGACAACTCCGCATTATCACACGATATTCGCCGCGACAACGTGCTAAAGACCCCAGCGCCCAAGGCGCGCGGCTCCGGCGCACCAAGCCCAGCGCCGGGAGCGCGGGCCACGCGTAGCCAAGGCGCGCGTGGTGCGTGAGCCGAGCCCGGCGCGCTGGCAGCTCCGCGTCCGCATCCTGCCACCACCTGGGCAAGCCTGGGCCAGCCCGCCACCTGCCACGCACTGCCACGCGGGCCGGCCTGCCACCTGCCACACGCTGCCACGTTCTGCCACGCCACGCGGCCAGCTTGAGCTTGCTCGCCTCCTACCGCATCCTGCCACCAACCAGGCAAGCCGGGCCAAGCCCACCTCCTACCACATCCTGCCACCAACCATGCCCGGGTTCAGCCAGGCCCGGCAATGGCAGGAGGCCAGGATGGGAAACCGCGGTGCCTCGGGCCGGTAGGATGCCGCGCAGGATTGGCTCTCATCCTTCCGATCCTGCCCGAACAGGCCGGCCCTTGCCCCGTCGCCCGCCAGCCCGCGCGTGCTCGGGATTGCCTGGCCCCCTCCCGATTCAAGCACGCCCCGGAAACCCGTCACTAAAAGCCAGGCTTTAATAACCCAGGCCTGGGCCAGCCGCACGGCTGCCTCCCGTGCCCACGTTTCCGGAAAAATTTTTTGGCGCGAGGACTCGGTACCTCCGCTGTGCTCTTCGCGAACCATCGCGCGGAGGTGCTTGATGGCGGCAAGAAGCTGTAAACGCGCCCTGCGCTGGCTCATCGAAGACGCTCCACTCCTGGGCTTCGCGCGCGGCTGCGCGTTCCATTTTGTCTGGCGCGGCCCGCTGCCGCGCTGGGCGCAGGACGCCGCGCCGTGGCTCATGGCCTTCGCGCTGCGGTCCTGGCCGCTGCGGGTCAGCAAGCTCGTCGAGACAGACCACGGGCAACGCGGCGTCGAGATCTCCAACCGCTACTGGCTGGGCGCATAATGAGCTGGAACAATGTCGTCCGCCTCTCCGCGCCGGTCGTCAACCAGCTGCGGCGCGAGAGCGACAAGGTTCAGCTCCCGGAAGATGTTGTCCGGCTGCTCCTGGACGTCTACGGCACCGCGACGCTGAACTGGGTGCGCGCCATGCCCGACAGCCGTGCGGGCTTTGAGATCATCCGTTGTGCCGCGCTCGACGCGCTCGGGCTCCACGGGGACACCTTGCTCGGAATCCTCACCGGTGCAGGTCTCGACCCCCTGGTGCTCGAAGCGTTCTGGCGCGCAAGGGCACGGGACACGCGATGACCTCGCAGGAGCGAATCGACAGGCTCGGCCGCGTGCTGTGCTTCACGCCGGGCTCGGCCGGGTTCGACCTGAAGCAGGACATCGGTGGTCGGCGGTGCTGGTGGCTCGTCGGCGGTGTCGAGGGCGACCAGGCGCTGCCTGGCACCTGCGGGATGAACACGCTGGCCGAAGCGCTGGACGCGGCCGAGGCGTGGTTCGCGCCGGAGGTCGACGAGTTCGAGAACGCGTCGGCAAGGGCAAGAACGCGATGAGCGAGTGCGACTCGGCCGCGCGGCCGCGGCACGCCCGGGCTCTGCGTGACGTGGGGCTCGCAGCGGTTCGTCGTCACGGTCGAGGAGCTGGAGGAGAGACGGTGAAGAAAGACGCACGCACGGAGCACGGGCCGGTGATCATCGAGGACCTGGCCGGCGTGCCTGCGGCCCTTTACGAGCTGGCCGAGCGTCTCTCGTGGAACGGGAAGCCGATCTCCGCCTCACGGGTCGAGAGCTGCGCACGGGAAAGTGCTGTCCTTCTGGCCAGCGCGCGCTTCGTGCCGCTGTTCTCCAGCCTGCCTCAACTTGGGCCGTTGAATCCGGCCCGGAGGAATCGCTGATGACGGCGAGACGGTGGACCAAGGAACGGCCGACCGGCCAGTGGCAGATGGCGGTGGTGCTCTACGCTGATGGCGACTTCGCGGTGCGTTTTCCGCACGCCGTCGAACACCGGCCGGTGGCGGCATGGCTCGTAGTGACGCCGCCGCGCTCCAGCCAGTGCCCAGGGTGCGACTCCGAGGTGCTGGCCGGCGAAGCGTGCGGGGTCTGCGGTGCTACGCCGTCGAAGGGTCGGGCGAGGTGATGATGTTCGATCTGCGGAAGTTCGTGCGCGAACATGTGCTACTCATCCGGCAGCGTCCGACAGTACGGATTCCTGATGGTGCGGTACGCGGAGGGCGCGATGGGCGCGTCCGACAGGTATGACACCATCGCCACGATACGAGCGGAGGCGTGATGTGGTTCTACTTCAACGGTCACGGCGAGATCGATTGGGACTTTGACGACGTGCCGGGCGGTGCGCACGATTCGGCCAGGCTCATCAAGGGCGCGATTCGCGAGGCCCTGGTGAAGTTCGGGCTCGTGAACATCGACCTCGCCGTTGAGCCCGACACGCGCGACAACCCGGGCAGCGAGCCCCGGCTCGATCAGAAGGCGTTGGAGGCCAGAGAGTGGAAGTTCAAAGACAAGCCGAAGGTCTCGGCAGAGCTGGAGGACTTGGCGGTCGAGTTGTTGGCCAAGGCCGTCGAGCGCTGCGGCGAAGGCCAGCCGCGTGAACTTCGGCACGTCCACCTTGAACGCCTCTTCGCGACCGGCTCGTCCTTCGTCTTCTGGCTCTGCCGCGAGTTCGGCATCGACCCTCACGAGGAGCTTGGCGAGCGCCGTTGCGGCTCCCGTACCTGCCCGGAGTGCAACCGATGAGCGGCAAGCCGATGCTCGTTCTTGACGACCTCGAAGTCGGCGGCACGATGACCGAGGCGAGCGCGCGTCGGTTCATAGGCCTCTGTGAGCGGTACAGCCTGCTCGATGTTTACTTCCCGCCGCGTGTCGTGATCGGCCCGCTGCCCTTGCTCGACCGGATGGCCCAGGCGGTGTGCAACTGGAGCGCGGCCTTGCAGCGCGCTCACGTCCGCGCCTGGTGCAAGGCGCACGGCGTCGATTGCCCGTGGGGCTACATCGACCACGTCCGAAGCCAGAGCGCGAAGCTGCGCACGCCCTGGACGCAACGGCCGGACTGTACGAGGTACCCGCGCGCAGAAGTGCGCGACGGCAACGGCTCGACCATCGTGATCGTGTCGACGCGCGCGTTCAAGCAGGATCTCTTCGAGTCGTTGAAGAAGCGAACGAAAGGAATCGAGGGGTGATGGCAAAGCCAAAGGTGAAGGCGACTATCCTGCCGCTGGTCCAGGTCCGCATCGAGGGCGAGCAGCCGAAGGGGAAGATCGGGTTCCCGGTCATCCGCGACGATGGCGGCCTGGTCCACGAGTTCCTTCTGTGGCAGCTCGACTCCGGCGTGTTCGGTGTGGCGCGGGCCGGCGGGCAAAGCGGCGGCGGTTCCTTCTGCGGGTACTTCTATCCGGAGGATGCGGAAGCTGTCGCCGCGTGGCTGCGCGAGCACGGCGTCGAGGTGGAAGCGTGACGGAGCTGACCACCTTCGACCTGGTCGTCATCGTCGTCGCGACGTTCGGGACCGGCCTGCTGATAGGCCGACTCTTCGAGCGGACTGGCTGGCGGTACGGCATCGCGCTCAACACCGAAGCGGACGGTTTTTTTCATGTCCTTTTCCTCAAGCTCTGGCGCCGCGAGCTTCATCCTTCACAAGCCGCGACCGCGCTGGTCGCGTGGAGTCGCGGCGACGCAGCCTTCCGGGTCTGGATCAGTGACCACGTTGACTCTGACTAAAGCGCGTTTTTTAGGTCCACGGCCGACCGCTTCCGCGAATCATTGGCTAGGTACGGGCATGGCGCCCGATAGTCGAACCAAGGAGGGCAAAGATGATCAGGGTCGATCAACGCGACTTTTCGGCGGCGTTGGAGGCAGCGCGGCAAGCCTGTAGCCGGGTAGGCTCGCTCCCCATCCTGGCGCAGGCGAGCGTTGTCTGCCACGACGGCGAGTTGAAGATCGACTGCACCGATCTCGACGTGCGGCTGGTCTGCACGCTGGCCGCGGCAGGCGAGGGCAAGTTCCTTCTGCCTGCCGCGAAGCTGGCCAAGGTCGTAAAGCCGCAGGGCGCGAAGAAGGCTTCGCGCCAGATCGTGATCGGCGTCGAGGACGAAAAGCCCATCGTCATGATCGACGGCGCGAAGGTGAAGTTCCCGCTCCAGTGCGCGCCGGAGGACTGGCCTGTCGAGGCCGTCTGTGAGTGGAAGCTCCGCGGCCACTACGCGACGGCCGAGACGCTGCGCGCGTTGAAGTACTGTCTGCCGGCTGCTTCCACCGACGATATGCGCCCGCACCTGGGCTGTGTGTTCTTCTTCGGCTCGCGGCTCATCTCCACGGACGGGCACCGGCTCCACATCGTGCACCTCGGCGGCGAGCCACACGAGAGCACGTGGCTTGCGCGTCAGGGCGTGTGCCACCTCGTCAAGCTCTGTGACGCCGAGTCCTTCGATCTCTTCGCGGTCGATGGCGAGGATCACATCGGTCGTTGTCGCGTGACGTGGCCAGGTCGTGTGCTCGTCCGCGACACGCCGGTCGGTGCCATCGATCTGAACTTCGACCGAGTCATCGGTGACACGCGCGCATCCCGCGGCATCGTCTTCAATCTGACGCGCGTGGATCTGCTCGACCGGTTGAAGAAAGCGAAGGCGATGCTCGACAAGAGCGCGGATCTGATCGTGGAGTACGAGTCGGGACGCTGGCTGAAAATGGAGGGGTGCGAGCGTGTCGCGGACAAGACCACGGTGGAGTGGAAGCAACCGCACGACGGCGTCGAGGACAATCGCGAGAAGTTCGTCCCAGACTGTCAGCCGAGCGACGTGAGCGACGAGGAGTGGGCCGAGCATGCGCACGCCGAGCCACAGTCCTGTCACTTCGCGCAGCCGGCCAAGTTCTGCGTTGGGCTCGACTACGCGATTGACGCGCTGGCCGATGGTGACGACCTGGTCGAGCTGAAGTTCACCGACTCGCTGCTGCCGATCCACTTGCGCAGCGGCGATTATGAATCGATCGTCATGCCGATCAGGATCTAGTTCGGAGGTATGCGAGCGATGAGCAAGTGTCGGGTGGCGCGAGTTCCGAAGGAGGAAAGCAAGGGCTGGCATGAGTACGGGTGGCTCAAGCCGATCTTGCTCGCTTGTGACAGCCTCATCGGCCATGGCCGGCTGGAGTACTGGCTCGGCGTCGAGGCCGAGGGCAAGCTGCCGGCCGAACCCATCCCGCAGATCCACTGGCGGCACTCGATGGATACCGAGACCCGTGAGAACTTGCGCGAGTTGTCGAAGACGGTCGCGGAGCGCGGCGAGTACAAGGGCCCACCGCTCTCGCCCAAGGGTGCGTACCAGCACGTCGGCCAACTGATCGACAAGCTCGGCGGCGGGTGGGATGCGCTCACTTACTTCATCCGCTGGCTGGCCTGGGGGCTGGGCGTGAGCGCGGAACGCAACGAGGAACCATACCAGCCATGGGGCGCGGATGCGGCCTGGGGCGATACGCTCTTTCGTGAGTTCCACCTTCAACGCCTGCTCGCGGCTGACGCGGACGTGCTTGGCTACTGGCTCGCGGAGCGACGCGGCAAGGGCTGGAATCCTAACGCGTTCTTCCCGACGCCGATGAACGTGTGCGATTGCATGGCGCGGATGACCATGCACGATGTCGGTTCGACATTGCCGGACGGCCGGGACGCGCGGCTCGCCTCGGTGTGCGATCCATGCGTTGGCACCGGGCGGATGCTCCTGGCTGCGAGTAACTTCTCGCTCAACCTCCACGGTATGGACATCGACGGCCTGATGGTCGACGCCTGCTCGGTGAACCTCGCCCTTTTCGCGCCGTGGGCGGTGTACATCGGACCGCGCCAGCGGGAGATCCTGTCGCGCGACTCGGGCTCCGGCGAAGACGGTGAGCGGCGCGTGGAACAGATCGATGCGCTCCGCGCGGAGCGCGGGATGCCGACACTACCGAAGACGATCAAGCGCGAGCGGCCGGGATATGTGGTCAGCCGTCACGGCAGCGGCGACATCTTTTCGGCCAAGGTCGTGAAACGTGAGCGACCGAAAGGGATCGTATGAATGCGTATGAGTGGGGGCGAACACGCAAGCCATACCCGAGCTGCGAGGTCGCGCTGGAGTGGCGGAGTAGGCTTGGGCCGATCAGGAGGTACCCCGTGAGCGAGTCGCATGCGTTGATGAGTGCAGAGTTGGTGGCTCTGCGTCAGGAGAACGACCGGCTCCGCGAGGAGAAAGACCAGGCTGTGCAGGCGCTCCGGCAGGAAGTGGAAGCACTGCGCCAGCGGTACTCGGTGCTCATGCAGCAGTATCAGGACGAGGTCGAGTTGCGTCTGGCCGCGGAGTGCGACGCGAAGACCCTGGAAGAGAAGCTGGCTGTCCTGCGCGAATCGATCACGGTCCTTCCGCAAAGTGGCGGCAGGATGCCTTGACGACACGTGGGCTATCATCGACGACGAGCGCTGGCTCGGAGGAGGCTGCGATGGGATGGATCGGTGATGCGAGCAGGATCGAAGACGCGCTTAAGGCGCGCGGTGCCGGGAAGGACGAGCAGGGCCGCTTCCTGATTCGCAGCGGGCGCGTCGTGACTTTCATGGGCGCTGGCGGGGAGGCCGTGGTGGACGACGCTTGCGAGTGCCTGATCAACGGTGAGTGGACGCCGCTCATCCCGCTGCTTCACGGCGGGCTGCGCGTGACGGTGATCTGATGTTGACCAGGACTGCGCGCTTGAGGGTTGTGCTGGAGATGCCGGAGGAGCACTGCTGGCACGATCCACCGTGCCTGGTTTCGGTTGAGTTCGTGGACCCGACCGCGTGCGAGCCCGGGAGGATGGCGGATACGAAGGCGTTCCGCGAGGAGTGGGGCGCTGTCGGCGAGGCTCTGTTCTGGGATGTCGAGGATCGCGAGTTTCACGGGTGCAGGATCGAGGTGGTCGGGACTCTCTGGTGGGAGAGCACGAGCAGCGCCGATTATGGGATCGACTACGACTGTGGCTTTGATGTCACGGAGAGGAGGATTGTGCCGTGAACACGGAGATCCCGTGCATGGCCGATGTGATGCCCGAGGGCGAGGTTGGTGCGGCACGGGTGTCGCACTTCGAGCTGAAGGGTGATGCGTTACTGCTCGCCAACGTGCGCGCGATCTGTAGCGGGTTCGGCATCGGCATGGTGAGTACCGGACGGTACGCGCGCTTGAGCATCGGCAGCGTGCTCTGGATGTCTGACACGCAGTTGGAGCGGCGTTCTTCGGAGGAGTTCTTGTGCGAGGCGCGGGGGGACGTGCTGATCAGTGGCCTCGGTCTGGGGATGGTCGTCGTCCCGCTGCTGTCCGATTCGAAGGTGCACTCGATCACGGTGATCGAGCGCAGCGAGGATGTCGTGCAACTCATCGAGCCCAGGCTCAAGGCGATGCCAGGTGGTGAGAAGCTCACGGTCATCGTAGCCGATGTGTTCGAGTGGCAGCCGCCCAAGGGGCAGACGTGGGATGTGATCTATCACGATGTCTGGCTGGACATATGCACGGGCAACCTGAAAGAGATTGCGGTGCTGAAGCGAAAGTTCGCTCGACGGAAGCGCCCTGGCGGCTGGCACGGGGCGTGGTTGCACGGCTGGTTGACCAGGAGGCGGCGTCAGGAGCAGAGACGGTCGGGGAGGATCTGGTGAACACATCGAAGAGATCCAAGAAGTACCGCAAGCGAGACGGTGCGGCGCACGAAGGGCCGCGCAGCCTTCCTCACGGAGCACGGCGTGGTCTGCATCCACGACGCCGTGAAGCTCGGGCCGTGGCGCGTCGTTGCGTACAGCGAGATCAAGGCTGGCGACGTGATCCGGCTGGCACCGCACGAATCAGGGATCTGTTCGTGCTGCGGCGAGATTAACCCTGACGCTCACGAGCCAGTCCTGGTGCGGCTCGTGAGGTCCGACGGTTCGCGCGAAGGCGTCTTCGTCCGCGACTTGAGAAGGTGAAGCGATGGCGACGTCTGATGCAATCCCGATCCAGGAGATCGCGGATCTGCGGCGAGAGAACCGACTGCTCCGCGAGCGGTGCGAGGTGCTGGCCGACCAGTATCAGCAGGAGGCCGAGCTGCGTTATGCTGCCGAGTGCGACGCAGCCTGGCTGAAGAAGAAGCTGGACGAGGCGCAGGCGAAACAGGTCGCCTGGGAACGCGACGAGGTGAACTGGCCATGAAGCAGAGTCGGCGGCGTGGGCGGCAGGAGCGGCGGCGCGGCCCGGACGGGGACATGTGCGCGCTCCGAATGATGCGGAAGGATCTTGGTGTGCGCCAGAAGGAACTCGCCTTCGCAGTCGGCTGTTGCCGGCAGTATCTAGCAGGCTGCGAGATCGGCACCAGAGTTCCGAGCCCAGAGCTGCGAGAGCGAATTCGTGCTGCACTGACGCGGTACGATCTCGGCGGAAGCCTGGAGGCGAGGAAGCCGTGAAGACCTTGCGCGAGTTCGAGGTCGGTAGCAGCTTCGAGATCAAGGACAAGACGGACCTCATGATCCGGCTTGTCTGCTTGAAGTGCGGGCACGACTTCGTTGTGGACCTCACCTGGCTCGACAACGCGGCCTGGAGCTCGCGTCTTGCTTGCTACATGCCGCGCTGCCCGAACTGCGGATCGACCGGATGACGGACGAGCTACCGATCCGGCCCTGCGTCGGCTGCGGGTATTGCTGTCGCAAGGCGCGCTGCGCTGTGTCCTTCATCGCGGAGGGCTGGCCAGTTGGCGTGGACCCGTTTGATGTCGTCGGCGAGTCGCGGGCTTGTCCGTTCCTGTTGCGGCACGGCGGACTCTATCGCTGCAGCATTGCCGGGCAGTATGCGGCGGCGTTGGCTATCGGAGCCGGCTGTTGTGCGCCTTTTAACAGCGACCGGCTGGCGATGGTCCGTCGCCTTCGCGAGCAGCGAATCATCGAGCAGACCGCGCAGAGCCGCGGCGAGGAGGACAGCCGATGAGCGACGAGAAGAAACGGCCGGAGCCGCGCGAGTGGGAAGTGGTGCTCGACGACGTGGGTGACAAGCTCAATGAGGATCTGGCGTCTGGTGCTCTTGGCCGGCGCGTGGTGGGATACATCCGCGAGGTGGTCCTGCAGTTCTTCGAGACCGAGTTCAAGGCAATGGCCGAGCGTATGGACGCCGACGAGGACAGGATCTCCGAACTGGAGGAGGAGAAAGAAACCCAGCTCACGGTCGAGTGCGAGGACGTCGAACGCGCGCTCGTCATCGGTGGCTTGCTCTCGCATCGCTTCGAGGCTCACGATGCGGCGCGCTTCCTGTCGGAAGTCGCCGACCTGCTGCGCGGGGCGAGTCGCGAGCTGGCAGAAAAGCTCGACGAGGTGGCGCGCGTGATCGGGAGGTGCTAGGTGGCGAAGCCAGGGAAGAAGCGGAGCCCAGCGCCGGCTGCGGAGCCAGCGCGGATCACGGCAGTCACAGTCGCGATGCAACGGGTCTATAGCATCGGTCGCTTCAAGACGCTGCGCTACGATGTCCAGGCCCAGGGCGAGGTCCAGTCTGGTCACGACGCGTCCGACGCGGTCGATCAACTCACGGCATTCCTTGACGCGAAGGTCGCGCAGTTTGCAGCGGACCGAGACCTTGACCACTTGGTCCCGAACCGCGACTCGGCCGCAGCGCTCGGCAGCGAGTTTGAGGAAAAGGAAGAAGACGAGAACGATCCCGATTATGACGACGAGGGCGAGTAGCGGGGCGCCTGGCGCGGCAAGTTCCCCTCCGACTTGCCGCGCCAGGCGCCCGGGGCTCAACGAAAGGAGCACACGGTGAAGAAGGAACGAACCGGAAAGGGTCAAGCGCCGAGGCGGCACAGGCGAGACCTCTCCACGCTCGGCGAGTTCGTCGTGGCGCGGCTGAAGCGGCTCGACGTCGAGAAGCAAGCCGTTGCAGCGCGGCACGGGATCTCTCCGCAGAACTTGAGCGCCATGCTGCGCTCTCACGATCCGCGTCTTTCAACGATTCGCAAGCTGGCTGCGATTCTCGGCACGACTGCCGCCAAGTTGCTCGGCGACGTGGACCGTATCGCGCATCGGCGCGGAGCCATCAAAAGGATGCGGCCGTCTTCCACTTGACCATCCGTCTCTTCGTCTGGTAGGCTATGTCCGTCTTGCAAGGCATTTTTGCCAGGAGGAAGGACAATGGCAATCGTAGCTCTCACAGCGGACCAGAAGCTCGCGGAAGCGGACCTCGAAGGAAGCGGGGCATCGACAAGCCACGCGCCGGAACTGAAGGAGAAGTTCAACGACGTGGTGGACAAGGTGAACGAGCTGGTGGCCATCGGCTCCGACGACATCGCCAACGACTCGGGCGTGACCGGCACCACGATCAGCGACGCCATCGACCAGCTCGACACCGATCTCGGCGACCGCATCGAAGGTTCCGTGGCCGCCGTCGATCTCAAGGATGCCGGAGCCACCGACTACACCATCGCGCTCGGCGGCACCACGGGCAAGCGCTTCGTCCCCACGAAGGTCGCGGTCCGCTGCAAGACTGCCACGGCTCTCACCGGCGACGCCAAGATCAAGATCGGTACCGCGCTCGGCGGCGAGCAGGTCGCGGCCGAGATCACGCTCACCGGGCTCAACGTGGTGGACGAGGTGTACGTCGCGACGCCGGCCGATGGCGTCCGCGCCGTGGCCGCCGACGCCACGATCCACGTCCAGGTCAGCAGCCCGGACAGCGGCACCAGCGGCACCGCCGACGTGTCGATCATCGGCTTCGAGGTCTAGCCGTCAGCGGTGGCGGTAAATCGACGCGAGCCTGACCGCGTGGTTCGTCGAGCCGACGACGGCGATGAGTCCGCACTGTAGAAGCTCGCTTTTCCTGTACTGTGGATTGATGGTATCGAGCCACACGGCGAAACCGCCGGGCTCCAGCACGCGTGCCACCTCGCGCAGCACAGCGAGTCGGTGCGGTACCTTCGGCACCCCGTAGATCCTCGCATCCTTGTCGGTGTACGGCGTGTCGGCCAGGACCAGATCGAAGCTCGCTGGTCGGAACGGCAGCGCACGCGCGTCGCCGCGGACGTCGGCCTTGGCCTCTGGGTTGGGCTGCAAGTCGAGCCGCACGGTCGCGGGCTCGGCTCGGAGCGAGCCGCTGAACAGGTGCAGGGTCCGGCACCGGTCCGGGAACATCGAGCGCACGCGGGCCAGGTATCTACGCGGGTAGGAGCCATGGTACCCGCTCCCGCGGTAGCAGGCCCCGGTCACCCACACGGCCTGAAGCCAGCGCCCGGTTGCCACCACTGGCCAGGAGTCGGGCCACTGCGGGAAGGCCCGGGCGTATTGCTGCGCGCGCCATCGGAGCGGCCTGCGGTCCACGCTTCACCTCCGGGTTGATGGTTAGAAAGAGCAAGAGTTTCCGGAGCTTCCGTGCTAAATTGGGCCTAACTAGCTGGTATTATTAGGGGTTTTTCCAGGGGACACGCCGCCACCAGCGCCGCAAGAAAAAAACGATTTTTTTTAGCCTCCCTTCTATGCGGTATTCTTACTGATTCTGATTCGCTAAAAAAAAACCTTTACAAGCTCCGCGCCCCGTGTATAATGGGAACCATGGAAAGAAAGAACCGCAAGCGGGAGAAGAAAATGGAAACGAAGAACTGGGAAAGCGCGCACATCGAGATCAACCTGGCTCGTCGCGCAGAGCGCTTCGGTGAGTACGGGGCTGCCGTGGGCCACTGGTGCAGGGCCGCTCGCATTCACGAAAAGCGCGGCAGCATGCACGCTGCGGCCGAGTGCCGTCGCCAGGCGGACATCCAGCAGGCGCTCGCGGAATAGGGAGAAAAAAATGGCAAAGCGCACCAACCTGATCTGGAAGGGCCGTGGCAGCAAGCTCACCAGCGTGGCCGCCCTGGTTACCTTCCGCGGCACGCGGTACGAGGTCAAGAAAATCCTGCGCTCCAACGGGCGCGAGGAGATTATCTATTCGGAGCTGACTCCGGCCGGGATCTGCCAGCTGAAGCTGGCCAGCGTTCCGGCTGCTCTTTACTGGAAGCGGGATCTCGTCGCCCGCTGCTCACTCGGTTAGTGGAGGACACGATGAAGACCAAGAAGACCGGCCCCAGCAAGCGCGACGTCGCCTTCGCGCTCACGTCAACCCAGGCCCAGATCGTCCAGACCGCTGGCCGGCTGGCGCGCGCCTTCGACCCAGCGCAGCAGGCCGAGCTGGTCGAGGAGCTGGAGTGCCTGAAGCGCGCGGAGCGTGGCTTCCGCGCTGTGCTGCGCAGCTTCCAGCCCGAGCAGGAGCCCGCGCCGCGCTTCTCCAGCCGGCCCCAGCTGCCCCAGGCGCTCACGGTCATCCGCCGGCCGCTCGCGGCCTGCTAACAGGAGGAAAAGATGAAGACCAGCAGTGCACAGCTCGCAGCCCTGCGCAAGATCCGTTCCTGCGGCGGGTGGATAGTCATCGGCCTCGGGATCTCAAGGACCATGGCCCGCGCGTTGGAACGGCGCGGGCTGGCTGTCGTCACCGGCCAGCCGATGACCCAAGCGGATCTGGAGTGGCGGGCCATCACGGAGCAGATCGGGCGCGTGGCACTGACCAAGGCGGGTGCGAAGCTCGCAGAGCAGGAGGGCTAACCGATGAAGGACAACCAGACACCGAAGGCAATCCAGAACGCACGTGATGCCCGCGCCGAGTACGATGCCACCGAGAAGCGCTGCCGCGCAGTGCTCGACGCGATCCGCCTGCGGCTCGACGCCGAGACCGTGGGCGCGAAGAACTGGGCCGAGGTCGGCAGCCTGGGCCACGTTGAGGAACTGCTCGGCGAGGTCGCGGCCTTCCTGGACTGCCCGGGCTACCGTGACCGCTAGCTTCCCGCCCCCGCGCCTGATCGCTGGCCCAGCCGCGCAAAAGCCGAAAATCCCGCTGGTCAACTGCGCGGAATCCTTGCCGAAACAAAAAAACTAAAAAAAATCCTTTACAAGCAATCAGCACCGTGTATAATGGGAACCATGGAAAGCAAGAACCGCAAGCGGGAGAAGAAAATGGCAAAGGCAACGGCCAACGGCAGCCACGGTGCGAAGTGGATAAGACGCGAGAAGCGGCTCGCGATTTACATCCGCGACGGGCTCTGCTGCTGTTACTGCGGGGCGAGCGTCGAAGACGGCACGGCGCTCACGCTGGACCACATCAAGCCGCGTGGCAAGGGCGGAAGCCACGACCAGACCAATCTGGTGACTTCCTGCCTGCGCTGCAACTCCGCGCGGGGCGACCGGCCGCTGGCCACCTTCGCCCGCGCGGTCGCAGAGTACTGCAACGATCGGACCGCGGACCAGATCGTGAAGACGGTAAACCGCCTCCGCCGCCGGGTGCTCGACGTGCCCGCTGCGAAGGCGCTCATCAGCAAGCGCGGCTCCTACGCTGCCGCGCTCAACAAGTAGGGAGGATGCAAGGATGAAGACCAAGGATCTGGAGCCCGGGATGGTGGTCGCCGTGGGGTCAGTGCAGGACTTCGAGAACGGATGGTGCCAGCGCGCGATGGTCGTCGAGGTCGGCAACTGGGAGGCGGACGGCCGTTTCCACAGGATCATCCGCCGGCCGGGCGCGACCGGCATCGCGCTGGCCATCGCGTACCAGCGGGACGGCAAGCCCACCGAGTGGAACAGAGTCGTCAAGCTCGCGAACCAGATCCGTTGCACCTGGGAAGCGTACCTGGAGCACGGAGAGCTGGTGGAGGCGCGCAAGGCGCAGGCGCTCAAAGCCAAGGCGCAGGGCGAGGCCAGGCGGGATGAACTGGTCAAGAAGCTCTCGGAGCTGCTGGGTGTGCCCTGCCGGGTCGCCTTCGAGCGCATCGGCGGAAACTACGTGCCAGGCCACATTGCCATCAACTTCAGCGACGCCGAGTCGCTGGTCGACACGCTCTAGGGCGTGGTGGAGGACGTCATGCGCGAGACTTACGAAATCCCGGTGAGCCGCTTGGAAGAGCTGAAGGACCGGATGGCCAAGGTCAACAAGGTCGCCGACAAGCTCGGCTGCGCGCCGGTCAAGCTCTTCGAGGGCGACGAGATCGTCCGCGACCATCCGGAGGACGGGCACAAGCCCGAGCACCTGCGGCGTAAGGTGAAGTTCATCGCGGTCACCATCGAAGGCGAGACGCCGATGATCGCTGGCTACACCTTCCGGGCAACGCTGCTTCACACCTACGGCGAGGAGGCTGGCACCATCATCCTCGCAGTGCCAGGCTACTCGAAGGATCTGCCGCCGCAATACCGCGAGGCCAGCGCGACCTGCGACCATTGCGGACACGACCGCAAGCGCAAGAAGACCTACGTCCTTCAACACGAGGACGGCTCCTGGATTCAAGTCGGCTCGACGTGTATCTCGGACTTCCTCGGCGGCGCTCACGACCCGGACCGCGTGGCGAGTCTCTGCGAGGGTCTGGGCAAGCTGGTCGCGTTCTGTCGCACGGCGGCACGGGAGCCGGGCGATACCGCGGAGCCGATCTTCGACCTCGTCGCGTACCTTGCGATCGTGATCGCGGTTGTTCGAGAGCACGGCTGGGTCAGCAAGGCGGTCGCGAGGCGCAGCGCGAGCACGGCGACGGTTGCGCGGGTCGACGCCCGCCTCTTCGGCCTGAACACGGATGCTAGCCCTTCCTTCACGGAAGACGACAAGACGCGGGCCGAAGGCATCGCGGCGTGGATGGAGAACCTCGGCGAGCGACCGGATCTCAACGACTACATGCACAACCTCTCGGTCATCGGCGCGGCCGGATACGTTGGCCTGAAGACCTCCGCGCTGGCTGCATCCGCGCCCGCCGCCTTCGCACGGGAGTCGGACGACAGCAAGCCCGCCGAGATCCCGAGTCGTGGCAACGCTTACTTCGGCACGCTGGGCGAGCGCGAGACCTTCACGCTCACGGTCACGCGGATCGGCACATTTGACGGCCGCTATGGTCGCACCTGGGTCGTCGGCTTCGCGGATGCGGATGGCAACGAGGGAGTCTGGTTCGCGACCAAGGAGCCGGAGATCGCGCGCGGCGACTGCTGCGCGGTCACGGGCACGGTCAAGAAGCACGGCAGCTTCCGGGGCATCAAACAGACCACCCTGGCGCGCTGCAAGGTCGTCGTCGTCAAACGGTGTGCTGCATAGCAGCCGCAGGAAAACAGCGGGGCGGGCGGTACCGCCCGCCCCGCGCGGGAGGAGAAGTCATGCCGAGGATCAACACCGTGAAGAAGGCCAGGAAGGATCAGGGCGCCTGCTCGAAGTGCGGCAAGCAGATCGTTGTCGGAAGCCCGTACCAGTGGATCGCTTTTCGCCACGGTGGGCGCCGCGTGATCTGCGACGGCTGCACGTTTCGCGCCAGCGACCTCACGCAGTCGAAGATGAGCGGCGTCTATGCCGCGCAGGAGAGCGCGGTTGAAAGCATCGGCAGCTGGGACGGCGAGGACGTGGAAGAACTCCGAGACATCCTTCAGGCCTGCGCGGAAGCGATCCGCGAGGTGGCGCAGGAGTACCAAGACAGCGCGGACGCGATCCACGATAGTTTTTGCGAGTCCGCCACTGCGGACGAGTGCGAGGAGAAGGCGCAGGAGCTGGAGAGCTGGGCAGACATGATCGAGGGCACCGAGTTCGATGAGTTCGACGAGGATGAGCACCGGAGCAAGTTGACCGAGGAGTTCGAGGGCTTGGAGCCAGATTATGCCTGCGAGGCGTGCAATGGCGTCGGGCATGACGTGGCCGGCGCGGGGTGCCAGGCGTGCGGCGGTACCGGGAACACCATCGCCGCAGAGATCGAGGACCGGCTGGAGAAGATGAAAGCCGACTGGGTCCAGGAGCAGTGCGACGAGGCGTCCAGCGTCCTGGAAGATTGCCCCTGCTAGCGCAGGGCGCGGAAGGAGACTGGAAGTTGACGAGCGGGACAGACAAAGTCATCGAGGCCCTCGCGGACATGGCCAACGGCGCGCGCACTGTGTACACGCCGCAGGCCAAGCAGATCGCTTCAGCAATGCGGAGCCTTGTTGGCCGCTGTTGCTGCAGCGGGACGGACCGGGCGCAGCTCGACAAGCTCGCGGACGCGGCCGAGCCGATGATCATCATGCTCGCGCAGAAGATCGCAGCCGATGCTCTGGCGCTGGCAGAGGCCGTCGTCGAGCGCGGCGAGGTTGAAGAGAACTGATGCCGGAAGGCGAGGAGGATGGAAGGATGATCACGAGCATCGACAGACGGGCATGCAAATTGATTATGCAGGAGTGTGGCGAAGCGTTGACCGCGGTCGCGGCGCGGCACGGCCTCAACCTCACCAAGCGTCCCGGTCGCTTCACCAACGCGATGATGACCTTCAAGTGCGAGTTCGTGGTTCAGAACGAGGAAGGCATCCCGGCTGACTTCATCGCGCACGCCAACCGCTTCGGGCTTCGCGCAACGGACCACGGGCGCGAGTTCAAAATGATGGGTGGTGCAATCGCCATCCTGGTCGGTATCAACCCGCACGCCAAGAAGTATCCGATGATCGGCGAGCGGCGCAGCGACGGCCAGCGCTTCCGCTTCTCCGCACACTTCATTCGCGAGCAGTTCGCCAGTCCAGAGTAGCTCACCGGCCCTAGCCGCTGGTTAGCGTCCTGCCAGCTAGCGGCCCCCACGCAGGCCAGCCCTCGGGCTGGCCTTTCTATGTGCGGACCAGGCTTGACCAGGGCGCGCCAGGCGCGCGAACCGGGTCTAGGCTGGACGCTTGCGCGTGACGAGGCGTGTGCGCTCCCTGGCGCGCTCCGGTTGGCTGGCTTGTCCTGCGCTGGCGTGAGTGCCCCCCGCGGCTTCGGTTTTCCGGTGGAGCTTCCGCAAGTACTCCTGCCAGCGGTCATACACGCGCTGGCAGTCGCGGTCGACGAAAGTTGCGAAGGGGACTTTGATCTTCTTGCCGGTGCTCGGGTCGCTGACGATGAGATCGTAGGATGTAAGGATGCGGACGTTGAGCATCGCGCCGCTGACCAGCCGCGAGAGGTTGAAGAAGTACCAGTGCTGGACGTCAGGCGTCAGCCAGCGTCCGTCCGACGTCTGACAGCACTTGGCTTCCTGTACGAGCGGAAGATCGAACCCGAGGTCCTTCATCGCGCCTCCCCTCCGATCAGGTTGCGTGCAAGCCGATCCGCGCCGGGCCCCATTCTCAATTTGCACGTTGACGGCGAGTGCAGCAGGCGCACCAGACATTCCTTGCGTCTGGTCCGAGCCTGAACTTTCATCGCAGGCCTCCGGCGGATAGTTCGCGAACTGCGAGCCGCACGAACGATAGAAGGGACTTGCGCGGCTCGGCGCGTCCCGTCTATACTTGCTGGCGAGATGCGCCAGGAGGTTCGGATGTTCTGGTCTGGGTGGGTCGACGTGGTACGGTCGAGATCAGGGACAAGTTCCCCCCCCTTGGCTTTGGTCGAAGCCGTGTCGGCCCACCCGCTTTCTCACCTAGACAAGAGACGAGGGAGCGTGCTACATGGGCGAGCGTGAGTACACCGACGCTGATCTCGGACTCGATTTCATCACCAGCCGCCGAGGCGCGACTGACCTCCGCGAGCTGGTGGTTGTCGGCTTCACAAAACAGGGTGCCGCAATCAAGCAACTCGGACGGGACGTCGAGCGCCTGGAGAGCGTGATGGTAACCGACGAGTCCTGCAAGGTGCGCATTCTGCAATTAGCAGCGGATGTCGGCAAAGTGGTCAAAGCCGAGACGAAGGAAGCGATCCAACAGGCAACCAGAGCAGCGGTCATGGATGCTACCACGGAGGCGGTGCGCAGGTCGAACGGATACAAGCCGTTCTGGCCGGTCGATGCGCGCGGCTGGTTAGCGCTCGCAGTCATGTTCGTCACCTTCCTCGGCTGGGTCGGTGCCAACGTCCTGCTCCTGAAGTAGCGCGCGCCTCGGGGGGTGTCGATGGCCAGTGCGTCAGCTAAAGCGATCCGTGTCGACGAGAAGGAAGAGCTCGTCCGCGCCTTTGGCGAGTATGAGGCCATCTCCAATGAGACCCTACGACGCGAGATTCTGCTCAACAGCCGATTCGACCTGCTCGCGGAATACGTGCTTGGCATCGAGCTGGAGCAAGTCCACCGTGAGCTGATCGCATACGCGCTCGAACACCCGGAGTCTCTGCACCTTGCCTTCCGTGGTTGCGGGAAGACGACTTCCTTCGTCTGCGTGTACATTGTCGGCCGCTTGCTTCAGAACCCGGAGCTTTGTATCCTGATCGCATCGCGCGCCGGACAGTACGCCAAGGCGATCTTGAAAGAGGTCAAGGGCCACCTAGTCAGCGAGCGGCTGGTCAGGATCTTCGGCGAGCAGATTGGCGAGAAGTGGGAAGAGACCGAGATCGTCGTCGGGCGAAAGAAGCGAAATACGAAGGAAGCCTCGGTCACGGCGCTCGGCGCCGAGGGCTCGATGACCGGTCGGCACTTCGACATCATCTTCTTCGACGATGGCGTGGACTTGGCGAACAGCCGCACGCGTGGCCAGCGCGAGAAGATCAAGGAATTCTACTACACGACTCTCGACCCGTGCCTGAAGCCGGGTGGAGAGCGCAAGGTCGTCGGCACACGCTACCATCCGCACGACCTCTATGGCTGGCTCTCCGCTCACGAGTACAAAGGTTGTGCGCAGATCCTTCCGGCCCTGCACGAGGTCCGCGATGGCGGCGGATCGGTCACATACTACTCCAGCGCGCCAAAGCGCTTCACAGTCGAGTACCTCCTGGGCAAGCGATCCACGATCCCGACCTTCTCGTGGGTCACGCAGTTCCAGTGCACGGCGGAGCGGTTCCAGGGCAAGGTCTTCAAGCCGGAGTACTTCGAGGCCGAGGGCTTCTTCTTCACCGGCCCATTGCCGACCGGCCCTCTCTTCCAGTCCGTCGACCCTGCCGTGACCGAGGACACAAAGAATGACTACTTCGCCCACATGACTGGCGTCGCTGATCACGAGGGCCACGTATGGGTCGACGTCTTCCACAACATCCGTATCGAGTTTCCGAAGCAATCGCAGTTTTGCCACGATGAATTTGAGGCGCGCGATCCGGTGCGACTTGGTATCGAGAGCAACGCATACCAGAAGGCGCTCGGCCAGCAAATTGTCGCCGACTACCCGGACCTCAAGGGCAAGGTGATCGGCGTTCCGACCGACAAGGACAAGATGACTCGGGCCCTGAAGTTGACAGCCTATTTTGAGGCGGGCAGAATCCACTTCAGACCGGAGCACAAGGAACTCGTCGAGCAACTGCTGGAGTTCCCGGACGGAGAACACGATGATCTTTTCGACGCCCTGTATCTGCTAGTCTTGCTCGGGACGCGGATGCGGGTGAAGAAGAAGCGGCGCAAAGAGCCGGGCGTCCTTTGAAGGGAGCAGGCATGGCAGATCAGAAGGTGGTGAGGATGCGACGGCGCCCGGTCGTGGGCTCCGCGAAGTCTTCTCCCAGCGACGCAGTCGAGAGCGGTGCAGTTCACATCGTGGACCACGCGTCTCGAGCTGTCGTCAAGGCGCTGGTGATCGAGGCCGACGCGGAGAAGGTGCCGGTGCCGACGTCCCAGGTCATGCCCGACGATCCCTTTCAGTCGCTCCTCGACAACCGTCAGATCCTCGCGCCGCCACTCGACCCGCGGCTGCTCGCGTCGCTGTGGGAGTACAACTCCCACCTCGGCCCGTGCATCGCGACGATGATGGTCAACTGCGAGAGCTTCGGCTATCAGTTCGAGCCTCGCATCCGCGTCAACGAGGACACGTCGAAGGCGGTGCGCCAGCGCATCGAAGAGGAGCGCCTCATCCTCGACAACTTCTTCGGCAACTGCGTGATCGAGGGCGACGACAGCTTCACCGGTCTACGGATGCGGAAGCGGCAAGACGAGGAGGCCATCGGCTTCGCGGCGTGGGAGGTCATCGAGGTCAACGGCGACCTTCTCGGCTTCAACTACATGCCAGCTCATACCGTCCGGCTGACGGGGCTCGACGAAAAGCGGGTCCGTATCGGGCGCAAGCTCCTCGTCCGCGGGGCCAGCGGTGTCTTCTCCTACGTCGAGCGACCGGTCTGGCGGCGGTTCCGCAAGTTCGTCCAGGTGCGCGGGACCAAGATGAGGTGGTTCAAGGAGTACGGCGACCCGCGCATGATGAACGCGGACTCTGGCGAGTACGTCGACGACCCCGCCAAGCTCCCGGTTCACAAGCGGGCCAACTCCGTCCTCTTCTTCGCGCTGCCCGCGCCGCGCACGCCATACGGCATCCCGCGCTACATCGGCAATCTTCTCGGGGTCTACGGCTCGCGCGCGACCGACGAGATCAACTTCTTCACCTTCGAGAGCAACAACGTGCCGTCGATGGTCGTGATGGTCAGCAACGGGATGCTGACCGAGGGCTCGGTGGATCGGATTCAGAAGTTCGTTGAAGCGCAGGCCAACGGCCAGCGGAACTACAGCCGCTTTCTCATCCTCGAAGCGGAGACCGACAGCGAAGGTCTCGGCGACCCGGGCCGCGTCGCGCTCCATATCGAGCCGCTCACGAATCAGCAGCGGACCGACGCTCTCTTCACCGAGTACAAGAAGCAGTGCAAGTCCGATGTGCGTCAGAGCTTTCGCATCCCGGACCTTTTCTTCGGCGAAGCCTCATCGTCTGCCGGAGGCGCGGTCGGCGCGATGGAGATCATGAGAAAGCTCACGGATGAACAGGTCTTCATGCCGGAGCGCAACGCCTTCGACGACCGCATCAACAAGCTCATCATTCCGGCGCTGGGCGTGGTCTATCTGAAGTTCAAGAGCAACACGCCGGAGACGACGGACAACAAGGATCTCATCCGCATTCTCGCAATGGCCGAGAAGTCCGGTGGCGTCACCCCACGGATCGCTCGCGAGGTACTCAACCGCGTGGTCGGGCAGAACCTCGGCGACGTCACGGATATCGAGCCCGACGTCCCCTTCTCGCTCCAGGTCGCGGAAGCTGCACGCAGTCAAGGCGATCCGCGCACAGCGCTCTCCGTGCCCGGTACCAACTCGCTCCGCAGGATGGGCGCGACGACCCGCGCCGAGCTAGGGCTGGAGTCCACGGCCAAGGCGGAGGACGGCGACGAACCGTGGGAAGGCGAGGCCGTCATCGCAAGCCTCGGCTTGCTCCACAACAAGATCGCCGAGGAGCAAGCTCGCCGCGCTGGCAAGATGGTCAAGCGCGAGCGGCCGAAGCCCGTCGAGTAGGATCGAAGGATGATCCTCGCAGCGCGCAAGCTAGGTCCGATGGATGCCATCTTCCGGTCGATGACCGACGAGCAACTTGCGACCGCGAAGGCGGTCGCTCGCGAAGCTCTCCAGTGGTCGGGCGTACTCAAGGCGGCAGATGTCTATCTCGGCGTCGACGAGGATCTCTCCGCGACGCTCCTGCACAAGTGGGATGCCAAAGCGAAGGAGCAGATTGACAAAGGCGCCAAGGTGCTTGCGAAGGCGCAGAAGGGCGAGGTTGTCCAGTCCACGCTGAAGGGTACGTTGTGGAAGCTCGGCAAGGTGATGGGCGAGGAGTATGGCGAGGCCGTGTTGCCCGACTTCATCCGCGCGACGCTACTGACCTGGAGTCTGGCAAGCAAGGAAACGATGGGCCGACTTCAGCTCAAGTGGTCAACCGAACTTGTCGACCAGAACGCCGCAGCTCGGCTTTCCAAGTTCCACACCTATTGGGTCGGAAAGCACTACGAAACTAGCATTGCGAATTCGCTCCAGATCGCCACGCGGCAGACCATCATCGAAGGCGGACTTGCTGGCACGCAGGCAGCCAACGCCTTCCGCGACATCGCCTCGAAGTACTTGGCCGGCAAGGGCGAGTCCTTCCCCGAGGTTCCGAAGGGCTGGACTGGCACGACGGACGAGTACTTTGCTGGGCTCGCGAATCACGTCGGCACACAGGCCCGCGTCTTCAGCCGACTCGAATCCTACGAGCGCGTCGGGATCACGACCTACACCATCGTCGCCGTCCTCGACAACCGGACGAGCGATATTTGCCAGATGATGCACGGGCAGACATTCACGGTCGAGCAAGGTCTCGGCGTCGCGGAGACCTGGACGGAGGAGTACACTCCAGAGGCAGTCAAGGAGAAGGCCGGCTGGATGCGCGCGCAGGACGCAGCCAAGCTCGCCGGGCTGTCGGACTACAAGCCCGGCACGGTCTCACCAAAGATCAGCCCGAAGGGAATGGACGCACTGGCCGAGGCTGGCATGGCGCTTCCGCCGTACCACTTCCGCTGCCGGACAGACATCGTCGCGGAGCAGGAGGTCATGACCTTCCCGAGCGGCGGCGAGCCGACTTACAAGCCGGTGAAGCCGCCGAAGGCCGAATCGCCGAAGCCGCCGCCGGCCGCGCCTACGCCGCCATCCAAGGCGACGGGCGGATTCCCGTGGCAGATGTCCCAGCTCACGTCGGTTGAGAAGTCCGCGAAGGGAATGCACGCCAAAGCCTTCTTCCACGACCCGGACGGCAACGAGTGGATGTTCAAGCCCGCGCCGGAGGGGCTGCGTTTTCGTGCAGAGGTCGAGAAGCTGGCTGCCGATGCGGCGCGCGCGCTCGAAGTCGACACGGCCGACGTCTTCATGGTTGAGCACGAAGGAAAGATCGGGACGATTCAACGCCTCTTCAAAGACATCAAGCACGACGGGCTCACCAAGGTCGGCGTCCAGGGCTTGACGCAGGAGCAGGTCGCACAGCTCCAGCGCCAGCACATTTTTGACTGGCTCATCGGGAACAACGACGGCCACATCGACAACTTCCTCGTCTTGAAGGACGGCAAGCTCGTCGGCATCGACCGAGGGCAGGCCTTCCGCTATTTCAAGACAGACAAACTCGCGCTCGACTACAACCCCAATGCGCGCTATGGGATCAAGGTCTTCTACAACGACGTCTTCGCAGCGGCACGCGACGGCAAGTTGCCGACTGGCGTAGAGATGCTCGGGCTCGACGCGCCGGAGATTGCCAGTCTGGTTAAGAAGGCCGAGTCGCTGTCCGACGAGCAGTGGCTTACGATCTGGCGGCCGTACATCGACGGCGCGATGAAGAACAAGAGCCTCGCCTACGGCTCGCGCGCCGCCTTTGAACGCGAGCTACTTCGACGGAAGAACCAGCTAGGGAGTGATCTCGACGAGTTCTATCGCGGCCTCCTCGGAAAAGGACGCGCGGCGCGTCGGACAGCGGAGACGCAGAAGGGTGTCCTGACTCCGGTTGACAAGTCCTTCGTGAGTGAGATGCAAGCCGCGAAGAACCGCGGCAAGTCCGTGCTCGTCGCGTCGGAAGAGATCGAAAACGGCAACGTCCTCGTCTACACCTACGCGGACGGGACGGTCGTGGTCGAAGGCAAGATGCGGAAGCTCGCCGACGAGATGGTGCGGGCGCAGCTTGCTGGCCCGCAGGCTGCGGGCGCAACGCCGGGGACCGACTCGCTGTGGGACGACGTGCTCTCCTGCATCAAGTCTTTCAATCACCATCTCGGGCCAGGCGGCAGCGGTACGATCCCGGACAGCAAGCAACGTCTTTTCGTGCGGACGCTCAACGCGGCAAAAAAACAATGGGCCGAAGGCTGGACCGTACCGGGCGGGACGCAGGCTGGACAGATGGGTGAATACTACGTCAAGCTCCTCCAGCAGTATGGGACCGAGTCGCTCGGGATGCGGCTGACCACAACGACAAAGAAAATGCTCGGCGTCAAGAACCAGCCGTTCAAGGTGCCAGGCGTGAAGGCCAAGGCACTCGCTGGTCGCGTGAAGCGGTCGAGCATCGAGAGAATCTACGAGGAGGAGCGCAAGCTGGTCCGCGGAGTGATCAAGAACAAGCACGGCGAGATTGCGAGTCAGTCCACCTTCGGATGCGGAATGGATGAGACCAAAGAGATGATTGTGGCTGTGCTCGATGACGGCACGGAGATCCACTACATCCCACACAACGGATATAGGCAGGGCCAGGCGTACTCGAAGCAAGGCCGCTTCAGGATTAAGGTGCAACCGGCTACCGGCGCGAAGGACGTCACGCCGAAGCAAGTCCAGAAGGCACTTGACGCCATCGGTGATCTCGGCGTCTCGCCGAAGCTGATGACCGAGGCCGACTTCGAGTTGCTCTACTTGCAGAAAAACCAGTTCGCGATGGGCTACGCGAACGATGCGGCTTTCGCCAACATCCCGGCCAACGGCTCAACCGAGGAAAAAATCCAGGCGTACCTCGACGCCTTCAGAAAGAAGCTGCGGAAAAATCCGCGTTCGCTGCCCGGCTACGATCCGCGGCCGGTCTACTACAGCGGGGACAACGCGGGCATTCCGCGTTTCCGGCGTTTCGACATTGACCGGAAGAAGCTAGCAGAGGCGGACCTTGAATTCACACACAGAGTTCAAGGGGGCGCGGATGAAGTGCTTCTTTCGATCATCGACGGAGAGTCTGGCGGCTTGATCTCGACGGAGGAGAAGCTCCGTCGCGGAGTTGAAATCAGCGGGATGAGCCCTGGCGAGGACCAGATGACCGGCGGTGCGCAATACGTTTTCGCGCGGGCGAAGGGGATTGGCCGGGAGCGCAACTGGAACATGATCATCTTTAAGAAGGAACTGGCACTCGACACGAACATGGTCTCCTATTCGACAGACAAATTCGGGTGTATGGAGCCAGGCAGGAAGGAAGCGACTCGCGCGAAGACGTTTCAGAAGTTGATGGGTTTCCGCAAATTCGACGCTAATGAGTCGCTCATCAAAAACGAGATTCCGCTGGACATGTGGGAGCACGTCATCGTCAGGCGGTCCACGCGGGTCAAGCTACTCGATGAACTCGAAAAGCGTGGCGTGAAGACACTTGGCGGGAAGCCCGTCGAGGAGTTCGTGATCGGGCTCGGGAGGTGAGCACCGATGGGTCGGTACTCCACGCGTGGCGACAAGGCAACCATGGCCGCGGCGCAGGCGCACTTCAACCAGCTCATCAAACGATACGGCGGGGTCGTCGTCGAGCCGTTCTTCGCTGACGAAGACGGCTCCGAGTTCGCTGCTGCCGGCTTGCTGCCGACCGACCTCGTGATTTTTGATGAGGACGACCGCCGCTTCGGCTGGAGCTTCGGAACTTGCCCGCACGTCCTTCGGTTCCACGAGGCGCGGATCGATGACGTCGATCTGATCTTGCTCGGGTACATGCGCGGCGACGACGAGCAGTTGACGGGCGTGGTCGTCTCTGGCATCCTCTTCGGCGTCGACGCGGAGACGCTCAAGCAGGGGAAGAAGGACGTCGGCGGGGAGCTGTGGAAGCAAGCGGAGGCTGACTTGCTGGAGGCGATGAGTGGCTGACCGGACCTACACCGCGGTTTTCGTCCAGCGAATGGAAGCCGACGACCTCACTACCATCGCCGCGCTCGCCTTCTGGGAACGTGACGCCTGTGTACTCCCGGTCCCTGGCTTCGAGCAAGCCGCGCTTCTCTGGCACCATCGCCTTCTCGTGGCCAGACAGCACGGCGTCACGCCCCAGGAATTCTATGAGGAGTGGGACGGGCACAACGGCGTGACCTACGGCTTCGGACCGCCGGAGCGGGTGCGCGCCCGAAGCGCGGCTGACGCCTGCCGGAAGGTACTCGCACAGCACCCGAACTTCGGCGGCACCGTCAATTGGGATTCCGCGCAGGAGTTCGGCCCGCAGCCGTAGCGGAGGGGCGATGAGCAGAGATCCGCTTGTTGAGATCGAGCAGCGCTACCGCGCGAAGAGGCTCTCCGCTCTCGGCCTCGCCAGCATCATCAGACGAGCCTGCGACACCTTTGAGGCATCCGAGCGACTGCGCAAGCGTTGGTCCGCACGCAAGGCCGTGATCGATCAGGAGGCCGGTCGATGAAGATCAAGGACATCTCGCCGACTTCCTTGCGCGGAGTAAAGGACCAGGAGCTTCTCTCGCTCCACCTTCGGACTCATCAGCTTTACGGCGCGAACTTCGGGCCGGACGCCCCGCCAGAGCGCGGCTACCGCGACGACACGGGAGACACGGCCAAGGACGGCTTGAGGCTCGACGAGGAGACCGCGCGGAAGATCTGGCGCGGCGAGGTCAAGGCGGTCACCTTCTCCGACGACCCCGGTGACGTTGAGCGCGCTCTGTTCCTGCTGTCGCCCGGCTTCGCCTACGGCATCATCCGGCTTGACGAGACCGACACCGACGACCACAAGTACAAGGTCGACTACTTCCGCGCTTTCGAGGTGCCGCTCACATTCAAGGGCACGGGCGACGGCCTGCTCGTGACGGGAGTCGAGATCACGTCGGAGGAGTCGCCGCTGTCGCTGGAAGACCTGGTCCACGCTCACCAGTTCATCCTCGACGAGATGAACCGCCGGAAGATGCGCCACCAGTGGGCCTCGCAGCTCGACGACGAGACCAGCCCGGGCGAGGAGATTGAGAAGGCGACCGGACCTTTCAAGCGCTGGGGTGGGTCTGCCCAGTACGCAGCAAAAATCGCGAAGTACGTACCAGCGAACGCTGGCGCGTACATCGAGCCCTTCGCTGGTGCGGCCAGCGTGTTTTTCTCACTGACCGACACGCCGAGGAAGCGCGTGCTGGCCGACCTGGACCCGGAGCTAGTTCACGCCTTCAAGATGATCCAGGGCGCGGCGAAGAACGGGCTCATCAAGGCGCTCGAAAAAAAGGACCGTGTTGTCAGCGAAAAGCAGTGGCAGAAGTTGCGGCATCGGATTCCGAGCGGCGACGTCGAGCGCGTTCATCGGTTCCTGTACCTGCTCGGCGGATCGTGGTCCGGCGTGCGGAGTGGCGCGCGCCCGAACAAGAAACGAGTCGGTCAGATTTCCTACGATCCGAAGCGGCTGGAGAAGTTCATCAAGCCGTTGCAGGGCGTGACGCTCAAGAACCAGAACTGGCAGAAGACGCTGAAGGACAACGACGCGCCGGACGCCTTCTTCTTCATCGATCCGCCGTACCCGGGCGAGTGGGACAAGAACGCCGACGACACAGGCACGGACGGCAAGCAGTTCGACGTCGAGGCTCTTGTCGAGGCGATGAAGGATCTGAAGGGTGGCTGGCTTCTCGTTCTTGGCGACACCAAGACCCAGACGGATGCGCTGGCGAAACTGGAGAAGGAAGCCGGCGCATCTCGCTTCAAGATCCAGTTGAGCGAGGCTGCGAGTTCTGGTGGGCACAAGGAAGCCTATCGGTACTTCGCGATGCGCCCGCTTCAGTCCCGCGTGCGGAAGGCCGACGACGTTGGCGTGAGCCGCGACCAGGTACTCGACCTCATGGAAGAGGCCGGCAGCTTTGTGGTGGTACCGAGTTATGTGTCGCTCGTCGGCTCCGTCGTGACCGGCGAGGATGACCAGTCGGCACACGACATTGATCTGCTTGTTCGCGATGACGAGATCGATTCCAAGGTCGGGCTCAAGCTGGACCGCCTCTTTCCCGCGTCGATGCGCGACAAGGTCCACTACATCCCCGACCCGCAGGGACCGAATTGGGATCACCTGCCGCTGTACGATCTGGTCCTGCGGAAGCGCAGCGCGCTGGAAGTGGTCGAGGTCGATGAACCGGAGTACCACCCCTTCCTGTCCGGCGATGTGCGCCGCTACGGCGAGCAAGTCGCGAAGGGGAAGTTCACCATCGTCCGTGGAATCTGGGGCTCGCCCGGCGGCAAGGCTTTTCTCGCAAAGCGCATCGCCACCGTCATCCCGCCTCACAAAATCTACGTCGAGCCGTTCGCTGGCGGTGGCGCGGTTCTCTTCGCGAAGCCGCCGGTCGAAAAGGAAGTCGTCAACGACCTCGACAGCGAGATCGCCTTCGCGTGGCGGTTCGTCAGCAAGGTCACGGACGACCAGCTCGACGCGCTCCGCAAGATGAACTGGGTGGCGAGCGGCAAGCTGTTCGCCAAGCTGCGTGACATGAAGCCGCCGTCCGATCCGGTCGAGCGATTTCATCGGTTCATGTACCTCTACCGCTGGAGCATCAACGGCAACCGCGAGAAGACGCACACGATGCCGCCGACCTACGAAGGGCTCCGGCAGCAGGCAGTCGAAGCGGTCGAGCGGTGTCGCGAGCGCGTGCATGGCCTCATCGTGCGGAGCGCCGACTACGAGAAGGTTATCGACGAGTTCGACAGCAAGGACACCTTCTTCTTCATCGATCCGCCGTACAAGCATTATGATGCCCAGCTCACCGAGGAGAAGAAGCAAGAGGACTTCGACGAGGAGCGATTCGTCGAGGTGCTGAAGAAAATCAAGGGCAAGTTCCTTGTGACCTACGGAATCCGCAGCGGCACGGATCTCTTCAAGGGCTTCACGGTCCAGCGGTGGCAGCACCGAGGTCGGCCCGGGCCGGCCGTGGGCGGCAAGTTCCAGAAGGTCACGACGCTCATGGTCTCAAACTATCCGCTGCCGCAGCGGACGCGCAAGGCGAAGGTGGGGCTCATGCAGCCCTTCACTCCGCTGAAGGCGAAGGGCGGGTACCATCAGGGCGAGTTCTTCGAGGCCGACCCGCTGTGGGATCTCTGGGCTGGCCCTGCGATCAAGGACGGGAAGACCGTCGCCGTCGAAACCAAGTTCGACGGAATTCGGATGGTCATCCACAAGGAAGGCGACAACGTCGCGATCTACACCGAGGATAAGAAGCGCGACCGCGCGAGCATCCTTCCGGACTTGGCCGACGAGGTTCGCAAGCTGACAGTCGAGAACGTGATCCTTGACGCCGAGGTCGTCTGGTGGAAGGGCAGCAAGCCGCTGGCCCGTCACGACATGATGGCGCTCGTTGTCGGCAAGGACCCGATCAAGGGCGAGGATATCCGGGCCAACGTGTTCGACGTCCTGTGGTTCGGCGGCGAGGGCAGCCTGGCCGATGAGTCGTGGGAGGATCGCCAGTCGTACCTGCGCAAGGTTCTGCCGAAGGATGGGAAGCATCTCATTCGCGTGGTGCCGCGGCTGGTCAACAACCGGCGCGAGTTCGATGCCGCACTCAAGGCTGCGCGTCGAGCAGTCGGCAGCGAAGGCGCGATGCTGAAGCTCGCCAATGCGCCGTACGATCTGGAAGGCCAGACTGGCGCGTGGGCCAAGCTCAAGGACGTGTACGAGATCAAGTGTGTCGTCATCGGTGTCCGCAAGAAGATCCCGAGCGAGCAGGAGGACCCCGGCTTCAAGAAGGACCCCTCGCGCTGGAACTACGCCGGTATCAAGGAGCCCAGCGCTTTCACCTACCGCTGCGCCGTCCGTGGTGAGGGTGGCAAGCTCATCCCCATCGAGGGCGAGCGGACGTACACCGGCTCGGATCTCAAGGTGCGGTGGGTCGAGAAGGGCCAGAAGGACCCGGTGACGGGTGAGACCGCGAGCGAGAGCGAGTGGCGCGGTACCGACGATCCGAAGCTCTGGAAGATGGGGCTCGGCTTCAACAACCGCGACGTCGGCGACACCGAGTACGGCACGACCTACGGCACCGGAGTCGAGGCGAAGATCGGTGACGTCATCACGGTCTCTCCGGTCTTGGTCCGAGAGTGGGTCGGGGACAGCGGCCGGCGTCACTACTCGTGGACCTTCCCCATCGTGCGCGAATCCGACCCGACACGCGACGAGCCTGACCGCGTCGAAGACCTGCGGCGCATCGCAGCGGCGAGCCGGCAGCGCGCACCGGAGAAGATGCCGAGCGAGGAAGCCGTCGAAACCGCGGCGGTGTCGAAGTCCGTCGCGAGGATCGCCCACCTGCAGAAACAGCGGCGCGGCGACCTGGACCCCGACGAGACCAAGCTCAATCGCGAGGAGGAACGCGAACGGCAGGAGAAGATCACGGGCGACCCGTACATGGTCGAGCAGAAGGCCAAGGCCAAGGCACGGTTCGTCTTGCAACAACACTATCGCGGGTTCTGGTCGCCGGACGAGCGGAAGCAACTGCGAGACGGAATCACGCGGGCTCGCGAGCTGGCCGAGTCCGACAAGAAAGATGAGGCCAAGGATCTGCTCAAGGGTCTCTGGCAGGAGTACCAACCGCTCATGCTCAAGGCCAGCATCGCAGAGATCCGCGAGGCAGCCGAGGCCGCAGACAACGCAGGCGAAGGCGAGGTCAGTCCGGCGGTTGCGCGCCGTCTATCGGAAGCGGTGCCGATGTTCGATGAGCTCGAAGGGGTCGAAGATCGGATCGTCAACCGGGGCAACGTCCACACCGACCTTCGGATGGAGTCGCCGTCCGGCGACTGGCTGATCGGCTGGACGCTGGATACGCCGAAGCTGGCCCTGCAGACGCTCGACGGGAAGGCGCATGACCTCCTCCGGTCCTACGTGATTGACAACAAGCCGGACGACAACGCGCTCGCCCAGCGCAAGCTGGTCCAGCCCGAGAACTGGCTGGCCATCGTCAACGAGAAGAAGCCGATCTACCAGACCGCTCCGGGCGACGTCGGCTCAACGCGCGGCACCGCTGGCGAGTACCACTACATTGACTCGGGCGTTGTGATCTTCGGCGTGCAGAAGTCCGACTATCACGAGTACTTCTTCTTCCCCGAGAAGCACAAGGGCTGGGCCGGTCGGTGGGGGCTGCAGCTCATCGAGGGGAGCCCGAGCTACGCCCGCGCGCCGAGCGAGTTCTGGATGGCCAACCGGCCGAAGGAAACGCAGACCCCCTACATCCAGACGCACGACCTCGACGAGGAGGAGAAGAAGGCCAAGACCGACAAGATCGACCTCGTGTGGAACCCCGACACGGTCGAGGCACTGAAGGCGGTCGGGTACGAATCGCTCGCCGACGTGTCGAAGTCCGCTGGCGGCGAGCTTGAACCGATCAGCGTCAACGTCCGAATCGTGAAGGCGGCGAAGGAGGAGCGGTACGTTCTCGGCGTTGTGATGAAACCGGATGACGTCGACGCCCACGGAGAGATTACCACGGCAGCCGAGATCAGGAAGGCTGCCCACAATTTTCTTGTCAATGGTCCGAAGATCGGCTATCAACATGAAGAGACACCTGGAGGTCTGATCTTGATCGAGAGCTTCCTGGCCCCCGCAGAGTTCAAGCTCGGTGGCGAGACGATCACTGTTGGCACCTGGCTCATCGCGGTTCGCGTGAACAACGACAAGGTGTGGAAGGCCGTCAAGGAAGGGAAGATCACCGGCTTCAGCATCGAAGGTTACGCAAAGAAAGTGCCGCTCGAATAGCGGTCGGGATGGGCGATGTCGAAGAAGGCCGAGCGCGAACTCAAGGACATCGTGGTCACGAATGTGGACCTTGTGGACCGCGCCGCGAACGAGGAACAATTCGCAGTCGTGAAACGGAAGGAGGGCCGAGGGATGGCCGACAAGACCAAGGTGAAGAAGGACGAAGAGACCGAGGAGGAGAAGGTGGCCGGCGAGGTGGCAGGCGCCGCCGAGACCGAGACCGACACGGAGGCCAGCACCGATGAAGGCGGCGACGACAAGAGCGCGGTCGCCAAGACGGCCGAGGCCGTCACGGGCCTGACCGCGCGGCTCGACTCGCTCCTCGACCACCTGGAGAAGAAGGGCAAGACCTCGAAGCAGGACGAGGACGAGGAGGACGTCACGAAGGCGGACGGGATCAAGATGGCCAAGGACGCGCTCGCTGCGGCCCTCGTCGTCAAGAACCTGCCGGCCGACGCGAAGGCCAAGATCGAGTCGGCAATCGCCCTGCTCGACAAGATGAAGGCCAACGGCTACGGCTACCCGAAGCCGACCGAGGCCAAGAAGTCCGAGAGCGTCGTCGGCGACGCCGAGGCCGTGGCCAAGGCCGGTCGCATCCTGTCGAAGGCCAACCTCGGCAAGCTCCAGACCGCGGCCAAGGCCATGAACGACGCGACCGAGACGATCACATCCATGCTCAAGCAGGCGATGGGCACGACCGACGAGGAGGAGGACGAGGAGGCCAAGTCGAAGACGAAGAAGGCCAAGGCCAAGAAGCAGGACGACGAGGAGGACGAGACCGACGTCGAGGCCAAGAAGGCCAAGGGCAAGAAGGCCGAGAAGGCCGAGGACGAGGACGAGGAGGTCAAGAAGTCGCTACTCGCGATCTCCGACAGCCTCACCAAGATCAGCAAGCGGCTCGACGACGCCGAGGCCGCCGTGGGGATCACCAAGTCCCTCGGCGACGGCGAGGATGCTCCCGAAGGCGAGACGGTCAAGAAGTCGCAAGGCGGCCTGTGGGCCGGACTCGGCCTGGTGCCGGGGCGCTAGCAGCAAGGACAACCGACGCGTTGACCGCGTAGGAAGAACCGGGTGAAGGAACCCACGAGAGAAGGAGGCAGGAATATGCCGGCAGTGACCAACAGAGAGGCGCTCAAGAAGGCGGTCATCACGACGGACTCGATCACGACCGCCGGGAAGCTCAACCCCCTCCAGGCGGATCGGTTCATCGACTTCGTCTGGGACGTGACCAAGCTCAAGGGGCACGTGCGGACCGTCAAGTTCCGCAACGACGAGATGTACATCGACAAGGTCGGGGTCGGCACTCGCGTCGCGGTGCCGAAGGTCGAGGCCGTGGACCCGGGTGTCCGGCGCGGCATCACGACCTCGCGCGTGACGCTGAAGCCGTCCGAGGTCATGTGCCCCTTCGAGATCAGCTACGAGATGCTCGACGAGAACCTGGAAGGCGAGGCCTTCGCCGAGCACCTGGTCAAGATGTTCGCCACGCAGTTCGGCAACGACATGGAGGAGCTGTGCATCAACGGCGATGCGCTGGGCCCGGCAGTCCTCCAGTCCGAGTACGTGGCCGGCGGCAGCGCGACCAAGTACGTCAAGGACGCGTACCTCGCGCTTCACGACGGCTGGCTGACCCTCGCGCGGCAGGGGCACGGTGTCGACTTCGCCGGGGCCAACGTGAGCAACCGCCTCTTCAGCCGACTGATCAACGCCCTGCCCGAGAAGTTCAAGAAGGACCGGACCAAGCTCCGCTTCTTCTGCTCCACGGACTTCGAGCAGAACTACCGCGAGAAGGTGGCCGCCCGGGCGACCGGCAAGGGTGACGTGGCGCTGATGAGCGAGATGCCGCTGACGCCCTTCGGCGTGCCGCTCATCGCGGTGCCGCTGCTGCCCTTCCAGCCGAAGGTGGTCCAGCACATCGTCCTGACCGGCACCACGGCGACCGCGCTCCTCTTCAAGGATGTGACCAGCGTGGTCGTGACGACCTCGACCCTGGACGCCACCCCCGAGGATGCGTACACCGAGGGCGCGGGTGGTGACTACGTGCTGGATGCGGTCAACGGCACCATCGCTCGGACCGCCGGCTCGACCATCGGTTCCGGCGCGACCGTGAAGGTGACCTACAACGCCGAGGCCCAGGTCATCTGCACGCACGAGAGCAACTTCATCATGGCGCTCGGCCGTGACTCGATCCGGCTGGAGACGGACCGGGACATCTTCAAGTCCACGCTCCAGTACTCGCTGACCGCCAAGATCGACTGCGAGTTCGAAGAGGCCGATGCGATCAGCTTCGGCTACAACATCGGGCTCGACGTCTAGTCGGCCAGTGCTGCTCGACTGCTAGTGCTCGACGCGGGAGCGGCCTGGTGACGGGCCGCTCCCGCTCTGCTCTTTCAACTGCCAGACGAGGAGGAGGAACCTCATGGCCACGCGCAAGCCCAAGTCAGGGGCAAAGAAGAAGCCTGCTGCCAAGGCGAGCAAGCCCGAGAAGCCCGAGTGCTACGGCGACGCCGAGAAGCTGGACCCGTCCGATCTTGACTGTCTGGAATGCGACACCTTCGAGGCCTGCTCGGACGCGGTTTCGCTTTCACAGGTTCCAGAGCCCGAGTCCGAGCCCGAGCCCGAGCTCGAGGACGAAACCCAGGCCGAGCCGGAGCCGAAGCCAGAGCCGAAGCCGAGCGCGATCACCACGAGCGATCTTCCGCCGAAGCCGGGTGCACCGCGCCGCGCACGCCCGCCGGTTGATCCGATGTCGGGCGTGAAGCCGCCGGAGCATGGCGCCGTCGTCATGCTCCTCGTCGGCGCCAGCGATTCTCTGGCCGGAGGCCAGCGGTTCGTCAGGAACAAGCCGGTCACGATCTATGACCAGCGGCTCATCGCCTGCCTCGAAGGTAACCCGCGGTACTCCGTCGTGACGAAGAAGTAGGGAGGCGGCCATGACCATGACCTGGAAAGTCCGCACGAAGAAGCGCGGTCTGCACATGGTCGAGATCGGCAAGCGCAAGCTGCCGCTCGTCGGTGGTCGCTGGGTCCGCGTCTCCGAGGACGATCTGACGGAGCTGCGCGAGCATCCCGACTCCGCGAGCTTCGAGTTCAAGAAGCTGGCCAGCCCGCCGCAGGTCAAGCCGCAGGCGAAGCCGCAGCGGCCGACGCCCAAGCCCGCGCTCAAGGTCAAGCCCGCGCCCGAGCCGCCGCAGAGCCCGTCGCCAGAGGATTCCGCAGAGGCGAAGGCCGTAGACCAGGAGCGCAGACAGTCGCACCTGCATGACGACGGCGCGAAGGAGTCGCGGAAGAAGCGCGGCCGGAAGCCAACGTCAGATAGCGGCGACGAGGGTGCCGAGAGCTGCGAGGGCGAGTAGCTCGCCGCTCGCCCCGGGGGCGGCCGTGCTGAAGGTTAACTGTCGCGACGGCCGGACGCTCACCTTCGATCTCCTCGATGATCGTGGGCACGAGGACTGGCTGCGCTACCAGCGCGATCTCAATTTCCAGTCGCAGATCACAGCGGCAGGGATTCTCCACGATGGCACGCTTCACGCGCTGCCGCTTCCGGCTGGCTTCCGGCATCCCGTCTTCGAGGCCGACGTCCTCACTCGGGCGAACGGAGGTGGAGAGCAGAGAGTTGCAGGCGAGTGGCTCGCCTGCTACGCTGATCAGGTGAAGTTCACGCTGACGGTCTACTACGGAACGCGGCCGAAGGTGGTGAGGTTCAGTGGTGCGAAGGTGGGGAAGATGCGCTACAATCCGGCCATCCATGGCCCGGTGAAGGAAGGAGACAGACAATGACCGTTTACAGATACGAGGGCGGCACGCCCCACCTCGACGACCCGCGCCAGCTCGAACCGGACGCAGGATCTGCCGAGGGGCATCCCATCCAGGCGCCGAAGATCAAGACCAAGCAGGGCCAGCTCTCGGGCGTGCTCGTCACGGTCGGCGCTGTGCTGGAGCTGAACCCGCTGGAGTTCAGGGGCAAGATCGTCAGGCTCCAGGTCGAGCAGACTGCCGGCAGCGCGGCGAACTACACGGTTGCTCTGTTCACGCAGGACCCGGCCGCGACCACGTTCCACGACTTCGACACTGCGTATCCGGCCACGTCCTTCGCGGTTGCCAGCGATCCGGTCGACGTGCCCGTGGACAAGGTGTACGAGAATCAGGATGCTCCGACGATGAAGCGTTCACTCTACGTTCAGATCATCCCTGACGACAGCGCCACGCCGAACGACTACGACATCCGCGTGACCGTCGAACAGCGGGTCTGATGATCGATGCGCCTTGCACTCGCGACCGATGGCCGCTCACACGATGGTCTCGTGGTCGGGGTTCATGATCACCACGCACAGCCAGCAATGTTCTCATTCTCGAACACCTCGCAGAGTCTTCCGCCCGGCACAACTTACGATCTGGACGTTGCGCTCGGCCGTGACGACTACCAGCTCGCGACGATCCACATGATCGGGGCGCGACGCTATCCATCGACGACGAACTGGTACGAGACGGCTTGTGTGTACGCCACGAGAGTCGCCGCCGAGGCTATTGCTCGGAGTGCACGAGGCGTCGGCTACAGGCAGAGCTACGTCTCCCAGTACTCAAAGTTCGCTGGAGACGCGTATCTCACGCACAAGATTTTTGACTCGAATACTACCGAGGCGAACATCTACATCGCGCTCCAGGACGCGGTGCTCACGGGCTCCGTGCTGCGGCTGACGTTCAAGAACTTCTACGGAGGGAGCGCGACCCTCTGGGTGAAGGGCGAGGCGCTGCTGCGATGAGACTTAACGGACGCCAGATCGTGACCGACCACGACCTGATGCTGAATCAGGGGCCGGATGACCACCACAACCAGGCCACGAGCTACACGATCCTCGTCAACTCTCTATCGATCGCTCCGGGCGCGTACCAGTACCGGGTGTCAGTTGGCCTCGGGTTCAAGTGCGTCGAGACGAGTCTGCGAGGCCCCGAACTCGTGGACATCCAGGGCGCCGTTGGATTCTGGGGCGTGGCGACGGACACGGCCGGTCAGAGCGGCGGCGAGAGCATCCGACCCTACGGAGGCGGCTACTACACGTCGTACATGGGCGCATATTCCCGGCTCCACGGCGACAGCTACCTGACTCACGCCGGTCAGTTCGGGACGGGGATCTCACTGCGGGATCTCTGGTACGACTCTGCGACGGGCGAAGTGGTTCACGAGTTCTACAATCATGCCCTAGTGAATCGCAACTTGACCGTTCACGGCACTGGTCTGGTGAAGTAGATGCGCCTCGCGGACCCGCGCCAGCATCCGGCAGTTCACGCGGCGTTGACGGGCGTGCTGCCCGAGCAGCACCACATCCGTCCGAGCAACGTGGAGACGTCGAACACGTCGCTGGTCGTGCCGCCGCTTCCGGGCGGCCCTGGCGTCTGGGACATCTCTGTGCCCTATGACGCTCTCGTAGTCGCATTCTACTTCCGGTCTGCGCTCACCGTGGACGACGGCGGGGGCAAGGCGGGTGTCAGTGGTATTGCGACTCGAAGCCAGCTCCAGACGACAGCGCTCTCGCATGGTGGTGACTCGACGACGGCGATGACTGCGCGCAACGCCTGGTATAGCAAGGTCGCCGCTGCACTGAACCTTTCACACAAGGTCTTCAGCTCGGTGGGCGACGCCATCGCGTTGACCGACGCCTGGCTCTACGCGACTGGGCCGAGTACGCGAGTGCTTCGGACCTACTGGACGAACTACGGCGTGGCACTGAAGACGCTGAACTGCTGGGCTGAAATCGCGGTGCTCGGATGAGAGGGAACTTGACAGAGCAATTTTATGTTACGAGCGACGGTCTGGAATTGTACGCCTGTCTGTGGGTAAGCGGATGAGTGACAAGCTCCGCGTCCTGGCCGTCTGCCACGAAGACCCGGCGAACATCCTCGGCGGCATGGGGATGCACGTCCGAGAACTGTACCGGGCTCTCGGAACACGGGGCGACGTAGAGATCGATCTGCTAACCAGCGGACCGGGCGAGGGCTCACAGCTCTACTCGCCGGGGTTCACGCGGCACTTGTCGGACAAGCTCATCTGCTTCAAGCCGCGCGAAGCAAACCTGGCCGCGCTGCTCTCGGCGGACATCCAGTTGATCAAGACGTTCACACGGCTGCTCGCGGAGGGCAAGTGCTGGGATGTGCTGCACGTCCACGAGTGGAACTCGCTTCAGGTGGCGCGGCTGATCCGTGACACGCTCGATCTTCCGATGGTCGGCACCATGCACTTGTGCATGAGCAAGCTAGCCGAGGAAGATCCGATCGAGCGGTTCACAGAGGGCCACCTCTACATGCTCCAGCAGGAGGGAGCCCTTGTCTGCGGATCGGACGAGCTGATCCTCTGCTCGCAAGCCTACGAACGCATCGCTCGCGAGAAGTTCATGACTGACCGCAAGATCAACGTGATCTACAACGGCATCCGCTGTGACGAGTGGAGCAGGGAGCGTGGAGTCGGTGTGCGGGCGCGAGCGAAGCACAACCTGCCCCCGAGGGACATCGCGCTCTTCGTCGGGCGTATCGCCGACATGAAGGGCATTCGAGTCCTGCTCGATGCAATCGAGGCCGACGAGAGCGGGCGCTACTGCTACGTAGTCGCCGGTTCCGTCAACGCGGACACGCCCGAGCAAGGAGAGCACTGGGACGTGACGCAGAGGTTGCGTCAGATCGAACGCGAGCATCCGAGCCGGCTGCGCTGGGTTGATTTCGTTCACGGGCAGGACTTGCTCGACCTCTACGCCTGCGCCAGCGTCGGGCTCATGCCGTCGCTACATGAGCCCTTCGGCATCGCTGCGCTGGAGCACATGGCAATGGGCGTGCCTCTCGTCGCCACCGAGGTCGACGGCCTCGGCGAGATCGTCTGCGACGGTCTCGGCGGCGAGTACGCGATGATCATCCCGGCTGGGTGTCCGGTTGCGATTTTATCGGCGCTGGCCGAGCTTGACGTGGAGAAGCGGCAGGCGCTCTCGGCCCTCGGTCGGGCGCGAGCGGCTGCATTCGACTGGACCGAGGTTGCAGCGCAGACGCTCTCGGTGTACAAGAGGGCGGTAGGGAGGCTATGATGCTCGCGACCATCATCAACCCAGACCCGAACTCCCCGCTGGACAAGGCGAGAGTTGCAGCGTTCAAGCCGGAATTGAACAAGTACCAAGGAAGACTCTGGTTGGAAGTCTGGGTCGTGATCGGGAAGCTGCTCGACCCCGAGGATGAGGACAGCTTCGTGGAGTACCCGGTCCCCGGCACCGGGAAGGCCGCCCTGGAGTTCAAGATCGAAGACGGCGTGCATCCACTTCGGCCGGGCACCGCGCTTGGAAAGTGCCGGACTTGCGGAGCGTGGCACCCTAGGACGGCTGGGGTGTGCGGCGATGACGGCTGCGAGGGAACAGTCGTCATGTACGACGGATTCACCCGGGTTCGCCAGGTGCCGGAAGTGATCGAGGGCGACTGCTGCTTCTCGATCCAGGCTGACAAGATCCTGGAGTTCCTGGTCACGGAAGAAGTACCGGACCCAGACACCTGGGAGATCGTTAAGGTGTTCAACGCCACGCTGAACGGAGGGGAGTGACGTGCCTTCCGTCGTCCGCATCCAGACCGGGGCGACCGAGCGCATCGAGGCCCTGATCCTCGACGGCTCGCTGGTTCCGCTCGCGGGTAAGACCGACATCCTGGTATCGATCCGTCGGTGGAGCGACGGCTACTTCCTCGACTGGAACGACGACACGTTCAAGGCGAGCGGGTGGACCACGCGCCAGGTCGCCATGACCGAGGTGTCGGCAACGAACGCTCCCGGCGAGTACTATCGCGCGCTGGATACCTCGGCGATCACGAACCAGACCGCCGACGACACCTACGAGATCAGGGTGGACCAGAGCCCCGGGACTGACGCGAAGAACTTGCCGCAGGTTGGCGAGATCAAGGTCGGGCAGTTCGTTGATGAGCTGGACGCGGCCGTATCAAGCCGGGCCGCGCCGGGCGACGAGATGGCGCTGGTGGATGACGCTATCGAGGCTGGGAAGTTCGACGAGAGCACGGCGTTCCCGCTGAAGGACGACGACAGCGGCGCAACACAGGTCGCGCGTACTGGGGCAGACGGGGACACGCTGGAGACTCTGTCGGATCAGCTCGACGTTGCCCAAGCTGATCTCGACAACCCGAACCAGTACAAAGCCGATGTGTCTGCCTTGGCCTTGGAAGCGAACGTCGAGGGCCATGCAGCGGACGCGTTAACGACCTATGATCCTCCGACCAGAGCAGAGGCTACGTCGGATAAGAACGAGATCCTTGCCGCGATCCCAACGGCAAGCTCCGTTGCGGATGCGGTCTGGGACGAGCCGATGGCCGGACACACGACTGGCGGCACGGCTGGCGAGCAGCAGAATCACCTCGACGCGGATATCAGCTCGCGTGCCACGCAAGCCGACATCCTTGCCGACGCGACCCCCTTCAACGGGGCAGACATCGACGCAGCTATCAGCAGCCGAAGCTCCCACTCGGCAGCGGACGTGGACACCGTCCTCACGGCTGCGCACGGTGCAGGCTCCTGGCAGACTGCTGATCTCTCGACGATCCCGGCCCTAGTTGCGGATGCGGTCTGGGACGAGGCGCTAGCTGGTCACGTCACCGGAGGGTCTGCCGGCGAGGCCGTTGGCCGCGTCGACGTCCAGGTGAGCACGCGGTCCAGCCACACACCAGCCGACGTTGACGCGGCTCTTTCCGCTTCGCACGGCGCCGGCTCTTGGCAACCGGCGTCGCTGGCCTCGATTGCGAGCGCGGTCTGGGAGGAACTTCTCGCCGCGCACACCACACCAGGCACGACCGGCTTGGCACAGAACAGGATCGACGTCGCGGTCAGCAGCCGCAGCTCACACACGCCGGCAGATGTGGACACCCAGCTCTCGGGGAGCCACGGCGCGGGGTCGTGGCAAAGCGATTCGAGCGCTGTTGCTGACGCGGTCTGGGATGAGCTGTTGGCAGGGCATACCGCGGCGGGCAGCGCGGGCCAGGCGATGGCCAGAGTGGATGCGACGGTCAGTAGTCGGGCTGTGCCGGGCGACGCGATGGATCTGATTGCGAACGCAGTTGACTCCGCGAGTCTGGCGGCCAGTGGCGTCAATGAGATTCGCGATGGCATCCTCTCGGACTCGACGCCTTTTGCTGGTGCCAGGATCGACGCGGCGATTAGCTCGCGCAGCTCGCACACGCCAGCCGACGTCGACGCGCAGCTCTCCGGTAACCACGGTGCCGGGTCGTGGGAGAGCGGCCCGACGACCTCGCAGATCGCGGACGCCGTCTGGGATGAGGCCCTCGCTGGTCACGTCGTCGCAGGGAGCGCGGGCCAAGCGCAGGCCCGTGTTGACGTCGCGGTCAGCAGCCGCAGCTCACACACGCCGGCCGACGTGGACACGGAGCTGACGGCAACGCACGGAGCTGGAGCCTGGAACACTGGCGACCCGGGGGCCATTGCGGATGCGGTCTGGGATGAGGCGCTCGCTGGTCACGTCGTCGCAGGTAGCGCCGGCCAGGCGATGGGACGTGTTGACGTCGCGGTCAGCTCGCGCAGCTCGCACTCCGCAACCGACGTTGATACGGTACTGACAGCCGCACACGGCGCCGGGTCGTGGCAAGCTGCGAGCGTCGACCCGTCTGTCATTGCGGACGCCGTCTGGGATGAGGCCTCGGCAGACCACATGACCGAGAACACGATGGGCGGGCTGCAGAACAGGCGCGACGTCGGATCGCCCTGGGGTACCGGACTCTAGGAGGACGTCATGCCGAGCCTCGCACGCGGCGAAGAGAACACCACCTCGATTCTCAACTGGTTCATCCGGCAGAGCGGGGTCTTGGTGGATGTACACGAGATCGGTTACCAGGTCTGGGACATCTCTGGCGGCGCGCCCGGAACGCTGCGCTTTCCGAATCCGGCGGACCCGAGCGAGTGGGAGGACGTGACCAGCGGCGACGGCCACTTTGGGACCGGCTCGTACTACGCCTTCGACAACGACAACGCCAGCGGCTTCACGCCGGACCTCGGCGAACCGCTCGGCGAGCACTGGATCAAGTGGCGTTGGAAGTTCGCGTCTGGCTCCCCCTACGTCGAGGATCAGGAAGCCTTCACCGTCCTCACGCAGAGCAGCGGCTCCGTCTCGGATGAGTACTGTACCGTCGACGAAATCCACGACGAGGGTGTGCCGCTCGAAGTTGATGGCGGGCCGAGTGACACCGAGATTCTTGCGATCATCCAGCTCTATTCCTCGGCCATCGACAAGGTCACGCGTTCCTTCTTCGCTCCGCGGACCATGACGTTCTACCTCGACGGCAGCGGACACAACACGCTTTTCTTGCCGTACCCGATCATCAATATCACCGAAGTGGAGGCCAACCTCCTGCCGGGGCCGAGCCCGCGGTCCGGCACCGTCCTCGCAGAGGACGAGTTCTCGGTCTATAACCGGGACATCCCCAACGATAAACGCAACCCGCGGATCGAGCTGGTCCGTGGCGGCGGGTCGATCTACGCCGGCACCTTCAACGGGATCTTCCGCGCGTCCTCGCTCAACCAGAAGATCACCGGGACATTCGGCTGGCTCGAAGGCGGCGACACCCCCAAGCTCATCAAGCAGGCGTGCAAGCGGCTCGTCATCCGCAACCTCGGCAAGCTCGCGACCGGGGCCGGAGGGCCTGCGACTTGGGGTGGCGGCGGGTCTGCGGTCTCGGCGTGGGGCGTCGAGAAGGAGACCACTGACCGGCACTCGATTGACTACACCGACGCACGAGCAGGCGCCGGGCTTGGCGCCGATGCGACCGCGCTTCAGCTCATCAACGACTCGGTCGCCTACGCGATGATCATGCAGTACCGCGCTGCGACGCCGGCCATCGCCTGGTCGAGCAGGCCGACCGAGCGCCAGATGATGAGCGACGATTCCGACGAGCGGAGCGGTGGCGAATGGTAGCACCGAACCTCATCCACCAGATACCTGTCGTCATCGAGCAGATCGACAAGGACGCCACGCTTTACGACGAAGACGCAGAGGAGCCTATTGGCCGCGCCGAGTACAACCAGGTCAGGATCTCCGCGCAGGTCAAGTGGCGATCGATCGACGACCCGGACTGGATGTGGAGCGGGCGTCGGGAGAACTGGAAGGGGTACCTTCTTTTCCTTCGCTCGACGCTGGTCGCTCGTGGGCTCACCATCGCCAAGGGCGACCTGATCACGAGCATCGGTCATCGTGCCTGCCGCGTCTACGTCGAGAGCTTTGAAGATGCGGGCCACTACCCGGACATCGGCGGCAACGGACTCATGCTCGCGTTCTTCTCCGACCGAAGTCCGGCAGAGCCGCAGGAGGTCTGACGTGGCCACGGTCGAAGGCTTCTCCGTTAAAGGAGCTGGGCTCAAGCTCTCTGGCGACTGGAAAAAATACGGCGACACGCTCGACGCCTTCTCGGACAACTTCAGGAAGCTGATCGAAAGAGCCACGGAGCGGAACGCAATCCTCGCCCGCGACGAGATGCGGTTGCGGGTCAACGCGCGGAAGTACACGGCCAACGCACCGCGCACCGTGATCCTCAAGGGCGGCGACCTGCCGCTCGCGGGGAAGACCGGCTCGCCGGAGTCGGCAGCGGGGGCCTCTGGTGGTGGTACCGGGGCCGCGCTGCTCAAGTCTCTCGCGTATCAGATGGAAGGTCCTCTCTCGGCCATCGTCGGTGTGAACCGCTGGGCCAATTATCGCGGCCGGAAGAACATCGGCAAGATCGTCCACGATGGGGTCACCATCCCCGTCACGGAGCGGATGCGAAAGTACTTCTACTTCCTCGCCTTCAAGTACGGCAGCAAGGGCTTCAAGCCGCTCCACCCGCGGACGAAGAAGATTGTCATCCCGCCGCGACCGTTCATCAAGAACGTGATTGACGACCCGACGGTACAAGCTAGAATGAGGGCCCAGTGGGAAGCGGCGGTCGACGCAGCCTTCGGAGGTAAGAAGGTCTAATGCAGGAGCGCGACCTCATCAAGGCCTTCAAGTACGGCGAGGAATGGCGCGACGACCTCGTCTTCTCTGGCACGGACATTTACCTCGAAAGCACGAACAGCGAACGCGGCGTGATGCTGCGCAAGGACAGCGACGGCGACTACCCGGTCACTGGCGAGCAGTACGTCAGGCACCGCGTCACGGAGCCACTCGCGCTCCAGTCCTGGGAAGGCTTCGACTATGAGGCCGTGGAGCCGACCGGGACCGCGCTCGCCTTCAGGATCTCGGACGGCACGGACGACTACTGGTGGGACGGCGGTACGTGGGTCGTGGTCACGCCGGACCCCGCGGAGTGGAACACCAGGCAGGAGATCCACGACCACATCGCGGGCTTCCGCGCCGCTGTCAGCTCGCGCAAGCTCCAGGTCGTGACTCGTCTGACTACGACAGATCCGAGCTTGACTCCGCGGCTGACCACGACTAAACTCCTGTATCGAGCTTGGATCAACTTCACGGAGGATCTGATCTTGCGCTCCTTCGTCCCGACGCTGAAGGCGCAGATCCGGCCCTGGAAAGATTCGTCCTTCAAGGCCAAGTCTGCGACCGATACTTTCGCGCTCGGCGAAGGTGGCGCTTACACGCTCCGGCCGTACCGCGTGGAAGAGATCGTCGGTGTCTGGGACCACGACAACGACCCGCAGCACCTCGTCAGCTTGTTCGACTCTTACGACACCGGCACCGAGATCATGACGCTGACCAGCGCCGTCGCGAGCGGCACGCGTCTCTTCATGACCTTCAAGTACGCGCCGCGCGTGTCCGTCGCCAAGCACCCGGACTACATCGAGGTCGAAGACGACATCCCATCGCTGACGCTGGAAGGCCTGCGCGCTGTGCTCAAGATGCGCGGCAGCCCGGCGCGGAGAGATGCCATCATCAACCGAGCTGACTTTTCGGCGAAGGTCGTGGCCAGCGTAGACGCGACGACCTTCGATCTTGACATCTTGGTTTCGGCCGACCGCAACACCGACCGCTTCCGGCTCTCGGACGCGGTCCGCGACTTCCTCGAAGACAACCCGCTCCTCAACCTGGTGGGCGTCGACGAGGACACGCCAGTTCGGCTTTTGCAGGACCCGTCGTTCAGCGGGCGACCAGAGAACAGCGGACTCTTGCAAGAGACGATCACAGTTCGCTTCGACCGTGTACACTACTTCCCGCAAGCGAAGGACAGGTACTCGGTCAATGAAATGAATGTGGCACTGACGCAAGCCTAGCAACCCGGCTCGCGCGCAGGCCGCTCGAACAGAACGGGAAGGACGAAAGGTGGACCATGGCGCAGCGTAGGTTCGGACCTGTCCTCGGGGCTGGCACGGCGGTCGTCGAGAAGGAGTCACAAAAACAGATCGTTCCGGGCTCGCTCGGGAATATCGGTTACATCGGCATCCTGGAAAAGGGTCCGGTAGGCGAGCTGATCGGCTGCCTCAAGCGCGGCGACTTCGACAACAAGTGCGGCGGTCGAATCGACGAGTCGCTGGTACCCGACGCGGCCCAGGACTTCTGGAGCCTCGGCGACGGAGCCGGCGAGCTGTGGTGCATTCGAGTCACGGACGGAGAGGAGCAGGACGCGAGCGCCACCTTCTGGACCCGCCACGACGACGCCCACACCGGGAGCGGGACCTTCTTCAACGGCGCCGTGGCGTCGCTGAAGGTCGAGGGCAAGTCCGCTGGCATGTGGGCCGGCGGCGCCTTCCGCCACGAGCAGTCGGTTCTCGTGGCCGACGTGACCGCGACCACCATCGACCTCGATCTGGCACTCACGCCGATCCCGGTCGACATCATGATCGACGCCGAGATCTACGTCGAGGAGCCCTACGGTGCGGGGCGTGCCGGACCCTACAAGGTCACGGGCAACACGGCTGCGGGTCTGGTCTCCGTCGAGTCGCACAACGACATGGCGGCCGACTGGCCGACCTCCGGTGCCAATCCGAGCATCGTGATCATCGAGCGTGGAAACGTGGACCGCAAGGGCGACCCGCGGCACGTCTCCGTGATGTTCGGTGACGGCGTCGAGAACCCGCTGACCGAGTTCTCGATGACCGTCTACGTGAACGGCAACGAGGTTCGGACCTACGAGAACCTTTCGATGGACCCCTCTTCCGGTCGGTACGTCGAGAACGTGGTCAACAACGACACTGGCAACCACTGGGTCGAGGTGACGAACCAGTGGACCGGCGGCGTGACCGCGCTCGCTCGCCCGACCAACTGCTGGCGTGGCGAGTCCTCGGCCCTCACGGACCCCAGCGACGCCGACCCGGATCTGCTCACGGCCATCGTGACGGCCGTGACGCTTGGCGGCACCAACGTCGGAAACGGCACCGGCAGCGTCACGGCGTACAGCTCCGACTACCTGGAGGATTCGCTCGTCTTCACGTGCACCACGCTCGGCGGCGCAGGGGTCGGGAAGTTCAAGTGCGTCTCGACGATCTACGGCACCAGCGCGAACGATGCCGTGACGGACGGAACAGCCTTCTCGACCGGTGACCGTGGCGTGAGCGTGACGCTGGTGTCCGGGGCGACGCCGTGGGCGGTCGGCGATATCGTGACGATCAAGGTGTACCGCCTGGCCAAGAACGATGCGTTGGTCGGCGGGTACCTCTGGCCGGATGCGGATGGCAATCCCAATGACTCCTACCGCATCATCGAGAACACCGGGCACACGATCCGCGTGAGCGTCGGCAGCGACCTGACCTCCGTCGCCACCATCGGCGACACCTTCAAGGTGCAGGCGCCGCAGCAGCTCATCGAAGGCTGGGACGGCTTCGGCGGGCTCAAGGCCAACCTCAACCCCTGGCTGGTCGCGCTCGACCCGGTGACCTGTCCCTGGAACGGGCTGCGTGGCCAGGGTAAGGGCCTCGTGAAGCTGGCCTCGCCTGGCATCGCCTGGTGGGGCGAGGAGCACACGCTCCTTTCCGAGCTGGTCGAGAAGGCCGGCGAGGACTACGCGGAGAGTCGCGGGTACCAGTGGCACGTCGAGGTGCCGCCGTCCACGACCGACGAGATCAACGCGGACGCCTACGTCAACGGCACGGTCGGCAAGAATGACTTTGCCGTGACCATGATGCCGGGCTACTGCTACGTCCTCGACCCCGACTCGACGGATGGCGCGCTCAAGCTGGTCTCGATGGTCGGCATGAAGCACGGTCGCGAGGCCGGCGTCGCACGCGACTACAAGGGCTATCACAAGGCCGCTGCCGGAATCGAGGTCTCGCTGCCGCGCGTGGTGAAGCTGACCACGGACGGCCAGACGCTCAACGAGGAGTACCTCAACCCACGCGGCCTGAACGTGGTCAAGAAGGTCGGCGGCAACTATGTGATCTGGGGCGACCGCACCATCGCGCAGGACCCGACCTGGAAGTGGAAGCACCAACGCGAGCAGATGAGCCACTACGAGCTGTCGCTCATGGAGAGCTTCGACTGGATCATCTGGGCCATCAACGACCAGGCGACCTGGCAGCTCGCACTGACCGCGCTGTACAGCTTCTTCCTGCCAGAGTACCGGAAGCGCGCGCTGCAGGGCGACACCTTTGAGGAGGCCGCACGCATCAAGGTCGACGGCGACATCAACGACGCAGCCGAGCGTGCGGCCGGGAACCTCAACGCGCAGGTCACGCTCTGGCTCGCCGACACCGTCGAGCGGTTCGTGATCATGATGGGCAAGCGAGGGATTTTCGAGGAGGTCGCGGCCTAGTCGGTCGCGTGCCGTAGTGACCAACGCCTCGCAAAAGAAGCGAGGCCGAGAGGAGGAACGAGATGGCAAGCGGTGGCAGCAGGTGCGTGACAGGGTCCTTCGTCGGGACGGGTGCGGCGCAGGACGTGCCGGTCGGGTTCCGGCCGCGGGCGGTCGAGATCATCAACCGGTCCGGCAACTGCCGGGCCGACTGGTGCGAGACCATGCCCGTCGCCTCGATGGCGAAGATCGTGGACAGCGGTGCGGGCGCGACCGACCTGTCCTTCGTCACCAGCGGCGGCGTGACGCCGGCCGACGATGGCTTCGCGCTGGGGACCGACACGGATCTCAACGTGAGCGGCGAGGTCTGCTACTTCAAGGCCTGGGACTAGCCTGCGAGCCTGGCCTTCCTTTCCTTCCTTGGGGTCCGTTCACCGGGAAGGTCGGAGAGACGCGAACGGAGGAGGTGACGTATGCTCGGCAAGGCGACTCTGGAACCGGACCACCTGCCGGTCTCCAGGTTCGATCTTCTCGTGGTCGGCGTTCCCGTCCCGATCCACTTCGTGACCCTGTCGGGCATCGAGGAGGAGGGCGAGGTCGTCGAGCTGCCGGACCGGACGAAGGCGACCGGCGGACGCACGCGGGCCGTCGAGTTCACGGCGTCGATTCCGCTGCACCACACCGCGGAGTACCTGGCGTTGGAGCAGTGGTACGCGTCGGCGCACGACAAGGTCTTGCCCGACTACAAGCGGGCCGCGACCCTGTTGATCTGGAACCTCTCGCAGGGGCTCCCGCGGAGCTTCCTGCTGGAGGGCGTCTGGATCTCCCGGCGTGCGCTGCCGGACCTCGACGCCAACAACGATGGCGAGATGGCCGTGGTCGAGTACACGTTCCAGGCCGACAACGTGGCTATCGGGACGTGAGCTAGGCAACGGCACTCACGGTTGACCCAGGCTGACCTCACAACCGCTCGCCACGCGAGCTGACTTGGAGGGTGCCATGACCCAGGATCAGGAACAGACCTCGGGGAGCGAGAGCGAACGCGCTCCCGCTTTCACTTTCAAGACCGTTGCGAAGCAGGGCTTTCAGCTCCCCATCGGCGCGCTCGAAGGCGATGCGCTTGACAAGGCCTTCGCCTTTCGTCCGTACACCATGGCCGAAGACAAGGCCATCGCCAGAGACATCGCGCACGACCCGCAGGCCACGGAGTCGGCAAAGGTCACGGCTGCCCTCAAGCACACGCTGATCACGCTGGGCTCGCGCGACCTGTCAGAGGCCAAGCCCGAGCAAGTTGAAGCGGCAGTCAAGGGCATGTTCTTCGGCGATGTGATGTACGCGTACCTCCTCCTCCGCATCGTGTCGGTCGGCAAGGAGGTCAAGTTCCCCTACTCCTGCCCGTTCTGCCGGACGCCGTTTATCTTCACGGGCGACCTCAACACCGTGAGGGTGACGTGCTTCGATGACCCATCGCGGTTGGAGGACGTGGTCATGCTGCCGATGCCGTGGCGTGTCCGCGGGATCGACGCGCGGCGCGTTCTGCTGCGACCCTCGCCGTGGGGGATGATCGAGGGCCGGATGCCGACGCCGGTTCACTATCAAGCCGCGATCATGCAGGGCGCCATCGCTGGTATCGACGACAAGAGCGAAGGCCCCTTCGCTGGCGAGCGCATCCGCCTCGCACCGACCGAGGTCGACACGATGCCAAAGCGCGTGGTGAACCTGCTCAACGACGCGGTCGCCATCGCCAACGGTGGCCCGCGGTTGAACGTGACGACGGCTTGCCCGTCGCCGCAGTGCAAGGCCGATCTCGACGAGCCGCTGAACTGGAGCTTTGACAATTTTTTCGGCTGATACGGCCGGGCCTGGGGCTAACCCTTGACGAGCTGGTCGAGACCACGTTCCAGATCTCGTATCACACCAAGGGCGGTGTGCCTGCGCAGTACATCGACTCGCTGCCGCCGGCCGAGGTCGGCCTCTATATGGAGCACCTCATCGCGCAGCGCAAGCGGGAGAACAAGGAAGCGAAGCGGCTCGCGGGGAAGAAGTAGGAGCTAGGCCATGCCAACGCAGATGGGCCTTTTCGCTCGACTTCAGTTTGACGGCGGCAAGGCCGTCAGCGGGATGCGCTCGGCAAGTGGGGCCTTCAAGGGCCTCGCTGTCTCTGCGCGCGGTGCACAGCAGGCCACAGCCGGCGTCAAGCAGGCAATGGGAAGCCTCACCATCGCGTCGGCCGCGATTGCTGGCGTCCTCGGGATCGGGCTGAAGAAGGCAGCCAGCTTCGAGTCACAGATGGCCACGGTCAACGGACTCATCAAGCTCAACGCGAAAATCTCTGGCCAGTCGGCAGAGTCAGCGGAAAAGGATTTTCAGGATCTCTCGAACCTCGCCAAGAAGCTGGGAGCTTCAACGCGGTACTCTGCGACGCAAGCCGCCGAGGGAATTGAAATTATGTCGAAGGCCGGCTTCGGCGTGCAAGACGTCATTGCTGGCTTGCCGGGAATTTTGAACACTGCTGCGGCAGAAAATATGAATCTTGCGGATGCGACTGATATCGTTTCCGGCGTGCTTCGTCAATTCCGCTGGGATACGGGCAAGGCGGGAAAGATTGCGGACATCCTTGCGGCAGCAAGCGCAGCGACCAGCACAGACATGCGGGATCTTGGCGAAGCCTTCAGGTATGGAGGCTTACAAGCGGCCAACCTTGGGTTGAGCGTTCAGGAAACGGCGGCCCTCTTCGGTATTTTTTCGAACTCGACTCTTAAGGCTTCAGTCGGCGGCACCTCGTTGATGAACATGCTCCTCGGCTTCGTAAAGGGTGTGAAAGGAAAGGGTGGAGCCGCCGAGACACTTAAAAAGTGGGGCGTTCAAGTCAAAGACCAGCAAGGCAATCTTCGCAATATCGGTTTGATCTTTCGTGATCTTGCTGAAGTGATCAACAAGACCAGCGGCAATCTGACGAAAGCATCGGAACTCGAAACAGTCTTTGGAGTCCGTGGCGTGAAGGGCGTAATGGCCCTGATCAACGCACAAGGAGAAGCGAAGGACGCCTTTGGTAAGACTGCTAACGCCGTCGCTCTTTTGTCTGAACGACTCGACGTTGACGGCGCAGCCGCGATCCTTGCAGAATCCAAGCTCGACTCCTTGAGCGGGCAGCTTATCATCCTCGGTAGCGCGCTCGAAGGATTCGCGATCGAAGCAATGGAGCCGTTCCTCAAGGGGATGACTGGTGGCGTGAAGGGCTTTGCCGCAAGTATCGGTGACGCTGCGTCCGCGTTGCGTTTTCTCAATACGGATTCGAGCCAGCGTTCTGAAGACTTGCTCAAGACGTGGGATGCCCTGCCCGAGTCGACCAAGGAATTCGCGCAGGGCGTGATGGAGGGGATCACCGGGATCAAGGAAGGTTTCGCATCGTTGAAGCAGACCTTCAGCGGTGTGCTTGATATGTTCGGCGTCGGCGGTTCGCCACGCGAAGCCGCGAAGCTGATGACCCAAGTCATCGGTCTCGCACCTGCGATTCTCGGCCTTGCGGCTGCACTCAAGGTTCTTTCGCTTGGCTTCGGCGTCGCGGCCGGCGGCGTGAAAACACTTGTCGGCGCGACGAAAATGGGGGTTGGCGTTGGCCGTGCCGGGTATGGTGCGGGCAAGGGAATCTTTGGTGCGCTCGCACGCTTTGGCGCAGGTCGCATTCCAGGTGGTGCTCTTGCGGCAGCTGGCGTTGAAGCGGCGATGGCGCAAGGAACTCCGGTCTATGTCACGAATTTTCAAGAGCTGGCCGCGATGGGTATAGGCGGCGGCCCACTGTCGAGCAAGCTCGGGGGAGCTGCCGCTCCTGCCGGTGCAACTGCTCTAGGTGCAGCCAGCAGCAAGGCCGCTGCCGCGGCCGGTCTCGGACTTGGATCGAAGGCTGCGATGGCAGCCGGGCCGCTCGCGATCCTCACTGGTGGTCTGGCGTTGTTCGGGAACGCTGTCTATCAGTCGATCAATTCGATTGGCGACTTCGAGGCGCTCGTTGCGAAGTCCCCGCTTCGCGGAATGTACGAACAGGAGAAGAAGGCGCAAGAGGCTAGAGAAGAAGCCTTGCGGCAGCGTGCAAGAGCGGATGCGGCGAAACGTCAGGAAGAATTCGGCGGCAAGATGTCATTCGAGACACTTGCAATCGCCAAGCGCATGGGCGGAAAGTATCTCGAACGTGCTCGCACCGGGTTGCTCGGACAGGCAGAACAGCTCGCAGCACAAGGTGACGTCAGCAAGTCCACGCGTATCCTTCGAGAACTGGACATGCCTTTTCAGGTCAAGCAGGGCGAGCAAGGGCCGTCAATCGCAATGACGGCGCAAGCTAGAGGCCGGCTTGAACAACTCCGCAAGACGAAGACGATGACGTCACAGGAGCGTGGTGAGTACGAGCAGTTGAAAGAGATGCAGGCGCAGTTGCACATGATTGGGATCGCGCTTGCGTCACGAGGCGCGGCGGCAGAGCCGCTTGAGGCAACGGCTACGCTTCAAGTGAATGTACAAATGGAAGCGGAACCGGTAGCGCGCGCCCTGCAGAAAGCGAAGATGAGGTTCGACAAGAGTCGTGGCGTGGTTCATGAACCAGAGACGCAGCGCACGATGGAATATACCGGCTTTGAACCCGCGCCAATAGAGGCGAGTGTGCCGTAGAGGAGGACCGCCGTGGCGGGATATAGCTTCTTTCGACGGCCGACGACCTGGCGGCTCTGGAATACGGATACCTGGGAAAGCATTGAGTCCGGGCACGAGATCGACGGCGACATCACCGAAGCCTTTGGCGGCAACTGGGTCGAGGCAGAGGCGCCCGGGATGAACGATCCGCTCCAGCAGTGGACAGCCGGTCGGCAAAAAACCGTCACGCTCGACCTCTTCTTCTTTGCGGAATTCTTCTTCAGTGACATCGTCGGCAAGATCAACTTGCTGAAGCGGTGGGCCGAGCTGGACCTGCATCTCTCCCCACCGCGCGTGCCACGTCTGTTGCTCGACTACGGTGAGGCGTTTCAGATCCCGTGCAAGCTGGAAGCGGTCGGCGCGCTCCGGTGGGAAGGTCGGCTGCGTGACGATGGCACACCGCGGATCGCTCGTGTCTCGCTCACGTTGCGGAGATGGATCGACTCGATCCAGTACGAACCGACTGACCCGACTGCGCAGCCGCACTCCACGATCTATCACACCGTCCAGTCGGGTCAGACCTTCGAGCACATCGCGGCTCGTCGGTACGGATCGGAGAACGCGATCCTCGGCGTGCTCCTGCGGCAGGATAACCCGGCCAGTGTGCACCTCGTCGAGGGCGAGCAGATCGAAGTCACCGACCTGGACAAGGTCTCTGACCGCGTCATTGCTGGCACCTTCCCGCTCTTCGCAGACAGCGCTCTCGCGGATGCGGCTCTGAAGTCCCACTGGGATCTCCGCAGCGGCCAGGCGCAGACGGCTGATGGCCGTGGCGTTGCCGCGACAGACGCAGGTCTCTCCGTGTTGCCGATTCTGTTCGGCGTCGGAGGATAGTGATGGCCGAGACATTCGCCAGCGTCGTCTTCGAGCGGCTGGACGGGAGCACCTGGTCTAGAACTTCTGTTCAAGACCTCGGTTCGCTCATCGCCGGGACGCCCGGTGCTGCGGTCGATCTTCGCGTGCGGAACATCGGGAAGGATCGCGAGGACGTGTTCCTTTACTTGGCCTCCGAATCTGGCAGTCTCGAAGCCGCAGACTTGGCGACCATGCTCGCCTGGGGTGACGGCGGAGACGGCTTCCAGGTTCAGCAAAAGAACGGACCACTCGCCGGGGACTGGGGCGCGTGGACCAGCTTCAGCAACGCTGTCTCCTCGATGCTTCTCTCACGCTACGGTGTGGACCCGGTTCAAGCAAGCGACGGCTTGCTACCGAAGGCCAAGGCTTGCCGCTTCCGTTGTCGGCTCGCTGTGCCGAGTGGTACGGCGAGCAGGAGCAGGCGGTACAAACCGCGCCTCGGCGTGCGCTACGTTGCGGCGTGAGGTGAGTCGTGCCCGACTTCTGGGACGTGCAAGGGACTCCGACCTTCGCATTGAAGGTGAACAACATCCGCATCAATCAGGATATGGCTCGTTTGATCGAATCAGTGTCGTGCCAGTACTCCAACGACGCGGCGGATAGCATCAGCCTCACCATCAAAGACCCGGAATTGCGTTTCGTCGACGAGAAGGTTTTTGCCGAGGGCAACGTCATTGATCTTTGGATGGGCTACGACCATCGCAATCATTACATGGGCCGCGGGATCTTCTTCGAGCCGCCGAGCGGCTCTGCGCCAGGTAGTGGCGACTGCCAGATCCATGTGGTCGCGCACAGTGCCGCGCGTCGGATGATGGAACACGGGAAGAAAAAGGGAGGGCGTCGTTTCGGCGGGTATAGTGACCGGCTGCACGACAAGGAGATCGTGGACACACTGGCGCGCGACTACGCCTTCAAGCCCGCCACTGTCGCGACGATTCAGAAACGAAAATCGTTCAAGTCGCAGGGGATGAGCGACTGGGAATTCGTCCGGCGGCTGGCGCACCTCAACGGGTACCGTGTCTGGGTCGAGTGGATTCCCGAAAATCTCACGACCGACAACCGCGGAGACATCAACCAGGGCCAGTGGAATCTGTGCTTTCTCCCGCCCGGCCTTCAGCCTTGGCGTCCGCGTCACCTCGAACCGAAAGGTTACGAGTTCGTCTGGGGCACCACGATCCCGAAGCGTGGCAATCGCCTGCTGGACTTCTCGTGGAGCTTTGCGAGCGGCGGCGGTGCGAGCGAGGTCGAGGTGCTGCGCTTCGACCGCAAGACCTACAACTACGCCAGATATATCGCGCAGCTCGACGTCGAGGGGAAGCCATACGTCTTCAGCGGGCCGGATGCGCGCGAGCTGATCAAGGACGAGATCAAGACCGGTGCGCGGGTCGTGGCCTCGGTCTTCGGCAAGCAAGTTCACATCATCCGCGACAAGCCGTTCGCGTCGGAGCAAGAAGCGACGGAGTTTGCCAAGACCTACCTTGAAAGGATCGCGACGTCCTTCGTCCACCTGCAAGGCACGCTCCCCGGCTTGCCAGACGTGCGCAAGTACTCGCGGCACACGTTCAAAGGCATCCCGGCGCGGCTGAAAGGCGAGTACGAGTTCATGGACGTCGAGCACACGATGAGCCGCAGCAGCGGCTACATGATCCGCTTCTCCGCGCGTCGCGCACCGGAAGGCCTGCTCGACATGAGCGTGGATCGGGTATAGCAATGGCGGGCGTCAAGAGATTTCAGGCCGAGGTTACCAGCATCAAGGACCCCGAGCGGCGCGGTAGGATCAAGGTGCGCTGCGAGTCGTTGCTCGACCGCGATGCAGAGGCGGGAGAGACCGAGGCGCCGGAGTTGCCAGACTGGCTGGAGCCGATGTTCCAGACGGCGGGCAACCCGGACAGGAACGGTGGGCGTGCCTATGGTCACTTCTTTGTTCCACGAGTCGGAGACATCGTCGAGATTTTCGTGGACGAGGATGCTGGTATAGAAACAGAGGATGGCTTGCGCTGGCTCTGTGCTGTGTACCCGAACGCAGCCGCGTTGCCCCTGGTCTTCAAGGGTGAGGCGGCGGATCTGGCGGGATGGGGTACCCCGGATGAACTCTATCCGCTGATCCAAGGGTACATCTCTCCGCTCGGCAGCGGGTGGCTCGTAGCCGATCTTCCAGACAAGGACGGCAAGACCTACTCGTTCATGTCCCTGTTCCACCGTGCTGGCAGCTCTGGGCCGTGGCACGTCATCACGATGGGGGCGCAGAACGGTTTTAGCGGTCCCGTCATCTTCCTGGCTGACGGCCGTTTGAACAGCATCAGCATCGAGTACGACGAAGATCGGATCACCGTTCAAACTACAGACGGCCATCGCATCATGCTCCAGCCCGATGGGATCGAAGTCGAGCACAGCTCCGGAGCCAAGCTCTCGGTTCAGCAGACCTTCATCGAAGTTCTTTCTGGCGGTGGCGAGGCTGTCAAGATCGACGACGCAGGTGGCATCACCATTGGAACTGGTGCGACGGAGCCGCTCGTTCTCGGTACCTCGTTCACGAACTTGCTGCTACTCGCGCTCGGTGAAATTTTGAATCATACTCATGCCGGTGGGGCGATCCCGTCTATGGACCCGCCCTTCAGCTCGAACCTTGCAGCGGTCATCAATACGCTAGCTCTGAACGTCCACCTTTCCGACTTGGCGAAGACGAAGAAGTGATCTAGGATAGGCCGACACAGTCGAGCCTTTGAAGGAGGAGGAAGAAAGAAGATGGCCAACAAGAACGTGACATTCGGAGACATCGAGAAGATCGCGAAGTCCGCAGTGACCGAGGACAAGGAGAGCGTGGACCAGTTCTGCGACCGTGTGCAGGCGGCGTTCCGGCGGGTCTGCGACGACATCCGCACGGCCAACAAGACCGACACCGTCTTCGGCAAGTTGCAGATGAGCGAGAAGTACCAGACCAACGACATCCCGCGCGTGCAGACCTGGTCGCTCTGGCTCAATCGGTTCTATGCCGGCTTCGCCGTGGTGAAGAACTCGCACGTCGCCAAGTTCTACAAGGTGCCGATCAGCGACGACGGCAGCGACATCAAGTTCGATCTCGCCAAGGTCGCGGAGGTCCGCGAGGACTGGATCGCCAAGGCCGAGGGGTTCTGCATCGAATTCGAGCCCGCGCTCTGGTCGCCGCTCCTCTTCGGCACGACCGAGAAGGCGGTCGGCCCTGGTGGTCATGTGCCGGACGGAACCGGCCCACATGGTCGCGGCGTGGGCCCCGGCAAGGGCAAGCGCGACGGTTCGGGCATGGCCAAGGAAGAGGACGAGGACAAGGGCAAGGGCAAGTAGAGCAGTGACCGAGAAGACCAAGAGCAAGCTAGGGCAGTGGGCCGCAGTCTTGACCGGGCTTGCTGCCCTCGTCGGCGCGCTGGTCGCGACCTGGGCCACCGTCGTCGCTCCGCATCTCGAAGCGAACACCAAGGTCAACCAGGACCAGGGCGCGAAGCTCGACGGCTTCTATGGCTTGTTCAAGACGGTCATCGAGGAGCAACGCCGACAAGTCGACTCGCTCGCGGCTGACCTGCGCGAGCTGCGCAGGGAGATCGCGGACGACAAGCGTGTGCGAAGTCTGCGCCACGCGATGCGGACGACGGGACACGCGCCCGCCTCTGTCGAGCCTGCTGCAGAGCTGAAGGCTAGTCACGAGGAGAAGCCGGAGCCCGCGTTGCCCGCAAGCCTTGAGATCTTCGTCCAGAAGGCGTCGGCCCCGTCCGCGCCAGGAGATTAGAATGGCAGAGCCGCAGGGGGTCTCGCTGCCGGTCCGGCGCACATCACGCGGCGGCTTTGCCATCGCGGTCGGCGACAGCTACATCCGCGAGGTCGTCATGCGTGCGGTCTCGCCTAACTTCTCCGAGCACCCCTTCGAGGTGCTCTACATGGAAGAAGACACGGTCTTCGCCAACCAGAGCCCGGCGCTCCGGGCGAAGGTCGTGGACAGCCTGTACCGCGTCTTCGCGTACCTCGAAGGTCGCGGCATCGCCCGGCTCGCCGACTCCGGCGGGATCTCCTTCGAGAAGGGCGACGCAGACGGCGAGCTGAAGCTGGTCGTCGAGTACCTCAACCTCAAGACCCAAGACCCGGGTGTCGTGACGCGCACGCTCCGACCGCGGGCGACCGGGGTGTAGCATGGCGACCGTGACCGTGCCGAGCTTCAAGTTCGCCGTCTTCTTCTACCCGGAGATCCTCGCGGAGCTGCGGTCGTGGGTCCGGCTCAATGTTCCAGAGATCACGAGTGAGAACGACTACGAGGTCGCGGTCCAGCTTATCAAGGCTTTCGCTCTGGTCGGTCACCTCAACAGCGTGAACACGGACGCGGCGGCCAACGAGGCGATCTTCGGGACCGCGAAACTTCTGGAGTCCGTGCGCCAGCACTTCAAACTCATCGGCGTTGAGCCCGACACGGCTTCGCCGTCGACGACGCTCGTCATGCTTACGCTATCCAAGCACTTCGACGCCGCGACGGACATCGTCCAGCCTTACGCGCAAGTCGCCACGGAGCCCGCGGAGGGCGAGCCTGGCGTTGTCTTCGAGTACATCGCCGACGAGCCGCTTGGCGTGACGGTCTCGACGCACTGGCTCGCATACGTCTACGCCGTAGAAGCGTCGGTCTTCTCGGCCAACTTCGCGGCCGACGCGGAGAGCGGAACACCGTGGACCCCCTTCGCGAGTCTCGCAGCTGGTGACGCGATCTACTTCGGGCACCCCTCGATCTGGTGGCTCGGGATGGATGTGACCGTGAACACGCCAGGCGCAGACTACTTCGGTGTCTGGGAGTTCTATGCGGGCAACTGGGACCAGGGCGCGCCCGATGCGGTCACGGATCTCGGGAGTACGCTGCGCTTCGACTTGAACTCAATCCTCGGAGAGAACGATGTCAGCGGCGCGACTGTCCGCGTGATGCACAACCCGACTGGCGTGTACGAGGACGTCGTGAGCACCTTCCTCGCCTCGACCAACGTCATCGAGACGGCCACTCTCCTCGGACAGACCTCACCATCCACGGACCCGGCAGACTACACGGTCGGCGCAGCTTGGCGGCCGTTCTCGGTCATCGACGACGACTCCTCCGACTTCCAAGACGCCGACGTTCACAGCGTCGCCTGGCACGCGCCGTTCCAGGTCGGGCAGGACTGGCAGCCGGTGACCGTCAACGGCGTCGAGGCGTTCTGGGTTCGCTGGCGCTGTGTCGAGGTTGGAACGCCGACCGAGCCCGTGCTGGAAGAAGTCACCCTGGAGCGCACACAAGCACACGGACTCCGCTTCCTGGTTACGCAGGGCCAGCTCGTCACCCAGGAGCCACTCGCGACGGGTACTGGCGAAGCTTCGCAACAGTACACGTTGGCCCGGACCGGATACATCGGGAGCACGCTCACCGTCGATGTTGATGGCGACCAATGGACCGAGGTCGAGAACTTTCTCAACAGCAGCTCGCTCGACCGGCACTTCACCGTGGAGGTTGGCGCGGACGATCTCGTGCTCGTCACCTTTGGCGACGGAACCAACGGCGCGATCCCGGCCGTGGGCGCGACCATCAACGCGTACTACCGCATCGGCGCCGACACGGATGGCAACGTGTCCGCGTGGTCCGTGGTGATCAACCGGTCTGGCATCCCCTACGTCAACAGTCTCGCCAACTACATTGAGGCCACAGGCTGGCGCCAGGCTCGCGGAAAGACCGCGGCAGATCTCGAGCTGCTGAAGGTCGAAGGCCCGGCCGAGATTCGCACGCTGGGCCGCGCCTGCACGGACAAGGACTTCGAGACCGTCGCTCTCCTCTACACCGGAACCGGCGGCACTTCGCCAGTCGTCCGCGCCTTCGCCATCATCAACGAGCTTGGGCCGAAGACGGTCGGCCTTCACGTCGTCGCTGCTGGCGCCGGTATTCTTTCCGCGGACACGCTGGAGGATCTCGCGGACTGGTTCAACGGCGACGAGGACAAAGGATATGACCCGCGCATCCTTTCCAACTACAGCTTGAGCGCGCAGAACTACTCGCGTCGGCACATCACGGTCGAGGCCGTGGTTTACGCGAAGGGTGTGACGGAAGGCCAGGTCAAAGCGGCATTGATGACCTTCCTCAACCCGCTCGCGGTCAATGCAGACGGGGTGACCTGGCGCTGGGACTTCGGCGAGAAGGTACCGCGAAACAAGATCATCTCGGCCATCGACGAAGTCGCACCAGACAAGATCACGGACCTTGTCCTTACGCAGCCGGCCGCCGACGAGTTCCTCAACCCGGATGAGCTGCCATACTGCGAGGCCGCGGACTTGCTGATCACGGTGGTGGAGGGCTAGAGCGTGGCGACCACGACGACGGGCGAGACTGCCTTCGTCCGCGACATCTACAAGCTCCTCCCGCAGTTCACGCGGATGGTGGATCAAGAGCAGGGGCTCAAGCTCCTGGAGCGGTACCTCCAGGGGATGACCAACATCTGGGATTCCATGGCCGAGCGGATCGAGGATCTGCGCGGGTTGATGAACCCGCTCAACATCCCGGACGCAGTGCTTCGTCACGTCTTCCCGCTGCTCGGCTTCGGCGGGGATCTCTCGTACGTCTGGAACGCGCTCTCACCGACCGACCAGCGGCGGCTCATCTTCGCGGCCATCCCGCTCTGGCGTGCAAGCTCGACCGAGGCGGCGATTCGGATCGCTGCGCGGTTTCTGTCCGGCAAGCCTTTCTTCGTCCGCGGCGTCCACGACTTCTTGCCGGTTGCGGATGACCTCCTGATCGGCGTGAGCTACAACAGCAAGGCGATCTGGGTCGTGGGCGAGGACCCCTCTCCGTTCAATATGGACAGCATCGACCTACACATCGTCGACGAGGGTGACATTGATCACACCCTGCTGCGAAACTTGCTCGACATCACGCGGCCGGCTGGCGAGAAAATCGTGATCGTGTACGCAGACTTCCTCGACCGCTTCCGCGATGACACGCTCTCGCAGTGGACAGAGTTGTCTGGCTCGACCATCACCTGCGATGGCGATGGCCAGGTGACGCTCGGTCCCGGACCGGCTGCGTTGATCACGAACTCTGTCAACTCGCCTTTCGCCGATCTCTGCCTGCTCTGGACCGCAACGACGCGCGACACCGATCCGGCGTCGAATTATAGGATGGCCTTCGTCCGCGGCTCTGACATCGGCGGCGCGGCGATGGTAGGGTACATGTTCGCCTGGCTGCCGTACCCGGTCGCAGGAGCAGGGATTGGAACGTGGGGCGTCGCTCGCTTCGCAGCCGGTGTACCGACGATGCTGATGGGCGGTTCTTTCGCACTGGCTGACGACCATGAGTTCCACTTCTCGCTCTACTGCTACGAAACCACTGGCGGCACGCTTCTCCGCGCGACCATTGACGGTGAGATGGTGGGCCAGCACATCGACGCCACGCCAGGGCGGCCGCTCTCCGGGGACGTCGCCTTCGCGAACGAGATGAGCGGTGGCCCTGGCTCTGTCGAGATCGGTGCCGTCGAGGTGCTGCCGCAGCCTCCGGTCCTGGAGCTGGTCGCGCGCAAGCTCCAGGTCGCTCCGACACGCGTCACGCTCAACGGCGGCGAGACCCTCACGCTCACCGGCCGCGGCGGCGCGGAAGACTACTTCTGGTCAATTCCGATCAACAACTCCGGTGCGAGCGTCGTGAAGCTGGACAACGACGAGGCGGAATACTCCGCTGGCTTCCCGGGCTCGACCGTGGTAGATACGGTCCGAGCGACTGACGCGTTCGGAAACTCGGCCGAGATTCAAGTCACGGTCGAGCCGTAGGGAGGACGACATGGCGACGGGCGAGAAGCTCATCAACATGTACAACAAGAAGGTGACCACGGGGTCGCAGCTCCGTGAGAACTGGATCGAGTACTTCGAGCAACTCATCGAGGACAACCTCGCGGCTCTGTACCCGGCCAGCGGCTTCTTCTCCGCGCCGACGCTCTCATACCCGGGCGCTGGCACCTTCCAGATCAGCAGCTATGCCGGTCTCCAGTCAAGCGGCGTGGAACCCATCCGCCGATATGACTACGCGGGCGGCGACTCCGTCGTCTTTGAGGATGCGAACGGGACCGACTACTGGGTCCAGAGCTGGCTGTCGTTCTGCCCGGAGTTCGCCGCGGCTGGACTCGAAGGCTCGCCCGCGTTCGCGAATTATCACTACACGCACCTTGAAGAAAAGGTCGGCTTGCTGGACGAGCCGGACAGCGTGAGCGACCTCGGACCGGGTGTGCGGTTCATCATCGACGGCGTGCTGACCGCTGGCGAGGGCACGGCCTTCGATCAGTCCGGTCGTGAAGTCACGGTCATGCTCTGGCCCGATCCGAAGTCCCTCGATCCTGCTGTGGCCTTCCAGACGCTCACGGTTCAGTGGAGCGGCACGCAGAACTATGTTGACGCGCCCGACTACATGGGCGACGCGGCCATCCGCACCGCGAGCGAGTACCGCGTCTTCGTCCCGGTCTGCTCGGTCAGCAACGCCGCACCGACTGGCGACGGCAACTGGACCGCGAAGATCACGAGCAACGCGCCCGCCGCTCCGACCTTCGACTACAGCAACCAAGTCATCCTCGGCTTCTCGCCATCCACGATCTCCTCGGCGTTCCAGCGCGAGCACGTTCTGGCTGGTGGTGCGGACGACGGTCTTCACAAGGACGTCAACGCGCTCAACTACGGAAACCGAAGCGCGGCCGAAGGCGGCAGTGCCGGCATCAAGCTCGACTTTACGGCAGTCGATGCGAATGACTACGGCGACCAACAGGTCCAGCGAGACCACATCGGCGACCTTCGCTGGGCAGTGGATAGCTATGGTCGGGCGCAGCAGGTCGGCGACGACGCGGACCTCGCCAGCACCGACTGGCCGTTCCAGTTCAGTCAGGTCTTTGGCTACTCCGGCGAAGGAAAGAACGTACTGGCGCGTGCGCAACTTCTCGGCGAGGACGACAACTATATCCAATCGGACTCGTCGATCGTGCGGTACATCGGCGGCGGGTCGTATCCGGAAGGAATGACCGCAACGACGAAGACCGGCGGGGCCATCGACATCAGCGGCGTGCCGGACCTCACGACCGATGTGGTTCTTCCTGCCATCGGCGGGTTCGGTTTTCTGGTTCAGGTGGGCAACTGCGTCGATCCGACGCGCGACGGCTGGTACTCTGCAGAAGTCGCGGATGCAGATACGATCAACGTCTGGAAGCTGGACGGCAGCTCGACCGGGTGGAGCGGTGACCAGGCGGCCGAGGTGACGTTCTACCTCGCTCGGCGGTCGGTGCTCGCGAGGGAAGATAGCGACGCCACGGAGATGCTTCACCTCCTGACATCACCTCACCCGAGCGTCATGTGCCAGGGAAATTTCGTCGTCGACAACCCGCTCGATGTCGGTACGAATCAGTTTCTCGGATGGGGCTTCGCCTACTACGACCTCAACCGCGAGCGTTTCCTTTTCGAGGCACGCGCAAGCGGTGCTGCCGCGGCGATGAGCTTCGCCAGCACGGACGAGGTTCTGGCAGATCCGACGAGTGGTGTCACGGGACCGGACGAGCGATACAGCGGACTCAAGGCTGGCGGCTACGCGAGCAACGAAGGCGATCTGCTTCTCTTCACGGGCAATGATTCCAGTGGCGCGGTTTACCTGGGCCAGCCGCATGAAGGTGCGACGTGGAGCTGGCTCACGTTCGATGATCTCTTCATGATGCTCACGTCCGTCGACAACTATTCGATGAAGAACTTGCTGCCGTGGACGGCCAACCTCAATCTCGGCAGTGTGCTCCAGCCGTGGGATGTCTACGCTCACGACTTGCGCGTTGATGGCACCGTCACTGGTAACCTGGTTCCCTTCGCGGCCAGCAACGATCTCGGTGATGGCGCACATCCCTGGGACGCATTCCTGGACAACATCACCATCAGCGGCGAGATCACCGGCAACCTTGTACCGGTCTCGGCCGGAAGCGATCTCGGTGATGGTGCACATCCCTGGGACGCGTATCTCGACAATATCACTATCAGCGGCGAGCTCACCGGCAACCTGACGCCGAGTATCAACTCGGACGGCTCGACCGGCTACGACATCGGCGGCACGGCCGCGCGCTGGCGCGACCTCTACGCCTTCGATGGTCGCTTCTATGACGCGCTCGAAGCGGACGGGAACTGCGACTTCGGTCACTCAAGCCCGGCGACGACTTCGGTCCTCCGCGGGAACTGGAGCCTTGGCGGCAACGTCGCAGACGACTTCACCATCCTCGCGGAGGACTTCAACCCGGACGCGGACGACGCAACCCACCTCGGCCTTTACAACACCGAGAGCGGACTCCTGCGGCGGTACGAGTGGATCGTGGCCGTCGAGTGGTGGTGCGGCGAGAAGATCCACCAGGGCACCGAGTACGACAAGAGCGCCTTCACGACCGGCAGCGCGCTCTCCGGTGGCCGCGCCGAGGTCTACATCATGTCGGCCTATGATGCGAACTTCAGTTCGGGCGTCTGGGACATTGTCAACGATGCGTTGGATATGCCAGAGAGCACCAGCGGTGTCGCTTTCATTCCTATCGACTTTCAGGACGACATGATCGCCGAGAAGATCACATATCGGTACTATCGGGACGCATCCGCAACCTTGACCCTGGACTTCGGTTACTGGAGCGGCAGCTCATCGGCCGATTGGGCCTGGAACTCCGTGCAAGTGCTGACCACGGCTGGCTCTAGCTGGACCGGATACAGCGGCACCACGATGAACAAGTACGTCCGGCGGTCGCTCGGACGGTGGGGCGTCCGAATCGACGGCACGACCGGCGCGGGCGAAACCGTGAAACTTTCTTTCCTGCGGATCGACGGGCTGATCGATAACTGCATCACCCATTAACAGGCCGCGCGAAGCGGTACTGACTGGAGGTGCTCGCATGGGAAATCTGAAGAAGAAGATCGCGGCGCAAGTCGGCGGGGTCAAGGCGCGGCAGGCGCGGCACGAGCGCGAGCAGCCGCCGGACCCGAAGGCGAAGGTGGTCCCGCTCATGCCTGGCAAGCTGGGCAGCGTGACCAGCTCTGGCGACAAGTCGCTGGATGACGAGCTGAACCGCCTGCTCGCAGCGCCGCCGGAGAAGGTCGAGGACCCGGTGCTGGCGTACCTGCTCAAGCAATGGCAGCCTGCGGCCATCCTCTTCGGCGGGTCGCAGGGACAGGTCGAGCGGCTTCAACGGCAGCTCGATCTCGCGCGCCGCGAAGCGACCAAGGCGCACGGCGGCGTGAGCGCGGTCGAGAAGATGCTCTTCGACCGGCTGCGCGAGAAGCAGTCCGCGGGCGCCATCCGCTGCGAAGGATGCGGCGAGACCAGCGAGACCCTTCACGTCACGGGCCAGGGCGCGAAGCTCTGCCCGGCGTGCTACGAGAAGCAGGGGGCCGCGCAGCAGTAGCGGCCAGAAGGAGGAGCGGATGGAACAGGCAATCGCAACAGCACTCGCGCGTCTCTTCGGATGGGACGTGCTCTCGCTCGCGGGCGGGATCTACTTCCTCATGGTCGGGCTCAAGATCATGCTGGGCGAGGAGACCAAAGACGGACCACTGATCAACCGGCTCCTGTTCGTCGCGCCCTTCCTGTTCTGCATCGGGCTCGCCTTTCTCCCCGGCATGTTCGAGGACGTGACCGCGGCCGGTGCGAAGCTACGCATGGGACTATGGACTGGTGGCCTCTCGATGTTCTACCACCTCATCATCAAGTTCATCTTCGGCGACAAGGCCCGCGCCAAGATCCAGGGCAAGGTTAGCTCGCTGATCGAAAAGGGGAAGTGAGTATGGCCGACGACGCCAAGCGGTGCACCGCGAAGACCGAGGTCTACTCCCGTGTCTGCGGCTTCTACCGCCCGGTCCAGGAGTGGAACCGCGGCAAGCGATCCGAGTTCGCGGATCGCAAGACCTTCGACGTCGGGCGCGCTCTGCAGGTGGCCAAGGAGGGAAAGGAGGCCAAGCCGGACGAGGAGCAACCATGCTCAAGCAACGGCTGATCAACATCGCGCTGCGCCTGAAGCGCGCGAGCTGGAGGACGTGGCTCGTCGTCGCGGTTCTCGTGCTCGTGATCTTCGTGATTCTGCGATTCGTCCTCGGCGGCTTCCTGCGGCATCTCTTCTCGACGCCCGAGCAACGGACCCAGGCTGCGGCACTCAAAGCGGCAGGCCGGCTGGAGACCAGCATCGCCGCCACGCGAGATCGCATCCGCCAGGCCTCGGCCGAGATCGAGGCCCGCGCGGAGGAGCTCGACGAGATCAAGGCCTTGCCCGACAAGCAGGCCCGGCTCGCCCGGCTCGCCGCTCTCTCGAACCGCTCCGCTCGCGGGCGTTGACCCGCCAGGAGCCACGAACACCGGCTCTGACCGGTAAGGAGGTCGCAGATGGGGGAGATCGCCTGTCCTGGGCCACGCTGGAGCACCCTGGCCCTGGTCCTGACCGTTGCCTTGCTGGCAGTTCCGGCTACCGGCCGGGCAGAGGACTTGAACCTGCGTTCAGGTATCCGCGTCGAGCTGAAGGACCTGCCGGAGTTCCAGCTTCCGCAGGACCCGCGGCCGGTGCCCGCGCACGTCCCGGAGAATGTCCCGCTCGCCGCTGGCCAGGCCGCGCCTTTCGATGGAGTCCTGGTCAGCGAGGAGTGGATGCGCTGGCACCTAGAGCTTGAAAACCAGCGCGCTCGGCTGAAGGTCCAGGCCGAGGCCGTTATCTACCTTACCTCGCGGCTGCAGGCGCAATGTCTCGAAGGCCTCGCGGAGACTGCGGAGCAGGCCAAGACCCCGTGGTGGGAGTCGCCGTCGTTGAACCGGTGGGGCGGATTCCTCATCGGCGTGGCCGTCACCATTGGCGTGATTTTCGCCGCAGACGAGATCAACGACCACATCGACCGAAGCTAGCCCGAGCCCGCACCAGGCGCAGCTTGCCGCGCGCTGGTCATCGGCAGCCACCGTTCGCTAACCATCAGGCCGGAGCGGGCGCGCGCCATCGGAGGTTTTGGTGTCCGCAATCAAGCTCATCGTCGGCGACACGAAGACGACCATCCAAGGCGCGGACAAGGCGACGATCAAGCTTCTCGACGAGCGGACCTCATACCGGATCGAGGGCGCGCACTTCAGCTCGTCTTTCAAGCGGCGCACCTGGGACGGGAAGGTCCACACGCTCCGCTATTCCGCACGGTACGGTCTGCGCCTGTACACTGGGCTTGCGCCGCTGGCCGTGCGCTGGCTGGAGAACCACGGACACACCGTCGAGGTCATCGACTCGCGCCGGCCGCCGACTCGAACTGCGCGGCTGCGCTGGCTCGCGGACGACCTGCAGCTCTACCCACACCAAGCGAAAGCGGTCAAGGCCCTCGTCAACCCGAGCCGCGCCGTGCCTGGCCGCGGGATGCTCCAGTCCGCGGTGCGCAGCGGAAAGACGGTCATCGCCGCAGGCGTCATTTACACCACGCAGGCGAGGACGATCTTCCTCGTCGACCAGGAACGGCAATTCAAGCAGACCGTGAAATTATTTCGACGGATTTTCGGGTATGACGCAGTCGGCGGCGTCGGCAGCGGGCTGTCCGAGTACGGCCACCCGATCACGGTCGCGATGGTGCAGACCCTCTACCAGCGCCGGAAGTGGGCCGAGATCAAGCGGCTGCTGAGGTCGGTGGACTTGGTCTTTGCCGACGAGTGTCACCACCTGAAGAACGCAGAGACCTTCAAGCTACCGATGCGCAACTCCGACGCCTACTACAAATTCGGCCTCTCCGCGACGATCTACATCTCACACAAGGGCGACGACAACGAGAAGGGCGCGGTCTGGCTACAAGCACTGACTGGCCCGCGGCTGCACTCCGTCAGCACGCGCAAGCTCATCGAGCTCGGCTTCCTTGTGCCGGCCACGGTGCGGATGCTGAAGGTCAACGGACCCGAGGTCGTCAGCGGCGACTGGCACAAAGTCCAGGACGACGGCATCGTCCGACACGAGACACGCAACCGGCTCGCGGCGCTCATGGCGCGGCGCCGTCTAGCGTGCGGCCGACGCGTGCTCGTTATTGCGCATCGGCTAGAACATCTCGACATCCTCGAGACGCAGTTCGCCATTCAGGGCATTGCTGACCAGGTGGTCCGCGTCGATGGCCGCGTACCTTCCGAAGAACGCGACGAGCGCGTGCGCCGCTTCGTCAGCGGCGAGCGACCACTTCTGCTGGGCAACGTCTTCAGGGAGGCTGTCGACATCCCAGCTATCGAGGATGTCATCGTCTGCGAGGGTGGAAAGGATCGCAAGGCCGCGATCCAGAGGATGCGGAACCTCACGCCCAGCGACGGCAAAGCGAAGCGCGTGTATCTTTACGACTTCGCCGACCTGCACAACCCGATCCTCGCTGCGCACTCGGCCGCGCGGCTGAAGGCGTACAAGGCCGAAGGGTGTTTTGACTTCCAGGTGGTGGACTTCGAGAAGAAGCGACGCGCGAACGCGCGTCGTCGGAGACCTTGACAAGGACGACGGGATATAGTAGTGGACCCGATCACGCTCACGCTGAACCAGAACTGCACGGGAAGCGCGAGCGGCAGGACGTGTGAATGACCCGACTCGCTCGACGGCGTTCAGCCGTGTCTGGTAAAGACCGCGGCCCAGAAAGGCGGAAGCCTTCTCGCAGCGTCCAGGGCCAAGGCTCGACCGTGCAGGGCTCGGATGAGTCGCCGTCTTCTGCTAGTGGCCCCGGGGGCGTTCTCCCCCACGCCCCCGGGGCCACCCCGCCGCAACTCGCCCACCACACACACCGCAAGCTCATTGCCGAGCTTGCGCGCCTGTCTGACCGCCCGCTTGACCTGCTGCTCGAAGCACTGAAGCTCGACGCGAGCGAGCGCGCCGCGG